CCTTCCAGAACTCCTCCAACTCCACCGAGCCATCGGATCGGTAACGGACCCGTCCCGGTCGGTCACCCTCCCGGTGAAGGAGGCCCTCCTTGAAGAACTCCTCCTCCCCCACCGAGCCATCGGCTCGATACATGACCACAGCCGGGCGGTCACCCTCCCGGTGACGGAGACCCTCCTTGTAGAACTGCTCCCACACCACCGAGCCATCGTCTCGGTGAGAGACCTTGTATTCGTAAGTCATTATTCCTCCTTAAGAGAGTATTTTATCTTATTTTGAGTGAGTTTGCACTCAGCGCCTTGCCAGCGTCGGCTTGAGCCACAAGCCCGTGTCTTCGAACAGCGCATCGAAAGCAATTCGGGGCAAATGCATGTTCATGAATCGAAGTGTGCCTGCCGTGGAAAAAACAAACATCTTGTTCATTTCCTCTCGAACACGCTCGATAGAAACAGTGGACATCATCTGTTGCCAGTTGCGAGGATCAGAAATCATGTGCGCAAGATCGTTAGAGGGCGTCATGGACTTAGTCAATGAGAATCGAACGGCACGAAGCAGACGCAAATTGTCCTCTTCGAATCGAGCCTGACCATTTCCGACCGAGACCAAGCGACGATGCTGAATATCTTCAGCTCCGCCAAAAGGGTCGACAATCTCGCCGATGATCTCGAGATTCCGATTGACCGGACGGGCCAGTGCGTTGCAAGTGAAATCTCGACGAGCGAGGTCATCAAGCAAAGTTCCGGGTTCCACCTCGTCAGGGTGGCGACCGTCACTCGAAGCGCCGTCCTTTCGACACATGACGATGTCAATGATATCTGGGCCGAGCGAACCACGAATCGTGAAAAACTCAGGTGTGACCTTGAAGACAAGCATCTTGTTGTTTGCCCAGCTGAGAAGAGACTCCCAACCCTTGGGCGACACTGCACAGAAGTCGCGATCTGCAGACTCCAGACCCATGAGCTCGTCCCGAATGGAACCACCCACTTCAAAAAGTTTGATAGTCATATCTTCCTCCTTGTGGAGATATTTTACCATACTTGTTGTAAGTTTGCACTCAAGCGCAATTTAGTCAAGCAGGAATGACAATCAGAACAGACCGTTCCGTTATCATGACTTCCGTCAAGAATGTAAAACCACCCGTTACCAGACTTCCCGCATTTATCGCAAGTAGCGTGGTAGATTGCTGCATAAATCTCTGTCCAAAAGCTTTCCATGTTTCACCTCTTGGTGGGGTTGGTGAGAATATTATATCTTATTTTGAGTGAGTTTGCACTCAATCTCAAGCAATAAAACTCATCGTATCAATAACTTGAAGTGTCTCTATCGTAGTTGTCGTAATCGTCTTTTCAATAATCTGAACTTCTTTTACAACAGCTCTCGGGACATATCCAAGATTTTGGACGTAATACATGTCAGGGACACCCGGAATTACACTAATGTCATCAGAGTTATTTGTGTCAAAATAGTCGCCTTGAGAAAAACTTCTCCACGAATCAGAAAACACAATTCGACAAAACTCTTTTCTTCTGCAATCTTTGTATGTGTGTGTATCCATCAGCAGCTTCGGCTCCATCCGCTATGTCTGTGAGTCATATAGACCCAGTCATTGGAAAGTAGTTTCTTTTCATCGCGATCTGCCCTAAACCCTTCAAGCATGTGCTGACGGACCCTGTCTTGAAGTTCCCACGTCTTTTGAGTGTGCTTAGTTACATAGACATAAGTCATACCATTCCACACTCGAAACTTTTGAGCCCCTTCTTCAGGAAGCTCGGTATTTTCGATCAATTTGATACAGTTAAGTAGGGCTTCTTGCGTTGCTGGGCCAACGAAGATTCCATGCTCGATAAACGCAAACACACAACGCCAGTCGTATTCTCTGATAAGATCGTGTGCACTTTCTGTGTCGACAACAGACCCCTTGGGAGGCTTCTCTTCTTCAATTGACTTGTAAGCCCAGAGCCCATGCCAGTTGATGTATCGATTGCCGATGGACGAGTTGTTTGTGTAAGAAATACAGTAGTTGTCTCGCTCTTCGCCGACCCAGTTATACTGAGGCCCACTGAGAAGCTTGGCGACGGTTTGTGCATCTGAAGACATTAATCTGTCAGTCCTACGGAAGAGCTTCAGTGATACCGACGAATAGACGATCATTCCAGTCGGTCATGCCGAAGTCAGCATCATCCGGGTCAGGCAGGTCAACGCCATGATCGCGGTAAACTCGAATCGATTGCTTCATGCCTGCGGCCGTGTTTCCGATGTGAAGCAGACCAGAGTTAAAAGACCCCTGACCGGGGGTCACTGCAATAAAGTTACCACCTCCCTGGTCACCCTTGACGATGGTAACAGACGTGCTTCCACGCATGTAGGTGGTTCCGACTCGAGTAAGCTGCATCCGAGCCTTCTGAAAGCCGAGCTTTCGCAGGTGAGCGGACTTCTTTCGTGTAGTCATTGCCATGATTGGTCTCCTTTATGGTGTTATCTTATCACTGTAAGCGCGAGTTTGCACTCAAACTAAATCCATTCCAAAGCTTCGATTGCTTTCTTGATCTGCTCAAACCATTTCATGCAATCACCTCGATGTGATAGCGACGCGAGCCACCGACGTCAGACTTGAGAAGAATCTTGTCACTCGGGCTCACCTTGGGTGGCTTGCCAATATGGACACCACCCTGGTCGAGCACGTACTTAATTGCGTCTCCGCTGTAGTGCTGAGCACTGTAGTATCGATAGACGTCCGACCGAGTCGGGAAGTAACTGGTTCCGTAGACTTTCATTCTTCGTTCTCCAACGACTTCTTGTAGCTACTTGCCTGGTATCGACTGCAACCACTGACAATCGGCCGGGCTTCACCCCAGAACACGATTCCTCGATGTCCCTTGGGAAGATCAGACTTCTTGAAGACCGCCCAGCTATAGCTGTCGTCCCCATCAAACTTTCGGATGGTGTACTTCATGTCGTCTCCTTAGAGGTAGTAATCGTGCTCGAGGCAGTTTCCGCAGTCATCGTGCTCTGTAATGCGACCACACTCGTAGCAGTTCTCGTATCCGTAGCCTTCGTCATTGGCTCCGGAATCTTGCTCATCAACAGGAACAGTTTCCCAGACGTCAACGTATCCAGAATCACGGTTGTTGACTTCGTACTCGATCTCGTCGTCGTACATGTAGTCAGATGTTGGCATGCTGCCTCCTTGTGGGATTATTTTATCATTATGAGTGTGAGTTTGCACTCAACATCGATGTGACGCTGGGTTATCATCGTTAGTCACCAAAAGATCCTTAATCTTGGCATCAAGAATCCGAATAGCATCGAGATCTTCTTCAGACTCAGGATCTCCGGTCCATACAACTTCATCTGATAGACGCTGTGCATAAACATCAAGAGCGTTGATAATAATCGACAGCTCAGATCGCGTGACTTCAAGATTCATAAGACAGCTCACTTGATGAAAGGAATGGCAGGCAAACCAATCTTTACTCTTGCTTCGTTGGCACGTCGATTTCCAGCAGAAGTCAAATGCATCTGTGAAGTGTGTGCCTTCGGCTTCCATCCAAGCCAAATGCGGCCGCGAGAGTTCTTAGGTGCTGCATCTTCGAATAGACGACCGCGATATCTCGGGTTGGTGAAGTAACCACAGTTTGTGGCACCACTGTGAGGATCGATCGAATTGTGCTTGTACTCGTACAGTCGGCGCAAATAGTACCGCTGACTACGACCAGGATTTGCCTGAATACAGACAAGAAGATATTCGATACCAGAAAGAGCAGTTTTAGGATTAATCATTGTTCCTCCTTATGAGAGTATTTTATCACATTGAATGAGGGTTTGCACTCAATCCACAGGCGTCAAGACATACTTGACGCCGTCAATCTCCACGGTCTTGCCCTCGCAAGGCTTTGCCTTGCTTGGAGTGTACTGCTCATCCTCCTTCCAGAACTCCTCCCACGCCACCGAGCCATCGGCTTGGTAACGGACCCACGCCGGTCGGTCACCCTCCCGGTGACACTGACCCTCCTTGTAGAACGCCTCCGTCTCCACCGAGCCATCGGTTTGATACCAGACCATAGCCGGTCGGTCACCCTCCCGGTGAAGCTCATCCTCCTTCCAGAACTCCTCCCACTCCACCGAGCCATCGGATCGGTAACTGACCCGTCCCGGTCGGTCACCCTCCCGGTGACGGAGACCCTCCTTGAAGAACTCCTCCCACTCCACCGAGCCATCGGCTCGGTACATGACCACAGCCGGGCGGTCACCCTCCCGGTGACGGAGACCCTCCTTGTAGAACTGCTCCGACGCCACCGAGCCATCGGCTCGGTGAGAGACCTTGTATTCGTAAGTCATGGTTCCTCCTTACCTCTTTATCTTATCACAGTGAATGAGGGTTTGCACTCAAAACTTTTTTGGCGGAACGGTTGTACCGCACTTTGGACACCGATGAGACCAAAGCCACTGCGGGCTGTATGCCTTACATCCGCAAAAACGACAGTAGTACTTAGCTTCGGAAGCAGGACGGGACATACCCAAACTCCTGAGCCTCAAGTCGACAAAGAATCTCCTCGTGAAGGGCCCAACGCTCAGAAGGAGCATTCACAATAGTCGGAATCATCTGATCCATCCGCCCTTCAGCAATCTTTCGCCCACGGGCCTTTGTAAACTGATCGGATGGCCGACAGAAAGAAGCACCGTAAGAGACAGACCCGTCAGAATTGCGCCGGTATGCAATGGTGGTTCGGTAAGTTCCGTTGTGGTAGAAGTAACAAGTGTTTCCGTTCATTTTTCTCTCCTTGAGTTTATTTGAGAATATTCAGGTCTAGTAAAAGTTAAAACAACTGCGCGGAGCATAAGGACTTAGATCACTCGGGTGGCCATTTAGAACCAGCCAACAGATCAGATTCTTATCTCCACTCAAATCAATTTCATCGTAGTCGTAGTCGTCTTCATCAACTTCATCATCGTCATCTGAAGGTAGAAGCACAAGCCCGCTGATATTTTCAGCAAGAGGATAGTTTGGCTGGTGTGCACCGACAACTCGAACAGCGGCCGCCTGCTCTTCTGCTTCAGGAAGTCCTGCTAAGACGTCTCGCGGGTCAATCCCTAGTTGATACATCACATCGGTTACATTTTCAAAAAGTTCAAGCAAGTTTTCCATCATCAAGCTCCTTCAGACATTTCAATTTCGTCAACTGGCAACCAATCCATCCAAGGCTCTTTTCCACCTGCTCCGTCGCTCGAAAATGCAGTAACGGAATTGAACAGAATAGCCGGACAGCCGTCAAACAGCCCGCAGCCCGGAACAAACTTCTGGATAACGAAGCCCTTGGACCCGTGCTCACGAATACGATTCTTTGTTCGATTGCATGCAAATCGATTATGTTTTAGGAAAACAGTTTGACCGATTTTGATTTCCATAATCACCTCGTGAGAATATTATAACACGTTGAATATGAGTTTGCACTCAATGCACGAGAGTGCTGTCAGTAGAATAAGTATTCTCGCTCAGCATGCTGCACAAGATTTTTGCGTCGACCTTGCACCAGATAGAATCTCTTCCAGTGGCTTGCGAAGTCCTGCAGTCGTGAGTCGTGCAATAAGTTCGAATAATCCTCGTAAGCCTCAACGAAGAGTGATGAGGACTCGCGTTTGAAATCTGGTCATAATATGCTTTAGCATCCGCGCGAGTCATGCCTCCTTCTTCGATCATCTTCATCAAAAGCTGCCTTGTAAAAGTTAGAGCAGGAGGGGCAGTTGACACTACCTTTTCCGACTCAATACCGATAACTCTTGCAGCATTGATTGCCTCACTTAATCCTTTAGACGTCAAAAACCACCGAGACTTTTCTTTCGGGCCCAAATCTCTAATTTGTGCATCGATAAAATAGTCAGTTCTATTAGTCAGAATACTTTTGGTTATCATTTGATCCCAGCAGATTAGATTCTTGCTAGAGTTTTTCTGCCACCGAAAAGGATTCCGGTACATGCGAGCATGCTTAGCATAAAAAGTAGTGGTCCGGCCCGGGTTCAGCATCATTCGCAGACAAAGATATTCGATTTCAGTCAAGCTATTCTTAATCATTTTACCTCCCCGCGCGCGTGCGCGCGTAGCGTAAGATGTCTCGCGCTCGGTTGTTACTTGATTGTAACAGAGACCTCCGGGTACTTCCGTCTAAACCAGGAAAAGAACTCGTCGGACTCCCGCTCATCTCGAATGATTCGAGAGCGGCCTTGCCCGTCTTCAGGAGAGGACCAAGTTACAAGCTTTGGAAACTCACTGTCGTCGTAGTCATAGTAGTTGTCAAAAATATCAATATTCTTCATGCTCATATTTTCTCCCTAGTTAAAGAATCCACCGAAATAGTAAATAGTCATTGCAATGAAAAACGACGCCACGGACTGAAGTCCTTGATAAAAGGCACCTGTTGGAATCTGGCCGTGATTTTTAGCAGCACTAATAAGGCCGATTACAGAAAGCAGGCCCCAAATACTTTGTGCAAAACCAAAACTACTAAAAAATTCAGTCGTACCAAGAATACATACTTCAAACAGCCAACAGGCAGAATGAATATAAAAGTTTTCCTTTGAAGTTTTAGGTTGGCCGTCTTTGTAAATGTTTACACATACAGCAAGCACAGACCAACCAATTAGAAAAAGCTGCGGGATATTCAACGTCATCTATTCATCCTCGTAATCATTAAGCTCTGAAAGAAACTCGTCACGAGCATCACGCATCATCTGAAGTGCGATATGTGCTGGTAGATTGTTTCCTACGATGTAGTCGAGAATCTTCTCATCAGAGACAGCATACATCCTCAACTCTTCAAGAATATCAAAAGCCGTTTCACGATTTGTATTGAACATTGTTCCTCCTTGTGAAAGTATTTTATCTTACTTTGAAAGAGTTTGCACTCAATCCACAGGCGTCAAGACGTACTTGACGCCGTCAATCTCCACGGTCTTGCCCTCGTAAGGCTTTGCCTTGCTCGGAGTGTACGTCTGATTCTCCTTGTAGAACAGCTCCCGCTCCACCGAGCCATCGGCTCGATACCGGACCACAGCCGGTCGGTCACCCTCCCGGTGAAGCTGACCCTCCTTCCAGAACGACTCCCACGCCACCGTGCCATCGGCTCGATACCGGACCACAGCCGGGAGGTCACCCTCCCGGTGAAGGAGGCCCTCCTTCCAGAACTCCTCCCACTCCACCGAGCCATCGGCTCGGTAACGGACCACAGCCGGTCGGTCACCCTCCCGGTGACGCTGACCCTCCTTCCAGAACGACTCCAACTCCACCGAGCCATCGGCTCGGTAACGGACCCACGCCGGTCGGTCACCCTCCCGGTGACGGAGACCCTCCTTGAAGAACTCCTCCAACTCCACCGAGCCATCGGCTCGGTGAGAGACCTTGTATTCGTAAGTCATGGTTCCTCCTTGTGTTTATTTTAAAGTGGCTGGGGTGGAGGGATTCGAACCCCCATCATTGGTGCCAAAAACCAAGGTCCTGCCTTTGAACGACACCCCAATAAGTAGCACACTTTAACCGGTGTGCTAGCGGGTTTGTAGTTAAAGTCAGAGGCGGCGTTCACCTTCCGACACCAAGTCTGACGCAGACGGGACGCCCACCCTGTCATCACTTCTGGTACTACATTTTCCAACATCATTAGCATGACCCGCTCACGGGTGAGCGTTGTTTCCGTTACTGGAGCATCTTAGTCAGCATTAGCGCTGAAGCCAGTTCCCTGTACCTACTCGGGCCCTATGTTGGCGGTGAGCATAAGGAGCACACTTTAAACGGTGTGCCAGCGGTAATCCGTTTTTACAGTGCAGTGGATCAGTCTGCGTCCCATGCGCTACGTCCGCTCATTGCGCGGCTTATAGTAGTACCAAAGTATTTTTGCACACCTGTATTGAAGCGACAGGATTTTCACCTGCAAATTGGTAAGTATTCCTTTTAGACTCTTATTCCTTACCGGGTCGTATATTGTCAGTAGAACCCTGCGTGCTCTCGCCGCGCTTCAGTTTTGATTCACTCTGCGGTATCTTCAGCGACCGCAGTATCGGAAGCAGAATCGCTCTCCTTGTCGCCACATGCTACGAGCATTGCAGCTGCCATCATAATAACGTTTCGCATTGTATCTCCTTGCTTTATTATTTTAGCACAACTTTGAGGTATTTGCACTCAAAGTATATCATTAAGTTTTTTACTGAACTCTGTACTCTTCCCATTCAAGCCAGAAAACAGAGTCATCATCTGGATAATGGTTGTGAATGTAATCTTCTGCCTTTTCTTCTGAATCAAAGATAGCAGCAATCCTGCTCCCTTCGTGTCGTTCGTGTTCAAAGACAACATAGACAATCATTCTTCGTTCTCCATACTCTTGTAATGTGACCCGACGATCGTGGGCTGTCAAGTGGTTTTATTGTCTGACTTAGATATAGACGCCCTCGAAATGTTCAGTTCCGGGGTGTTGCCAAACGGAACAAACTCTCTGATCTCATACCCCTTCACGTCATAGCCCCAAATTTCGTCGTAGATCCCTTCTTTGAGGTATTCTTCTGCTTCTTCGCGAGAACCAAAAGACATAATCTCAAAGTTATAATCCTGAATGACGCGAGTTGTGAGATAAGACTCGGCAGTACCGTGTGAAATATGCTTATATTGCGCAACAATAATGTGGATACAATACGACATATTGATTCTCTCCTTACTCTTGTAATGTAACTGGCTGGGGTGGAGGGATTCGAACCCCCATCATTGGTGCCAAAAACCAAGGTCCTGCCTTTGAACGACACCCCAATAAGTAGCACACTTTAACCGGTGCGACGCGGCACCTGCTGGTAAAAGGATAGATTCCTCGCGGTTTTACAGCCTAAACGGCAACCTTCCCAAGTAACAGGATTTTGAAATGGTAGGGTGGGTGGGACTTGAACCCACAAACCGCCTGTTTATGAGACAGGTGCTCTAACCAAATTGAGCTACCACCCCTTATTTTAGGTTTTGCCTTTTCCTTACCTTTATTATTTTAGCACAACTTTAAGGTATTTACACTCAAAGTATTTTATTGTTAAGTTCTTTTTTTACTTCTAAAAGAAGGTGTTTGTGAGTGGCAGTTTGGGCATAACCATCGTAAGTTTTCTAAACGATGATTTCTGCTATTTCCGTCTATATGATCAAGCTCTAGACTGAGCTTAGTACCTTCCCACTCTGATATTCCACATATTTTACACTCATAAGTTAAAATACCTTCCTTTATGATCCGGCGGCCTAACTTATAAGTCTGATAATGTGGAACTTTTCCTTCTAAAATATCTGACAATCTGTAAACAGGCACACGCTTTTTTGTTTTTCCTTTCCCGCCTTGATTAGGACTATAGCAGCCGATCTTTTTTGCACGGCCTCGAAAAGTGTTGTAATGTAAACCAACTTTCGATGCCGCCGCGGCCATAGATTGAGAACTGTTACATGCCTCGATTATCTCTTCGTCAGATACTTTTTTCTTACTATACATAAAAATCTCCTAAGTGGTAGGGCGAATGGGACTCGAACCCACACTCTCTTACAAGAACAGGCTTTTAAGGCCCGCGCGTCTACCATTCCGCCATCGCCCCGTATACATAAGTATAACAACACTCAGGAAATTTTTCTTTTATTACTAACAATTTTAAAAAACAGGATGCATTTACATTGTTATTTTCGTGGTAATATCTTGTAAAAGTTTGCTGTTAGCATCCTAAAATGGTAGGGTGGGTGGGACTTGAACCCACAAACCGCCTGTTTATGAGACAGGTGCTCTAACCAAATTGAGCTACCACCCCAAAAAGTGGCACACTCTGTAGGACTCGAACCTACGACCTGCGGGGTAGAAACCCGCTGCTCTAATCCAACTGAGCTAAGAGTGCGTGTTTTGGTAAGGTTTGTTTCCCGCCTTACCTTTATATCTTAACTCACCTTTGCTTCATTTACACTCAAAAGATTTTTTATTTTAAAAGAGATAACAAGTGCCTCTTGTCGACCCACAAACATTGCCCCTCCGGGAGCTTAATCCGGACGCTTACTCTTTCGAGAGCTTGTAGTACTTTTTAAAATGGCGCCTCGACCAGGACTCGAACCTGGAACCTACGGCTTAGCGTACCCTCTACAGCTTTCGCTGCCAACCGAAGTTGTTTGTGGTCTGGACTTTCTCTCAACCATGAGAATCAATTGATTCTTTTAGGCCACTCCCGTCAAGTCTCTACACCTTCCCTTTCGGGCTTGGCTCGGGATTACCATTTTAAAGGCTTCCCCGAATTTGAGAGTGTATGCAACATATCGTTTCCGATATGAGGCTCCTATTTGAAGGCCGGTGTTCTATCCATTGAACTATCGAGGCTTATCACGTAAGGTTTGTTTCCCCTTGTTTCCTGCCTTACCTTTATATCTTAACTCACCTTTGCTTCATTTACACTCAAAGGTGAGATTTTATTTTTTAAATCAACTCCGCACGTCGATAAACATCGACATAAAAAGTTTGACTAAGCTCATCTAAGCCGTCAATTTGAATATTTACAAAAAGACCTGACACACCACTTGCTTTAAAAGGCTCTGACAGGATTGTGAATGTAGTACCGGGTTTAAGCACGACGCCTAAGTTTGACCACTGATCACCAATTTCAGAGTGGTTATCAATTAGTGGCCAAAAGGAAAAGCCAGAAGAAGACTTAGACTTTTTTACTCTTGCCCGAGCTCCCGGTACTACTTGTGCCTTTTTAATCACTATTATGCCTCAATCAGATCTGACTTTTCTACCCAGACAGGAATCAAGCGATCTTCGCGACCAGTTCCGTAGATAGCATCTTCTGAAATCAGAACAGCAGACATGTCTGAACCTAGCCAAGTCTGAGGAATAACTTGTGAACGAACTGCAGTCGTCTCCCAGACTTCTGGGTCTGGATAGAAAAATCCTTTATGTCCTCGCTGGCTGAGAAGTACCTTTGTACCTTTTTCTAGATAAGTTGCCATTTTATTTTCCTTAGTCAAAAGTGATGTTATTGTATCGTTCAGAGTCAATCGTCAAACGCATAATGCTTTCAGCGGTAAAGTTGTCAGCACTCAGAATTGACTTCATGATAGTCGGAGAGAATCCAGAAACTAAAGCCGTGCCCTGCTCGTCGAAGCGCACAGGAACGTTGCCCAGCCGAGCATTCAGGTTCCAGAAAACGATGTTAGGCAGATCGAATCCGGCCTCGTTGTACTGCCGACGAATCGACTGCATTGCAGTCTCGTTAATGTTTGCTGCAGCATTAAACTCCATGTCCGACAGGATAAGAATCGTCTTAGGCATATCTTCGCTAGCAGCACCGCTAGTGGTCGCGTGATGCAGAATAGCCTCAAAAGTGCCTTCAATGTTTGTAGACATACCCCACTCGGCGCTGCACACAGAAGTCAACTTCTGATGAAGAGTTTCTCCATTCATCTTCTGCATCTTTGGCTGATTAGAGAAGGTGATAAAATAATTCTGGAAAGGACCCACAGTGCGCTCGGCGATGTAAATCCCAAGCGAAACAGCCACCTCAATGGGAAGCCCCATCATAGACCCTGAAGTGTCAACAACAGGCAAGATGCCTCCCTTGTTTGAATCCATCCAGTCGGGCAATGCATTCCACTGCTCTTCAACAATCTGGGGAACCGGTTCAATATGGGTCGTGTAAGTCGTCGATCCATATCCATATCCTACACTGTTATTCGAACAACGAATATAAGGACCCAGAATCTGGTGCGGATGAATGGCACCAGCATTTACTTTTGCTTCTCCCGAGGCGATCTGCGACAGATATCCTGCCCAAGTCTCGGGTGCGTTTCGCTGAAAAGCATTTTTGTAGATACGCATAGCTTGAGAAGGAACATGTGAGTAGTTGATGTCAGACCACTCGCTATTACACATCTGCGTTTCGACAACAGCAGTCAAGTTAGAAAGCGTCTTACGATAAGCTCTCGGAGTCATACCCATGTGGCGTCGAAGTGCTCGAGCGATGTGTAACTTTGATCCTTTCTCGCGAGGCATCCACTTGGCGCAGAGCGCATCGCCACGCTGTAGCGCATTTTCAATAACGTTCGACGCGCGCCCTTCGAGCTTGGTTCCAAAAAACACGAACAAATCGTCCCATCGCCCAAACTCAGGAATCTGAGCAATGAGTTGCTGCGAAAACAACTCAGGATTGCGCTCAGCCAAATGAGTCAGAATTGTCCGAAACACTCGTCGTTCACCGGCGCCTTGGCGGACATCGCGGGCCCAAAACAGGATCTTAAGCGCGGTCTGAGGATTTTCTAGAAATGCCTTAGTCCAGGCAACAAGAATATCCTCTTCGGAATTGCTGCGCATACTTCCAATCTGGAAGAACAGATCAACACAGTTATTCAAAGAAGAAGTATTGGTTGCCCCGCCGTTTGCAGTCTGTGCACTATTTGACATAGAATTGAGAAATGTGTTCGACATCGTATCTCCAATAAAATAAACAGGGTAGGTTGCAAGTTTGTCAGAACTCTTGCAAACTGTGCGAATTGTTAGACAATTCTCTCCATTTGATTGGATGTTGCTGTAACTACCCTTAAAAAGACAGGAAGCATTTTACTTGTAGAATTGCGGTAAGTAAAAGATTGCTGTTAGCTTCCTTGATTACTTTTGTATCTTATAACCTATTTTGTGTTTTTACACTCAAAATCTTTTTATTTTAAAATGGTACCAGCGGCGAGACTCGAACTCGCAAGCTCGAAAGAGCGGGAGATTTTGAATCTCCTGTGTATACCGATTCCACCACGCTGGCTAAATCATATCTTCCATTGTTTCGTCGTCTTCAATGACAGCCAAGCCAAATTCTTCTGCCAGGCGAGCAAGCCTAAATGCTTCAGTGTAAGCATGGTTCTCACCTGTCAACTCTGCTCTGCTCAACCAGCTCAAGTAAAACTTATAGTAATCTGGAATTGCAACAGGTTTTTTGTCTGTTTTGATTACTTTCATAGTTTTATCTATACCAATAAGAGTGATTTTTCAAACCTTTTGGTTAATGTAAATAGACCAGCTATACCAGCCAGGAGCGTCTCTCTCTTCTCGCTGGAGATGAAAAATACTGTCTGGGTACGTATCAAAAAGCTTTGTGTGCGCACTATCATATCGCTTGCTGTGACGTAGCTCTCGACAAGAAATAACTAGCCCACACGAATTAAAATATTCAGACCCAAACTCTTCACACTGATCTTGATCGATGTAGACTTTCTCAATAAGTTCAGACATGATTTCCTTTTTATTATTTTTTTAATATAAAAGTTGTGTTTATACACACATGAAAAAAATAAAAGTGGCGACACCGGTAGGATTCGAACCTACGATGGGAAACCCGGCAGGTTAACAGCCTGCTGCCATAAACCACTCGGCCACGGTGTCATAACTTATTTGTCAAATAAAGTGGTCGGGGTAGCAGGATTTGAACCTACGACCCTCTGGTCCCAAACCAGATGCGCTGCCAGGCTGCGCTATACCCCGAAGAGTGGAGACAAAGGGATTCGAACCCTTGACCTTCTGCGTGCAAAGCAGATGCTCTCCCAGCTGAGCTATATCCCCTTTGATTATTTTTTAAATGGTGGGCCCACCAGGAATCGAACCTGGAACCTGCGGATTAAGAGTCCGATGCTCTGCCAATTGAGCTATAGGCCCATTTTGTAAGGTTTATTTCCTGCCTTACCTTTGTATCTTAACTCATCTTTGATTTATTTACACACTAATATTCAACTTTATATCCATGTCGTCTATTAAACTCAGAATCCGTAGGATTTACGACACCGATGCTAGTGACGTAATATTCGGGATATATTCCGCCCCTGTGGGCATTGTATTCTGTCATAGCGGGTGCAATCTTTTCAAATTCATCAAAAACTCCGAAAACATGCACTCCCAAATCTGGATTTCCAAATCTAACAACTTCTACCAAATAAAGTTCTTTCATCACTTTACTGCCTCTACGCTGTAGATACGTCGATAAGAGCTGGTACAGCCGAATCGATACCCATCGCCCTTGATCTTGAAAGTTTCTCCGGGGTCCATATCAGACCAAATATCACTGCTTCGGAACTGAGCTCGATACAGAGAGTCGGTGATCTGAAATACTTCGCCCGAAGTAGCTCGGACAAGATACTTGTCATGACAACTTCCGTCCCCGTCGCATTGCATCTTGGTCCAAGTCTTTTCGACGGTAATTGTGTCTTCAAACTCTGTTCCTTCGCTGACTCCAACAGAGACAAGTACAATCATTCCAAGCAAAAAGATATAAGCAGGGCCATGGCCCCTTTTGCCGTGTCGACTCATCAGTTTTCCTCAAAGTCAGGAGTAGGAGCAACATCATCAGCACGCTTCCAGAAAATCTGGAAATTGTTGCCGCTAGTCCGATGATTGTTGAGAACGCCCTCAGCCTTTAGAACATTGAGAGCCTGCAGAACAATGTCCCGCTCAAACTTATCAGGACCTCCGACTGCATTCCAGACCGCGCGGTGCTGAGTAACTGCACCAGGCTCAGTAAGAATATCGTCAATAACTCCACGAACAGCTTCGGTTACGACATCAATCTCATTTTCCTTCTCGAAGCGACGAAGAGCACGGAATGCCTTACCAGTCAGAGCAAGATCCCCGTTGTCGTCTAGCTCGATAAAGCCACGAACAGAGAGTCCTACAGCTTCAGTAGCCAAGATCTGATTTGCTGTCGTGTCACCATTCTGAATATTAGAAATCAAAGCAGCAGTTGCGTTGTCAATTGCCTTAGCCATGATTGGCCTCCTTTGTTGTTGGCATAGTTATTTTAACTCTTTTTTGTACCTTTTACACTTTATTCTGTCAAACAAGTAAAAAGATAAACCCAGGCAATAAGTTCTCCTCCAAAAACCCAAATAATGAAGAGATAAAGCGGAGTAAAAAATCTGCCAATATCAAACTTGTTCTTAAGCTTGACTAAGAGAAAATCAAGAGCCCAAATCTGAATACTATAAAAAATAGTTAAAAATCCTAAAATGAGCCAAAAATATAGTAATTCCGTAAAATCAGTCATGCCTAGTTCTCAGTAACAAAGTTATATGTAAAATCTGTGTAACAGTCGAACTCGAGAATCTGCATTGTTGCATGCCAAGTTGTGACATCTTCGTTTGGGCGCTGCAAATCTGCAATCCAAAACTCTTCGTTCTGTCCCAGAATAATCTCAACTGATGTGAAATCTTCATCCTGATAGTTAACTTCTACCTGTGCCTCAAACTGAGAGTTTGGGTGTGAACAGACGACTTCTTCAAATGCACCTGTGTCGATCACGTCGTAGTCTGCCTGTGAACACCCTACAAGAAGACTTAACAAAACTAATCGTGTCATTCTTCGTTCTCCTCGATGTAGATATAGAATGACTTGATAGATTCTCTGATCGTCTTTTTTGTATCAACATCAAATATGTCTACTAAAACATACGGATGTCTTTCAAGAGAGATAATCCTTACCTTTCTTTTCGGAGCTTCTTGACCGGGTGTATCACCAAAAGATGTGATAGGATAATCAGTAAACCACATTATTTTTCCTGTTCCTCTTTGTTTGACTTCCAATCCCAAAAATATTCATTCTGGTTCCAAGAGAAAGTTCCATTCTCCCAAAACCAAGTGTTTATTCCGTCTCGTTCAACGTCTTTGAGGGCCATTTGAAGACATCTGAGGGAAGTTAAAAAAGGGCGGGTGTACGAAGGAGATTCATTGTCTGCATGTAACAAACAAGTGACAAACCTGCATACGAGAAGAATATTTATTTACATGGAAAAAGAAAGTATGTTCGATTCGATATTCGGATCTCTTATTATCGGAATTGTCTTAGCATTCTTTGCTTTTGCAAGGCTCGGAGTATTAGACTTTCTAATTGGAAAGAAAGATCTTCCTCGAATCGTTACCCAGCAAATGCAAATGGAAGTGCCGGAAGTCGACCCTGCGCAGCTCGGCGAGCCTCATCCAGACCGTTCGGAATCACGTGCTCGTGCCAATAGGTCCGACAAACCTGAGTAAAATAACCCTTGGAACCTTCCATGTCTGGATTAAACAAGTCGTATAGTGGCTGATAAGTACCCGCCCGAATAGCACGATCAGATGCTGCCTTAACATCATCAACCATTCGATACGCTTCCTCACGAATCTCTTCGGGCAGAGTAAAGAGCATCTTATCGAGACGATCGTTCTTCATGCAGTTCATGATATATTTGTAGGAAAGCTTGGACTTGACCATCTCACCAATGTACGAGATGTACTTGAACTTGACAAGGTATCCGTCGAAGTCCATGACCCAACCTTCGTTGTTAACGACACTACGATCGTTGATTTCAGCAATCATGTCGTTGAGAGACATCATTGTCGCCGCAGGCGGTGTAAAGCAGAAAAACTCCGGCTGCTCACAAAGCGATTCAAGAATCTCATTGCTGTACCGATTACCATCCTTATCAAAAATAGCGAGCAAGAACAAATGAGACCTATCGTAGTCAACATGGACTCGAGTGTCAGGATGAACAAGCTCGACAACGATAGACATGACGCCGTTCGGTACATTAGCAGAAACGATGTTGAATGTTTCAAGATTGAACATGTCAGTTGCAAGATCGGAGCTTGCAGTGCCAAACTTGCCACGGGTCGAAGCACAGAGTTCATCATTGTGAACAAAATACTCAATCATATGGCCATCGGCCTTTTCACGTGCAAGAAACTTTGTATCAGCACCAAACTTTTCAGACAAGCCTTCGACAGAACACTCATGGAGCTCGTTGTAATTGAAGAACTTCTCGAAACCACGAGACACCATTCGAGGCACGCCATCATAAGCAACAATCAAACCACGAAGCTGCCGCAGAACGGGAGTCCATCCGCCTTCAATCTCGTGAAGGAAGTTGTGTGCCTGACCTGTGTAGTTAAGCAACATGAGCTTTCGATCTTCGTCGAAGTCAATTCCGATGAGTGCACCAGGATTATCCATCCCCTTACCTTCAAGCTGGAGCAGGCGAGTCAGTTCTTCAACGTTGTTACACTTGAAGTCAGCCCACTTCTCCTTTTTGTCAGCGTTGGAACGAATGTCGGACGTGATAAGCGTGACCAGCTCACGAATGTTTGGATGCAAAAAGCACCTCCTTTATTGTGTGTATATCTTAATACGAGTTTTGAGAACTTGCACTCAGCTTCTGTGCAATAAGCTGTAACCGCTTAGGAAGCAAGTCAGGAAGATCTTCCACAGAAACCCATCGCCATTCATCATGTTCTGGCTTCCCTAGTTCAGGATTGATCGGAAGGTAAGGCTCCTTATCAAAGTTTTCCAGAACAGCGTAGAAATACGTTGCTGTCTTCTGTTTTTTACCCTTACCATAAGTTACAGACTCAGGCGTATTGAGAAGACTTCCGATCATTCGGATATCATCTATGTTGTATCCGGTCTCTTCTTCGAGTTCTCGCAACGCTGCCTGCTGATGAGTTTCTCCTGGATCAAGTTGACCTTTTGGAAAGTCCCAGTTGGCGTAAGCTCTGAGGCAGAGAATTTTTACCGGGTCGTGCCTTACATCTAAAAGAATAATTCCAGCTGACTGTTTCACTTATTCACGCTCCAGCGCATACTGAATAATCTTCGCCAAAGACTGCGCATCTGACGTCATGTCGTCAAAACTGCTATTTGCATTCTCAGCAATTTCATGAAAAAGGTTTGGATCGATCATTCCCCAAAACTGTCGATCGAGTTCTTCTGCCATTAGTTCAGAAAACATCTGCACGTGCTTCATGCTGCCTCCTCTTCGTCCCATTGCGCGGCTTCTGCCATGGTCATGTCTACCTCGATTTGGTTAGCTGTTCTATCTCCCCAGGCATCTTCTCCGGTGTTGTAAAAAACGTCGAGCGCAACGTTGCAAATCATGTTTCGAACCTGGCCAGATGAGAAAAGAAGCTCATAATTTTCTCGAGCATGATTTGCAGTTACTGCATAATCACTTTCTGAGTCTGAAAGAATATAATACTCAACACCTTTCGGGACCTTGTCCCACCCAATAGCAGACTTGTAATCGATATTTACATGAGCCTCAAGGCCCGAAGCGCTGCAATTATATACACCGCTAGTCATAGTCTCAGCAAGCGGATTATCTCCATCGCGCTTGACAAAGAAAGCATGCGGATAAAAAATCCCGCTCATTTCATTGTTTGCAGCATCGAGGGCATAGTACACGCCGTTCTTGATATAAGCACTCATTTCTTTTCTCCTTCGAAATGATTATACAATCATAGATTGTTTTAAAGATCAACAGAGATCAACGTAGAGCGCCTAAGATGCCTTCTGGAGTCTCGGGGGAAGCCTAAGATTTTCTTCGGGAAAAAAGTCTGCCTTTCCTGTGGCCCAATCCTTGTCAAGCAAAACTTGATAAAAGTTTTGTCCGTCAAGAGCTTTAAAGTCTACAATCTGCCCACGATTTCCGAGGCTATCTACAACTACTTGCTTAAGTGAGTACTTCATTATTGCTCCCATTTTATCTTAAATCATATTGGAATTATTTGCACTCATTTCATCTCAAGGATTCCCAAGACAAGCTCAGCCAGATCTTCTCTGCCTTCACCAACCAGGGAATAGTATGCGCTAAAAAGCGCAGATTCGGACGGTCCGAGCTGAAGCCCGTTCTTAAGTAAACCGTCAACAATTTCGTCGTTATTATAAAAGGGTTCTGGTTCGATTTCGCCAATTTTCTCCATAATTTCATCTACCTGTTGATAGAGAAAATCTAGCTCAATCTGAGTCTGCTTTTTCTCAAGAGACTTTTTGTATTCAGACAAGGAAACTACTTCGCACATAGTTCTGCTCCCTTTTCTTTAATATAAGTATTTCTCTCAAACCAGTCTTTCCAACACAAAAAGACGCGCATTTCTTCATCATCAGATAAGAATCCTTTCTGAGTATATCCACGAAGAAGACTAATGACTGCCCTATAAAAGTCAAAATGAGTTTGAGATACCTTCTCGTAACCTCGAACATGTGCAGAGACTTCTGCAGGCTGCACGAGATATAGACAGAGACTTGAAGGATCCTTGCAGGATCTAAAATCAATCTTGTGATAGTCAAGGTACTCTACTGCTTCGGAAAACTCTTCTTGCAGAATATGCTCAAGTTCGTGTCTAATAGAGTTTTCAAGCTCAAACATAAAAATATCTATGTTGACATCACTTTTTAGATCACATTCGTCTGTTAGGAAGATATTGATATGCATTCCGACAGGTGATCCATCAACTGGACTGTTATCTGCAGAAATAGAAAGAGAATCATTTCCCACGAAAAGTGCAATTGTCACTACAATATTGTCAGTTTCATCGTTGATTGAACTGATTGTATTTGGGATGTCAAAATCGAGATAAAAGAACTGTTTGATCGGGAAAGGAACATTTACTCTTTCTCGAATCTCACTTACAAACCATTCGTCATTAAAGGTCGCGTCAAAGCTTGTCGACATAACACTTTCACAAACGGTATCAGCAATCGTTTCAGTAAAACTATTAAGTTCTTCAATAATGTTGTAATTGATCATTTTTACCTCGTATTGATATTTTAATACTTAAGTGAGGCTTAATGCATACAAGGGGCCCAAGTTTCATGGCTGCCCGGAACAAGACAAACGAGCATTTCCCACTCATGTTTACCCAGCATTTCTAGAGCGATGTTCCAGGCATCTTCTTTATTATAAGACGCGTTAAAAACAACTGCCCGAGAAAACTCACCAGAGCATGTACTCCAATAGATGGCTGTATAAATCATCTCATCGGATCCTCTTCTGGGTGATTCTCAAAGTAAAATCGAATAATTTCTCGAAGAGGAATAGAATAAATTTGGTCGGGTTCAGCAGCATCAAAATGTATAGCTGGCCCATCACCCGATTTCCACCCTCTATTCTGTGTAATCAAGACTTCATCTTCGGCAATTCTGCTCATATAAGCGATTTCACACTCAAAAGCATCATCAAAAAGACTTCCGTCGCTCAACACAACATAAGGTCCGGACTCAATTTCCAAATCATCATTACGTGACATACAGTTTGTTTTCTCCACTTAGGTAATTTGTATATTAACACATCATTGTTGAGTTTTACACTCAAGACCAAATATCTTTCTCGCAGGTCAAAGCATCATCCCAGACATGAGTCTTTGGATAACCCAGCTCTTTCATCTTAGACCAGAACATCTTTCCATGTCCTTTTTCATTGTGGAAGTGATAAGCCCAGATATGACACATCTCATGAGTCATAACTTTTCTAAGAAAGCGAGGGGTCCACTTATGATTCTTCTTAATCTCAATTCTAGTCGGACGAATCTTTCCACCCGACTCAATAATATAGAAGGCTTTGCCAAGAGTTTTTCTTAGACGACTATTCATTTTGACTTCAATTTGAGGCAAGAGACCTTCAAACAACTCTGTATTAAGTTGAGCGTATAGTGCCCTGACAGAGTCAACAGGTCTCGTGTCTTCAGTAAAGACAACCTGATTTCTGTACATTTGACGCTTTGCTTCTTCAAGCAAAATGTCCCGGGCCTTCTTTCGTGCCGTAGAAAACATCTCTCTTTCCCTTCCTTTGAGATTATTTTAAAGTACTTTTATTTTATTTGCACTCTAATATGTCTCTCGCGCACGTACGTATATAGTGCAAGACATCTTGCGCTCCGAGCTCAAATTGTCTCAGGTGAATAAGAAAACTTGATCGTTTTAATCTCTTCACAGTTTTCTCTAATTTGCTTGATAATAAAGCTTTCAAACTTAGAAATAGAAGGAATCTTCATGTAAGTGTCGGGTTCAAAACGACCCCCAGCAAACTTTACTTTTATAACATCTGACTTTTCTAGCACATCACATTTTGAAACAACAAGGTGAGTTGTCCCTGTCATGTTCATAGCGCGAATGAGCCTGTCAATATTTAACCAATTTACAGCACGCTTGCGTCCTGTTGTGACTCCAAACTCTTGACCCTCTTCTTGAAGAAAGCTAAGATGTGCGTCTTCTGCAAGTTCTTCTGGAAATTCAGGATCATATCCTGAGCGTGTGTCATAAGCTTTTGCGCAACCCCACACTTGTCTAATTTTCTGGGGCGGGAATCCAAGGCTGCAGGCAGCATAAGGTAGTGTGTTAGATGACGTTACATACGGATAGTTACCCCAGTCGATATCTAACCAGATCCCCTGTGCTCCTTCGCACAAGATCTTTGCACCGAGATCTCTTGGGTCAGAATCTCTTGGGTCAGAATCAAACTTTTCATTCCAAAGTAGATTTTCAGGTAAGACGTCTTGAGCACGATTTCCTGTACGTGAAGCTTTGTCTGAATAAGCAGGACCAATACCGGACGAAGTCGTGCCTAACCTTTTTGCATAGGTGCCGCTGTCAATATTTCGATGAGCTTCTGTTACAATATGTGCTCTTGGTGAAACCTTAACCAGGGAAGTATCAAAACCTGCTTCTGAAAGATATTTGAGTTCTTTATAAAAAGACTCTACATGTAATACGCAGCCCGGGCCAATTACAGACTTGATTCCATGAAACACGCCTGCTGGAACAATATGCGTCTTGTATTTTTTTCCGTCTACGTAAATAGTATGTCCAGCATTGGAGCCGCCAGCCCATCGACAGACATAATCATAATCATTTTTTGAAACTAGGTGAGAAGTTACTTTACCTTTTCCTTCGTCACCCCAAGACAAACCACATACGATGTCTACGTAATCAATCATTAGATGTTAAAGTCCTGTTAATAAAACCTTCTAAGTCGCCGGCACCTACAAATTTAATAGGATCTCTGCTCGAACGAAAAGCAATAAAGGTAGGAATTCCGCTGATTCCGTATTCTTTTAATGCTTGTGTGCAATCTTCAGCGCCTGCTTCGTACTTGACAAACTTAACAGATTCTGAAGTGTAAGTGTCTGCTAGTTTTTCATAAATAGGTAACATGACTTTACAGGGCCCACACCAGGGCGCCCAAAAATCAACAAAGACTGTTCCGTCAAAATCTAATACTTCTTCTTTAAATGTACTATCTGTTACGTTTAACATTTTTATCCTTTCATAAATTCTACTGCATGGCCTTCACTAAGTAACCACTGGTTAATTGACTCTTCGGAATCATCGTAAATTTCTGCTAGCCACCGGCCATATTTACCCTTTTGATCTCGATGAGTCTTGACTTTAATCCACTTGTTGGAGATTCTTGTTCTCAAAGCATCTCTTACCTTGGTGCCTTCTTCTCTTGATTCTCCTCGAACTTCGGGCGTATTAATTCCGTAAAGCCTAAGTTTCTGATTCTTTAGCATTACTTCAAAGCCTAGATCAATGTCAACTGTAATCGTATCTCCGTCGTATACTTTTCTAACAAAAGCTCTGTATTCATACATCTTTTTCATCCTTTGACTTTTTTCTTTCTTGTGCGTCGTTATAGCGTTGGATCTCACAGGCTAGTTTCTCAAGTGCTTTGATAAGTCTTGGGACTTGACCTTCAAAGAAAGACTGCCCCATCATGGTTTGGAAAAACTTAGGATACATTTTATCACCTGTCTTAATTGAGTAGTGGCGGAAGCGCGGGGACTCGAACCCCGAAGAGCTTTTAAACTCCAGCCGCTTTCAAGGCGGTGTCCTCATCCAGCCGGGTCACTTCCAATTCTAACTTTTCTATATCTTCTTTGAACAATATCTTTATTTTAAAAGGAAAACATTTCCATTTAAATTCCTTCAATCGCTCGGCCACACTTCTAAAATGGAGCCATTGACAGGAGTCGAACCTGCGACCGTCGGTTTACAAAACCGAAGCTCTACCAACTGAGCTACAATGGCAATTAACCTATAGACACCCTACAATCTGTGCATTGATTTGTAAATCTTTGATTTGTAAATCTTCTGATTCGTTTTGCTGCGCAAGCCAGTCTTCGGCAGCTTTTCTTGCATCTGACAAGGACTTGTATTTTTCACCATGCCCAGAAAAGAAAGCAGGCCCTACATCACAGTGCTTCTTTTTGTTATAAATCGTTACACAGTACATTTTCACATCCAGTCATCGTAAAAGTAAACTACATCATCATGATCAAAGGATCTAATTTCTGGTGTAAGAATCCAATCTTCAAAATTTCCAGAAGTTACTTTGTTAACCTTAATTGCAAGATATTTACTACCTCGTGCGGCGACCCATGTTGAAGCTTCTCCGTCATAAAAAATAGGAGAACGAGAATTATCATGTCCATATTTTTCAATAAAGTCGATATATTCCAATTTAGCTTCGTCAGAAAAAACTTCTTCTGTGGAGGCAATAGTCGAAGTATCAAGAACCTTATAAAGTTTATCAAGTGCGCTTACAAGATCTTCATCATTTACCATGTGTGGAAAGCTGCATTGCCAACTCTTTACTTGGTTATCCCACTCGAAGTCAATTTCGACGCCAAAAAAAGAAATTGACCCATCACTATAATTGTTATTATAGCTGTTAATATTATCGATGTGACGATCACGTTGAGAATTCGTTACCATCTGGTGGTTACCCAGTGTTCTGATGTTTGGATGAAGATTTTTCATATTTCCTCCTCTTTGTTTTGTTACTTTACTCTTCTTTTGTTACTTTTACACTCAATAAGGAACTTCCACAATCTTCATCTTCTTCCACTTTCCATTCCAGTCGGTATACCGAACACGCCGAACACCATGCTCAAAGAGATGACGCTGGCAATGCTTGCATGGCCGTGCCATTGTGGGTGTTCCGTCACGCAAAAACCTAGCAACATACACAGTCTTACCCTTTATATCACCCTTGAGCTTGTCACAAAGGATCATTTCAGCATGACCGGTATACGCACGCGTAGTACAGCCCTTTGCATAAAACCTAAGAAACTTAGGAGAAGACTTTTCGTTATTTGCTGCAGCGACGATATGATTACCTCGCTTCACAAAAGCAACAACATGATACGAAGTTGTATCTTGTTTAGGCGCAACCTTAGTTACAGCATCGTACTACAGTCACCATGTTCATAACTACCTCTATTCGTATTCACAGTAGTCGACCTTGCGGCCGTCAGATAAAAATATTCCAGTATCTTCAGTAACTTCGTATGTCTTGACTAAGTCATGCAGAACGTATTGTGTATTATAAGGTTCTAAAACGTAATCTGTAGCTACTTCTTCCTGGTTGACCAGAGAGATGAGCGCAAATAAAATTACAACTGTTATAGCAGCTAAGCACATAGCTGCGGTCTTTAAAATTTTTGTCATGTGACTCCCACACATCTTAACAAGATTATTTATATTCCTCGGGGAAAAATTCCCCGAGGAATATTGATTAAATACCTGCTGCGGAGATTCGTGCAACTTCCTGGAAACCGCTCTTGCGAAGGTTAAGGAAGACAATATGGCCGCAACCACCAAAACGATTTTTCTGCGTTTCAAGAACACGACAGCCCCGGAGGTCCTCATCCTTCTCTTCAACAGAAAGATGAATATGAGAGTCAACCATGTGCTTAAGTTTGTTAGAGCCGGCCATCTTGCCATCCTTGGTAACCTGTCCGATTACAAGAATATTGCAAGCATGTTCCTTTGCGTAGTTAGTAATCAGCTGCAGTGCGCGTTCGCTTGTTGCAGAAGTAATCCGATTACTCTTGAAATAACCGTCGTTCATACACTGCAAAGAATCAACAATTAGAAAAAATGGACGATCAGGATAAGCAGCACGCACCTTGTCACAACCCTTAAGCAGAGTTTCGACATTGTCTAGGCCACCGACCATAAACGAATTACGAAGTCGAAGACGATCAGTTGTCATCTTTACCTGGTGGAGAGACTCCTCAGCAGTATTGAAGATTACCTGGGCACCGTGGCCCTGCAGAGAATTTGCAAGTGTCAACATCATGGTAGTCTTTCCGCAACCTGGTGTTCCAGTAAAAAGTGTTACCATGGAGGGCGTAAAGCCTTCGCCGCCAATTGCAGCATCGAAGTACTCCAAGCCTGTCGGAATTCGCTTTTTTAGAACATCAGGAACAGTAATGTCCTGGATAGAGGTTCCAAACGGGATTTCATCGATTGCCACATTGATTTTCATTGTATCTCCTGTATGTTGGCTTTTTTATTATATATTAATTAGGTTGCAATTGCACTCAATGTGCAATTAATTCAAACTCTCGAGAATGAAAGTAAAACTGTCGGGAGAATCTTCCCAGTAAGAAATTCGCTCCTGGAGCTTCGTCATTTTCTTTTCAAGACGGCCCATTTCAGAAGCAATGAGATAACGAATTCTATCACTCTGCGTTTTAGTAGAAACAGAGCGATTACGAAGCTCATACATTCTGTCCTTGAACTTTGTAGTTGCTTCTTTGATGTCAGCATTAAGTGCATCGATATATGTATCGTTTCGCCTGATAAAGGCTCCAAAGAGTGGAGTACACTTCTTCATCCCCTTCTCCTTGTTCATACGAGACTTTCCACGTGAACCGCTTGCTGGCGGAAAGAAGTCGTCAGAAGTAAGACCTTCAAAAAATAGAAAGGCAAACTTCTCGAAGTTTTCATCTGCAAGAATGTAAATGTAGTCAAGCTGCGCCTTGTTACAGATGGTTTCCCAGTCAGTTCGAAAATCGAAGCTGACACAATTACCAGCCCTAGATCCACTTGTCAGTTTACACTCAAGCTCAACATTGATTTCGCCGATAACAATATCAGGTTTGCCTGGTGCACCATCAGAAGAAACATCGCGGAACTTACGTGACAAGACGCGTGCAGTTTCAGTTTCCTGTGCCATAGACACAAGAGCATTTCGTCTGCCAAGATTTTCTCGGAAGTCGTAAGACCAGTTTTCGTAAACGCTGCGTAGGTCTGATTCAAATCCCTTCATGCGGCTCAGAATTTCTCTAGCATCATTTTCAGTAATGTAAAGGCTCATTTTTCCTCCTTGATAAGATTATTTTAAAACATATTTTGAAGCTATACACTCTAAAGTATGCCTGCTTTTTCTAAGAACCAAGGTTCAATTCTTATACAGAAAAAATTCTCTTCTGAGTTAGAATTAAATATTTCGTCCAAGTCTTCGTAATGAATACAAGAAATAGGCACTGAGGTAAAACGATCTTTCGATATGAATTTTACAATTAAAGATTGTACCTGTTGTTGATACTCCTGTGCAGGTTTTTTAACAAAACCAAAAACAGGGACAAATTCTTCTTCAGCATGCCGTTTATAAGCTTCCATTAATTTAGGAAAATTAGTTATATTACCTGTTTTAGAAGCACAACTTGCTGTTGTAAACAGCATAGTTCCGCTTTCTGTTAAAAGAGAAATCTTTTCTGTTGACCATTGACTGTTTGATACCCATCTAGACCATACCAAGCCTACTGTACCTGCTGGAGCTTTCTCACCCGGGAACTTTCCTCGAGTTTTTTTCTCAACAATAACTACATCAACTTTTGGTCTTAGCACGTAAGAAGACATCAATATAACCTATAGGAACTTTAAATATCATCACATACTTTTTGCCATAGCGCATAGGAATGTGATTCCAAAGCCCTGGGTCGGCATCAGTATCTTCAACTTCAACATAAACATGTACTTCTGAAGAAGTTGAAGACACATGAAAAGCATTTTCCCAATGCTCTACCAGAATTGATTTGACATCAGAGACTTCTGGTGCATCCATCAAAACTGCTCGAGAAGAACTTCTACTTGCTGTTCAACTTCTGCATCTTCTGTGTTGGAAAGCTTCTGCTTGATCTTTGCAATTCGAAGTGCATAGCGAAAAGCCTTGACATCAAGTTGATCTTTGTATTCAGCAAACAGCTGCTTCTCATATTCTTTAAGCTCTTCCTTTTCAGACTCGAGCTGTTTCACTTTTGCAATAAACTCTTTTAGTATTTCAGTATTAGCCATAATTTACCTATCCTCCGGTTTTTTAAATGGTGTGTCAAGTGCCTTGTAAAGATCCTCTTCACTTTTGAATTCTACAATCTCACCCGTAGATTTACATTTAAGACCATATTGGGAAAGAGAATATCCCATCTTGGTTGCCTTACGACGCAAAGAAACGTTATGATAGGCACTACCAGTCCACATCTGCTTAAAAGTTCCGTAATTATTCGGAGATGCAATATAAAACTCTGTCTGGACGCCTCGGAACAAACCGTTCTTTGCAGACTTTCCGCTCTTTTGATGTCCGAACATTTGTACAAAGAACTTGTCAAGTTCGCCTGCGAGATTCGGATCTTGAGCAGGCACAACGACAATGTCTAGATCACCGCACGTGGGCTTTAGACGTCTTGCGCTCCCGCACAAAATGATACTTTCAACAGTCGGCATCTGGTCTACAATCTCAGAATATAGACTCAGTGCTGTTTCTCTACTAATGCGTTTTCCGCCGTGAGCTTTACCACCCATAACAGCCTCCTTGGTGAGATTATTTTAAATTGCATTAATGTAATATGCACTCTAATAATCAAACAAACTTTTTAAGTTCTCTCAAGTCTTTTCTATAAAAATCTTCAGGTGAGGTCTTTTCAATTTTCTCGCGTTCTTTCTTTAGATCAGCAGCATGCTTTTGAAGCTCTTCCCATTTCTCTTTTGTTAGTGAGTGAACGGACATGTCAAGTAGATACCGATAGGACTCTTCATGCTTTTGAATATCAAGAAGAGGCAGATCTTTTTCAATATCTGATCTTTTTCTATTACGCAGCTCGAGCTTCGTGTCGATGATAGACTTAATAAACTTGACCCGATTGTTGATAATAAATAGATCACAATCAATCTTGTTAAGCAAGTACTCTTTGCGCTTGACGTAATAACCCAACCGAAAGTCTACAAAATAAGCAAGCAATTCTTCAGTTGTCTCGAAAATCTTAAGCTCGCCTCTTTCGTCAAGCGTAGTAATGTTCTCTGTCTGACGCTCTTCGAGTTTTAAAGTTGACACGAGCTTGTTCTTATCCATAAGCTCTTTAAGTTTTACTCTCTGAAATTTGATTGTGTATTTTACGCGGTCGGAAGATTCATCGTCATAACTTGTGATAACACCTTTTTCCTGAAGGTTATCAAGATGTGCTTCGTACTTCTCATACGTCCAACTGGGCGGGATCTCATTGATAATTATTGTAGACGTGTTCTTGACTTCATAATCTCCGTGAAAGATCCAGCTTCTCGGTGTGTCAGGGATAGGAGTAACCGTACCATAAAATCCATTAATCCATGGTTTGAGTCGATTAATCTTCCTGTCTGACAGATGATCCAGGCAGGCTTCAATAATGTCAGATGGGTTGCGGTTCAAAATATTGGTTGCGAAGCCCACAGCGATCCCTGAACCACCATTAAGAAGCACTGTGGGAACAATCGGGAGGAAGTACTTAGGCTCAATCTCTTGTCCTTCCTCAAACTTCGGTGTTGTAAGACCAAAGTCCATGTAGAGACGTCGAAAGTTCTCGTTAAACTTCACACCGATGTATCGAGGCGCACCCGCTTCTGGCGATCTAAGTGAGCCAAACTGGCCCACACCTTGAAAGATAGGCATGGAGTTTTTAAATGTCTGAGTCATTCCGATAATGGTTCCGTCAAGAGAACCGTGATGGAAGAATGAGATTGCAGCAGCTTGCCCGCCTAGCTGAAAGACTTTCATCGGCTTTTCCTTGCCTGTCTTCCAGAGTTTGTTGGCCGCGTAAGCAATCTTGCGCTGGCTTGGTTTAAAACCGTCTACTAGACTTGGAATGGCGCGATTTTCGACAACATATCTCGCATATCCAAGATATTCAGTATCGAAAAAGTCTTGTGCTTTTCTTTTAACTGCATTCATTTGTTTCTTCCAGTTTTAAAAGAGTGTGAAAAGATGTATCTAGTTTTCGATATCCTTTTCCACTTAAAATTAACCAGTGATGTATATTGTTAATACGCTTTTTACCAATGTACATTCCTGTATCTATAATACTTCCGTTACTATCTAAAACTTGTATAAGCTCACCTTCTTTGATATCGAACATGTCTATCATGATTCCTTAGCTAATATTTTACTTTCTTATTTTTGTAACATTCATCACATCTTGTAGAATACCAGCCATCTTTTCTAAGTTTGCCTTCACTCCCACACAGTTCACACGTCTTCAAAGAAAGAGCCTCAGCTTCAGAAATTAGTGCACTAATTTTGTCATTAGTCAAAGTCATATAGAATCTAAGACCTCCATATTTTTCTTTCACTTGCGCTGCTCTCGGATGTGAGCTTTTATATTTTTCACAAAAACAAGCACGATAATTACCAGGAGGTTCTTCTTTTGATGTCGGGTCTTTGTAAATTGCAAGACACTTTCCGACTTGAGAAGTTGCGCAACCGTAATGTTTACGTTTTTCACAACCACACGTCACGCATGAGAAGTCAGAATATTCTTTTAACATATCACTAATTTCAGACTCAATCTTTTGACTAAGTTCTGAAATTAGATCAAACCATCCATCACCACAAGAAAAGCCCCAGCACATAAATGTATTTTTTTTATTTTCATGTCTGTCAGCGTAAAGAAGCGGATACGATGTTGCAAGAATCTTATCAAGCTCAGGTTTCATTATTCTAATTCCTGCTGCCAATTGTTCATTCTTTCGACTACACTTTCGGCAGTTGATTTTAAAGTTGCTCTTCCGTAACAAACCGGTTCTTTTGTTTTGCAAAACTTTTGCATTAAAAAAACTCCCCAGCTACCGTCTTCGAGAGGTCTAACTTCCCATTTCATTTTTTCTTCTCCTAAAATGCAGGTAAAGAATGTATAATCCAGCGTCCAAAAACGTAACCTACAGAAAAATCAGTTATTGCCACAATGACAGTATTGAACAAAAACTTTTGATTGTTCATTCTTCGTTCTTCAGTAGAGTAACATTACTAACGTACTCATCTTCTTCGAGCAAATCGATATTAAGAAGCTGGTCATTCAAAACTTCAAAAAGACTTTCTTCTGTCCATTCGCTTGTTTCAAGATTAATGTTGATTTCTACCTCAATGAGAATCTTCATTCTTCGATCCCTTCTACTTCAATCTTTTTAAAGTACATGTTGACTGTTTCGCCATTTATACCTTCAAAAGACATTATTTCGTCGTAGTCTTCACCTGATATGACAGCTACATAAGGACCTTCTTCAATTATCGGATTGTTCTTTTTGTAATAATTTACAGCGCTAGTCTGTCGATCTCGTGTGAGACGTTTTGTTTGTTTCGTGTAAGATCCGTCATGTTCTCTTTTAAAAGTTACTACAACTTCATCAAACTTTACTTGTCCTTTTGCAGGGACGCTACTTCCCATTATTCATCCTCTTCGTCGTTAGTTTCATCTACTTCTTGATCACTTAAGTCTCGACCAAGAATCTTCATTTTTCTGTGTATAGGGTTCTTTGAGAACCAGTGATTTAGAGTGGCATGAAAGTTATCGCCTTTCTCGATCACAAACATTTTAGGATCTTGAATGATTTCTTTGTATTCTTCATCTTCAAGCGCGGCAAGACCCTTCTTGTATTCAATTTCCCAGCCTTTAATTTTACTACGATCAGACACCCATTCATCAAACTCTTCGTTTGTATAGAAAGATTTCTTCTGCTTGCCTTTCTTTGCAACAACAATTGGCGTGATTACACGACAAATTATCCCTTGCTCAAACATTTCAGGCCAATAGCGACCAAAAAAGTTAATGAGCAAACCTGCAATAGAGTCACCATCAGGATCTGCGTCTGAATAGATTAGAATTTTTCCATACTGTAGATTTTTTGCTTCTTCACCCAGTTTTAATCCGATTGCGCCAAGAAGAGAAGTCACCTCTTTGTTTTTAACTACTTTAAGTGGGCTCAATCCTGACACGTTGATAAATTTTCCTCGGAGTGGAAATGCACCTTGGAGGTTAGGATTGCGATATTTTCGGAATGCAGAAGATGCTGAATTGTGAGATACAATTCCGTTTTCTAAAACAAAGGTCTCATCATCTTCCACAGTAATGTCAATCATGTTTTTGTATTCGTCAGTCTTAATAAGATCATCAATCTCAACTAACTCTAAAAAGTTTTCAACAATGTCAATCATTCAAAAAATCCAAAATTTTTTCTACTATTTGTTCTTCATCTTCGAAGTCCCAAACGACCAGGACTTCAAAGTCAGCGCATCTTAAAGTATTATACTTTCTTATATCACCTTTATGCACATCTGCCCACGATCTATTTCCTCTTGCAGGCTTCCATTGAAGTTTCTCAGATTCAGACAAATTAGGCGGAGCATGCCAAGCATGACCATTAAATTCTACTACTTTTGTTTTGCCATCTTTTTCTATGTAGAAGTCACAAAAATATGTTTTTTTACATGAGACATCTGTATAAGAATATTCCTTATTACCAAACATAATCTTGTCAAATGATTCTTTGTCAACATTTGCCAAAACACGATTGATAAGTTTAAGTGACCACTTTGACGTACCTCTAAATTTGTTCGTTCTCGCCCTATTGTACTTAAGAAATTTTTCAATACCCTTCAAAGGGCCAAATTTTTTTATATAAAATTCTTTTGATCTTTTATAATTTTGTTTCCTGATTGCACTTTTATACTTTTCTTGCCCTTCTTTGTCTCCGTACTTAGAAACAAAGTATTTCAAATCACGCTTCTGAGCGTTTTTATACTCTTCGTATGAGTTAAAATTCTCTCTGTAAAAAGTACTTTTATTGTTGTTTCTAATATATTGCTTCGCTTCTGTCTCGCTTACTCCCGTTACAAGTGAAATAAACTTGGCTGAATTTGGATTCATTTTTCTTCCTGCACTTAGTTTTGCACAGTGATCACTTTTTGCGTAACAATATTGATATTTCTTAAGTAGATTGACGCCTAGAATTTTAATCAATCCAGATTCAATCGTTATTTTAAAACTATAGGGAACGTGATGAGATTTACAAATATTGCATATTGGAACTTTCAAATTATTTTTTTGAAAAAAATCTTCAAATAGTTGAAAGTCATAATGTTTGTTTAATTTTTTTCTCATTGATATCTCGATAATTTTCTTATCAAGTTTTTTTGTTTTGACTTCAATTTTGCCCAAGCTTTTAAAATCTTCAAATACGCTGATAAACATACTGCCTCCTTTTAGATAATTATCTATCTTGGAGGGAGACTTCTCTACTTTTGTGGGAGGTGCTAATTAGAATTCAAGACTAAGAGATGAATTTCTCCATTTATCTCCTCAGCAAGCTTAAGAATGAAGTTTTGATCTTCTATTGAAAAAACAAGAAATTTATGTGCATAAGAAGAAGTAACAATTCCGTCTTCTGTTTTGATCACAATACAATCTTTGCATTTTCTAACTTCAGAAATTTTTAAAAACACAGGGCTGTTTGCTAGTTTCGACTTGACAAGCTTGTGCTTTCCTGGAATCAAGCTAGAAGACTTTACAAAACAGAATTCTTTAAGCTCTGTATCGTAAACCCACAATCTGTGATTTTCTGATGATTCTACATTGCCTTTTTTTGTCTTGATAGTTATCGACTTTGCAATTTTTGAAGTCTTGGCAACAACTCTCTTGAATCGATTTTTATGAGTCAAAACATAATCGTCAACTTCAACATCTTTAATTGATCGAAACATTTCTTCATCTGTTTCTCTAAGTGCAAAAATAGAAGTATTTTCTTCTAAGCAATCTCCCTCAAAGATGGCAAGTGAACAGTCTTGACGCTGGGTTCTTGCTTTTGCATCAATTAACTTAAGAATCTTTGATTTGCTTAAGTTTTTATTAAGATTTCTAAGCTCTTTCTTCTCTTCAGCAATTGCTTTTTGCTGTGCCCAGTCTAGGATTCTTTCAACTACTTCAGAAGAAGCAATCTTCTTAATCGTAGCCGGTGAAAACTCAAAAGACGATCCGAATTGCTTAGGCTCAGTAATAAGTTTTTCTTTAGTCTGTGAAGAAAAGATAGGATTGACAATATCAGCCTGCACAAACAAAAACAAGTGATTCTTGATTTCCTGAGGGCGGACATCAATCTTGTGCTTCTTTTTAATTAGTGCACGAAGATGTGTTACAATCTGATTTGCAATATAATCAACATGTGTGCCTCCATCTGAGGTTTCAACAGAATTAACAAAGCTTACTTGTTGCATTGAACCGTTAGAAGGTGCCATACCAATTTTCCATCGACTGCCTTCAACATAGATTACATCTTCTACATAGAGCTTGCAGTATTCTTCAAAAGATTTGAAAGTGTGATCTTCGTTATTAAATGAAACTTTTAATTTAGGATTGCAAGCTGCTAGATCAATGACACGCTTCTGGAGCATCATCATATGATCTTCGTCAATTGTCTCCATCTCAAAGCGTTCAAAATCAGGCATAAAAGCAATTTCTGTAAAACCTTTAGGAGACGTTGCCTTCACAACTTCTGGTTCTTCGCGGTCTGTCATATTATCGACAAACTTTTGCGAAAACTGCTTCTTGCCGTCACATGTCTTTACGCGAAAGACTCTTGAGAAAATATTAGTAAGCGTCGAGCCTACGCCATTTGTTCCAGCAACAAGACGCTCTTCAGTGTCATCAAAGTTTGATCCTGCTTTGAGATTGCTAAAAATAAGCTCTGGAATCCACTCGTTATGCTCAGGATGCTTATCAACGATAATACCACCGTTATCTTTAACTAGGATTGCACCTTTTTCAGGATTGACAAGTACATTAAGTTGGTTTAGCTTGTGTGGATTTCTCCTGTGTTCATCAACAGAGTTAGATACAATCTCATCAAAAATCTTTAAAAATGCCGGGTTATAAGTGACACTTTCAGTTTTAAATCGGCCTTCATTGTAAATAGAAATATCGTCAGTCCTATGCTTGATAGAACCCACGTACATTCCTGGCCGAAGTAAGACATGCTCAATGTCAGTCAGCTTTTTGTATTTGAGTAAATCAGACATAATTCCTTAGTGTGTGAAAGTACAATTATATTTTACTTTATTGATGTAAAATTTACACACAAATATTTACATGTTGTTTTTTCGAAGTTGCTTCACTTCGCGCATCAACTCTTGCATCACGCGAAACGCCTCAGCATTTCCTTTTGCGTCATTGACCGGATTATGATCATGTGGAGTCTTTCGAAGGTGCTTCCACTTTGCTCTCATATTTCCCATTGCTCCGCAATAAACATCACCGATGCGTCGTGCTGAGTATCCAAAAGGATTACTACCCACTGCTAGATGAAAATAATAGTTGATCCACTGCCAGTCAAAAGCAGGATTATCAGACATAAAAATAGGACGAGAGCCCGTATTGTTGTCAAGTACCCATTGGTTAAACTCTTTCATTACTTCGACTGGATTATCATAACTAAGATGTGTTTCTCGATCCGGGCAAGAGATTTGAAGAGCTTCTAGCTTGTAATTATTTGTAATTGGCCGTGTTCTTCCGTAAAACGTGGTCTTAAGATCATCATCAAACTTAACGGCTCCAAAACTCACCATTGAATAGAGTCCTGGACAAGGGCCGTCTGCTTCTACATCAATAAAAAAATAACTCATTCTTCATTCTCATCAAATGTGCCATCTATATCGATAGCAAGATAGTTGTAACATTTCTGTTGACCAGACCTGTGGAAGTACCAAGGAATTTTAATAGACCATAAGACTTGTTGTCCTAATAGGATAGCCAAGTCTGCGGCAAAGCGACTCAACATTATGCAATTAAAGTCTCAGTATTGCTGTCAATAAGCATAGCCTCCATTGCGACTCTCTCAGTCGGCGTTAAATCTCTTAGAAAGAAGACGCCCATACCTTCTGGATTTCCATTTTCGTCCACACGGATCCAGCGAACTTCTCCTTCTATTTGAATTTTAGTATCTCCATTTTCGACTGGAATTGTGGCGTTTATCTTGTCTCCTATTGAACAAGGAGCAAGAGTCTGGATAAATACTCCTGAATATGAAATATCTCTCGTACTAGACTCAATGATCCGATTTGCATTTGTCCACCTAATGGGGACACTTACTGAAAACCTCATTTCACTTCTTTTCTCAGTCATTTCTCTTTCTCCTTGTTAAAGTTATAATTATCATTAAACTCAAAATAGCAAAATTATATGATTTAGTCCCGTTTAGGATAGAACAAGATCCGCCTTGATAATAGCCGGGTGTCAAACCAGAGTAAAGATAGGAGATCCCTTGGATATCATCTTCATCTAGTGTCCTTTTGCTTTTTTCACCAGTATAACTGGTTCCGAACATCGTAGCAGTGTCCTCTTCTGAGTGTCCCAGTCCGAGGACATGTCCTATTTCATGAGTTAGAGCATTTTGTAGATCCTGCGTGTATGGTTCTCCATTGGTTCCCCACTTAAAACTATTATTGATTATAATATCAAACGCAAGAATCTCACCTTCATCGTTATTCCAGACAAAAGTAGAAGCCATGAAATTAGGTTCTAAATTCTCTGGCCATTCGTCCCTATTAAAAAAAATAATGTTTTTATCTGTATAATCTGTTCCATGGTCTCTAGTCAAGCCACTATAATTTAAGTAAAGTGGATTATCAGGAACGCTATTCCATTCCTCAAAAGACCCTTGAACGGCTTCAATATAATCATCCTCGTTTAAATTGCTGTCTGGTTCAATATTGATGTAGTAATCAACAATAGGTTGTTGCCATTTAATCTGCTCGCCTTCTTCTGTGGTTTTAAATGAAAAAGCATTAGCGGAGGCGGCAAACATCAAGAATAAAACAAGTCCTTTCATTTTGGTTCTCCTCCTCGAAGCTGTCCAAATAGATTTGGCTCTTCAACATACTTAATTTCTGTTAGTTTGATTTCAACAATAACTCATTCTTCGCTCTCGTTAAATGTTCCATCCATATCGATAGCAAGATAGGCACCATCATCTTGATGGGTCCATTCAAACTCACACGAATTATCTTCCAAGTGCGTCGCTAAATCATGGCGTCCATAAATATAAAGCCAATTACAGATTGCGCCTTTTAGTTCCTTTTCAGAAAGATAGATTGATTTGATAGATTTAACTTTCATTCTTCTTCCTCACCGGAATAATAGTTATATTTGTTTACAAATTCCTTACATAACTGAAGCATATCTTCTTTAGAGAGTGCTACAGTGACAGAAGACTTCGATCCTTCCCAAAAATCTGCCTTCAACATAATCGGGTCATCGAGCCTTAGATAGACTAAGTTTTCATCAAAACATTCAGCATAAAGATGATAACCTTTATCATAGCTTATTGTTGATTTGGTGCTCATTCTACTCTCTCAAGAGACGTAAGTCGAAACGTCAGAATAGGAATGCTCCATTCCCGAATGATTCTCACTTTTGCACAGGGTGGCTTCTGTTCAAAAGCCCCAGTGGATTGTGGACGAAAGATCTCAATAATAGTTCCTTGCTCTCCAGCTTGAGCGTATGGTCCCTCTACACGAGCAATATCTTTGTTTACACGGACTTTGTCCCCGACATGTAAACTCATTCTTCGTTCTCCTTAATAATGATTTTGAATATAGATTAGCAAGTTTTGTAAGTCAAAAGCAGATTCAGAATAAGAACCAACAGGATTATCTGGGTACCAGATAATCGTCCACATTTCATTATTATTTTTTGCTAACCACTCTTCTTCCATCGAAATCCATTCGATCTCCACATGCTTGCACCATTCTTCAACGGTCATATAACTTGCCTTGTGTGGGTTATGTTCAATGACCAAGTTGATATGCTTAGGTAAATTCATTCTTCGTTTTCCTTCGCCCAGGCCCAATGAAGTGTACAAAACTCTTCGATCTGATCTTCATCTTTTACATTTGGATAAGCCTTTCTCATCCAAACGCGGATCTGTTCTTCTGTAATCTCAATAAGTGCGTCGCCGCCAGTAGGATGAGGTTCGCAAAACTGATAAATCATTCTTCGTTCTCCTCTTTGTTTGGCTTCCAATCCCAAAAGTATTCATTCTGGTTCCAAGAGAAAGTTCCATTCTCCCAAAACCAAGTGTTGATTCCGTCTTGTTCAACGTCTTTGAGGGCCATTTGAAGACACTTAAGCGAAGTTAAAAAAGGGCGACAGAAACTTGTATAAGGTCCACTAATAAGCCCAGACTGGGAATAAACTTCCACAAGTTCACAAACATCTTCTCCGTGATCTTCTGCGACCTTAATCATACCGTATTTCCAAGTAGACATTACTTATTTTCCAAATTCAATAGGATCATATTCGATGCTTCTGTGAAGACCTTCTTCTATGCAAGATGCAAAATAAAGATACCATTTAGCAAATTTTCCCATACATGCCTCCAGAAAGATCATAAATCTTTTCAAAAATTAGTTGTGCTTCTTTTGGCTTTCTTGCTACTTGTTCTGCGGCATAGCGAGAAAGGTTATTGATCTTTTTTAGCCTTTCTCTCATAATCTCGTTCTCTGCTGTTGCTTCGTTTTCATGCTTTGCTGCAAGATCTAGCATTTCGCGTAGTTCGTCGTCTGTTCTTTCCATTTCAAGTTTAGTAATCTCGGCACGGAGTTTTTCTCTCAGCAGGATTAGTCTTTTGTTTTCTGCTCTCAGACTATCGACCAGATCGAGGGCTTCAAGAGTAGGAACAACACAGCGAGAAAGGCAGTTAGGACACTCACTTTCTTCATCGTAACCGTTGCCCTCACAATAAGAACAAACTTCGTAATGGTTTTCCATTCTTACTTTTATCTCCATTCTTTAATGGCGCTTTTAGCCTTAACAAGAGATTCTTCTTTTCCCTCAGTAAGAATCTTCCATTCCCAGCTATCACCAAATCCAAAATCTAAAGTTCTGGTTTGGATTTTCCAGAAATAATCATCAGCGTCGCTGTATTTTGTAATCGTAGCGACCCAGTTTTCAATCTCGGCGCGCCAATGAGTAGTTTTTTCAAACTTCATTCTTCTTCTCCATCAAAGAAACCACAATTGCAAGCGTGCCAATCGCGATGCCATAGACAGTCAAGCGAGTGTTCAGATAATCCTTGATAAGAACTTTCTCTTTTAGGTATCCATTTAACTTTCCATTTGATGCTTGTTGGCGCAGTCATTGGTTGTTCTATAATCATTTGGTCTGCTGTTGGCTTCCGAGTGGAATAATCACATTTGTTACAATCAACAGCCCACCCTTCGTCTGGGGGTGTTAGAGCGGTTATTTGTAGAACACCGTCATCGCAGTAGTAACATCTCATTTCTCTTCCTCCAAAAATATTCAAAACAATCAGCACGAAGCCAGTCGGGAATATTTCTATTGCCTTCCATTTCTTTATTGATTTTTAACATAGAGTCTCGTGAAGTCACGATAAAAGGCTCTGTTGGATAATAAGGCTCTAACCCCTGAAACATGGCAACAATAGGGGCTGTTCCAACTCTTTGTCCTTTGCCAAATGTGGCTCTTGCAAAATAAACTCGTCCTGACCCAAAAAGGTCAAAGTAAGAGTCCCACTGTGTGGGTGGAATTAGATTCATTATTTGCTCCTTGGTTCTGGTTTCTCAAACCAAATATTGCATTTTAGACAACCCGGTTGTGGATAAAACCCATTTACATACCGATAGTAAGTTTTGGAATTACATTTTAGACAATAGAAATAATGGTTCATTCTTGTTCTGTATAACCTGTATAACGAGAACTTTTATACCACTTGTTTACACCCTTACCTTGAATTGCACCAAAGATTCTATCTAAAACAAAATTAAAAGTATCTTGGTCACCATCTTCGTGCGCAATCATTGCAAGCAGTCTGGCAATTTCTGGTTTTGTCATTTTTCTTTATCTCTAAGATGGTCAGATACAAATCTACTTGAAATCATACTTTGATGCGTCTTCAATTCTTTTAATCTCTCTATTAAGATACCAAGCAGCTTTTTTAAGATCTTCTAGTATGTTATCAGACTTTTTACCAGCTCGACTCATATATTTTAAAACATTCCTAAGCTAAAGTTTAAATCCCATGCTTCAATTACTTTAATTGCTTCATATGGGTTTTTTTCACCACCGTAGTGACTAGGATGATTAACAGCTTCTTTTTTCATTTATCTCTCCAGATATTGTTTTGATGCTTCGTAAAGCACAATATTAGCTGCTTGCGCAGTATTTAGGCAAAAACCTGGACCTGGCATGTCGATCTCAACACAATCAGCAATTTGAGTCACATCAACTGGCACGCCGTATGTCTCATGCCCAGTAAAAATACAGACTTCTTTGTCAAAATTAAAACGATAATTTCTTAGCTTTTTTGATTTGTCACAAAGTTCAGCAGCTACAACTTGAACTGAGTTTTCTTCTGTCCATCGATTAAAGCTTCCAGGTGAACTGTGTTGAATGAGATTGATAAAATCGCACGTAGAACCTGACAAGCGCCTAAGCTCTGATCTTGCAGGTATTGATCCAATTACATGGATATCTTTTACACCAAAACAAACAGCCGATCTAATTAAGAAAGCAAGATTTCCGTCATGCATAAAATTAACACATCCAATAGAAATAGGCAAAAACTGTGCAGAATTCATTTTTTCTGCATATCGCTGCTTTCGAGTCTTTTTTCTGTGTGCAAAAAAGTTTTTCTGAACAATCTTTTTATTATTAGATTTTGCCAGCATTGCTTGTTCTCCTACTTTTATCATAGTAGGAGTTTATAAACTTTACACTCTATCTTTTTCTAGTCTTGCGTTATAAGTGTCTATCCAAATAGATAAATACTCTTCTTTGTTTTGATACTTTTTAGATTGCCTAACTTCGGGTACAATATTTTCAAAAGCCTCCATAATCTTTACTTTAGGAATCAAGTCATCTTGTATATCATGTGCAGACATAAAGTTTGTAGATTCATAAAAATAGAAAAATAAACCGTCATATGCAGCAATTTTCTTTTCAGGAGAAAGATAGCGATTAATAATTCTTAGCAAGCCTAAAAAAGAAGCAATATCTCTAACGTCTTCTACAGTAGCTCTGTTACCAAAAATTGCTTCAAAAATATCTTCTGCTTTTCTAAATTTTTCTTCTCGCTCTTCAAATTTAAGATAGCGATAAACATCTTTGCCGGCGACCTGATATGGTTCTTTTTTATATTTAGAAGAAAGACCACGACCCATCGAAAAAGACATTAAACTAGAAAATGAATCAAAGTAACTATCAAGCTCAAAATCAGAAACTGTCGGAGAATGAACAATAAAAGTAACTAAAAGCTCAATTGTTTGATTTTGTGCTAAACCCTCTTTGTTTATAATGTCGTTTAACATTCTGATTCTTTTTTCATCAAGACTTTCTAAAAATCTTTTAATTTCTTCATTAGACACTTTGCTCATAAAAGATTTGGGTATTTTTTTAATATTGACAATAGATGTTAAAGCGTCTAAGTCAAGTGGTGTAATTCCAGCAAGACCTATTCTAATATTATCAATTTTAGGGAGTAAAGTTTTAAGTCTAATTTTTTCAGGTTTGCTTGAATCTGTTGCCAACAAGGCAGAACCATAAGGAATAGTTCTAATCTTAGATCCTAACGACTGAAGTAGAAGCTTGTGACCAATTCCTTTTATTCCTACCTTTATATCCTCCCATGTACTACCTCTTAAAAATTTTTCTTCTGGATAAGGCATACCTTCTTCATCAAAGGGTACAAATACAAAATCTACTTGAAAAAGGAACGATCTACCACTTCTCTTGTATTCAAAAATACCATTGATCTGTTCTTCTCTTATTTGCGCTTCAGACAGCTTGTTATGTCCAACAAAAGTAATTGTTTCAGTTAACTTTCTTTCTCGAAGCTCGTTTAAAAGTTGAAAAAGTGTCTTAATTCTTTCTTTTGAAACAAGTAAGTCTATGTCTCCGGTTTTCTTTTTATACTTTGTATATTCGTTATCATCAATTTTAGAAATAGGTGCAAACAGAAATTCCGATGAGCCCATAAATGTGTATCCAGACTCAAGCATAGCATCTCTTGTGCCTTTACTGTATAAACCCACTCCAAAAGCTCGACGGTGAATATCATCAATTTTTCTAATCATATTTCTAACATCTCTTACAAAATCAGATCTAGAAACTTTTTCATCAAAAACAATAGGTTTAGCTTGCGCTATATTTCCATCCCAAATAACAGGGGACGCTTTACCTTCGGCATCATGAATAAGGGCAGTTGCGTTACCGCCTTCTGCAAGAATAACAGGCTTACGAATATAATTTTTCCATTCCAAAACTAAGTCTTTTAAATTCATTTTTCCTCTTTAGAGTAATTATTTCTTTAAAAGCATATTATCTTTAACAAGTCTTACTTAAAAAATAGAGCATTGCAAGACACAGAAAAATACAGCATAAAAAATAAAAACAGCTTCTGTGCCAACTGTCATTTTAATTGGTGCAGCTCGGACACAATAGTCTAAAACCTGATTCATCAATTGTAACTCGCCAAGAATCAAGCAAAGACTTGTCATTTTTGTCGAAAGCAGCTTCACAGACTGTGCATATGTTAGACATGTTCGATATTGCTTCTTCAAGATCTTGCATTTTTTCAACGGCTTTTGCACCGTATTGCTTCTTCATTGCTCTTCTTTGTTTTCTATTCATTCTTCGGCCTTCTTGTTTTTAAACATATTTTTTTACCATCACCCGTGACTAATACCTGTTCTGTTTGTATTTCTAGTCTCAATTTTGCTTTTCTTTTTTTTTGAATTTTGAACCAAACTGCGGAAACAGGATCTGTTTGAGTACTAGGTATGTTGACATACAGCAATTTAGAATAAAAGTACGTAAAGTGAATATTCTCAACATTCGTTTTTCTAATTTTTACTTTCTCTATGTCATAATGCTGATAGTCATAACACTCTTGACGAGCAAGTTTATGGAAATACCAAGGCACCTCAATAGACCACGATGGCTGCTGATCAATTAGGATAGCCAAGCCTATTGCAAATTGGCTTAACATCAGCCAATTAGGGTCTCAGTTTTGCTTCCAATAAGCATAATCCTCATTAAACTTTTCTCGGCAGAAGTCAGATCTCTTAAAAAGTAGACACCCATTCCTTCAGGATATCCATCATCACCTACGCGAATCCAGCGTACTTCACCTTCCATTTCAATGCTTCCGTTTACAACAGGAATTGAAATATTGATTCTTTCTCCCACTTCGCAAGGAGCGAGAGTTTCAACAAAAACTCCTGAATAGGAGATATCTTTTGTAACAGATTCAATAATTCGATTAGAGTTTTTCCACTTGATAGGAACATCTATCAAAAATCTAGGTTCTTTTCTTTTTTCGTTCATTTTTCTTCTCCTTGCATAAGATCAATTAATCTTGGTAAAATCAAAGTCTAAGTCTATTTTTTTTAACATCCTAAATATCTCAGGCACAAGTAAATTCGGCATCTGAATGCAATCAGAATTAGGTCCTAAACATGTGTCTATCATTAGACCTAACTCTTCAGAGGGCTGTCTTAGCCAGAAAACTGTATCGAAAGCGACGCCTCTACACTGTGACTCCTCATAGACTGCCTGCCACCCATGGCTTTTAGTTAAAGCAATAGCAACAGGAAAGTGTTGATTATATCTCATTTTTTTGTCCTAAGAAGCAATATTTAAATTAAAAGCATGAAAAAGAGCAATAATCGCGTCGAACTCTTCACATGTTAGAGAAAAGTTCTTTTCATTACCACAGTGACACAATGACACATCGTATCCTTCACCATTGATCCATTCTGTAAGAGTAATGTAAGCATTTTTATTTTCGCCTGTCCCCCACATAGATGTAAAATACAAAGTTTTTGTTTTAACCATATTTTCTTTGATTTTCATTCTTCTTTCTCCTTGCCTGAAAGCATTCCTGCTGCGGTCATAGCCTCAATCGTCATAGGGAAATCACCCTGATCTTCTACAAGTCGTAGCATTTCTGCTGCGACCTCACGGACCTCCAGTTGGGCGTGTTCGTCATTTCGTAGTTTCTGGAAATGAGCGAAAGAGCGCCAGTTGAACATAATGTCACAAGTGATCTGAATGCCGTAAGGCAGATAAAGACGTGCACTTTCCTTCGCACGCTTTCGCGAATAGCCCTTCTCTTCTAGGCGAGTAATACACTTGTGATAACGCTCATAAGCGTCCTTGATAAACGATTCTAAATCTTCCTGATCTTCTTCGTCCCAATCAACAGGCAAGTAATACTTATCGATCTTAAACTCTTTGTAGCGTGCGGACTCTGCATTGATGTTTACGCCAATGCGGTGCTTAAGTAGGTGGATGTGCGTAGCGATGTCGGTCGTTACGAGAAAGTGAAGAGACGACTTTTCGAACGGCGTGTGGTGCCCTTCAGTTGCAAGCATTTTGAGCAATTTCCCAACTCTTGCGAGTTTCTTTGGTCCGATCTGCCTGGATGTCGAGGTCCAAGCCGAAAGTGCGTGTGTTAGGTCACTTCCATAAGACCCTATTAGTTCTACTTTGTTTTTCATTTGTTCTCCAAAATTAGTCTTCAAAAAATTATAACACAAAACAAAATTTTAAACATTTTAAAATATTTATTTCATGAACATTTTACGATTTTTTATTATTTTATTCTGCATTTCTAGTTGTAATCTCGAAGAAAAAAACTTTGATCAGTTAAAAAATAATCCAACTTCTATTATTGATACTGAAGAATCAAAGTTTATCAAGAAGAATAATTTATTAGCTTACTGGCCTAAGCAATCTTATCCTAGTATTATTATCTGTGACGAAATTGCTACAACAGAAGAAATAAGAAGTGTCTTGTTGTTTTGGGAAAAACTCGGATATGAATTCGGAGAAGTTAGAAAAGGAGACTTATTTAGAGAGTGTATGGCACAATCTCCTTTTTTTAACAGCATTAGAATTAGACTTCCAAGATCTAACGAAGCAGAAATTTTAGAAAATAAAATTGCAGTTACTATAACTGCCACAAAATTTGATTCCTATGAAATATTAAATGCTGATGTTATTTGTAAGGAATTTGTTTTAGAAAAAAGACTTTCTTTAGAGCATGAGTTAGGACATGCTCTTGGTTGGAGTCATATACACATCAGAGGACACATCATGCATCCAGAATGGATGCAAATAGGAGAAGATTTTTATCTTGTAGATTATGAAACTTACATAAAAACTATTCTTTCTGTGAGCCTATAGTATTTTCCCAACAAATCTCGAATATATAATTAGCAGCCATTAAAACTAAATGTAAAATAGCTGTGAATCCAGTTGCAGACTTTATATCACCTGTATAAGCGTAAGTTACAAAATAAGTTAAAGCAATTGATAAAATTCTCCACAAAATAACTTTTTTAAGAGTTTTGATCTGATTTTTCCTTTATAGATTTTCTTTTTCTACAAGGTGATTATACATCTCATAAAATCTTTTTATTAGCCTTCTTTTATTTTTTTCTGTTAAAAGATGGTAGAAAAAGTAATCGTAGGCGTAATTTTCTATAGCATGCTTGACAAACATCTTAGGTTTTCTTTCGCGCAAAGAATTTTGAAAATCTTTTGCAATAAGATCGTCTGGAAATTGTGAATTTTCAGGTACTTGACGAAAAACTGCTTTTTTAATTATATTAAAAACTTCTGCAGCTCTTGCTTGTATCTCTTCTGTGCTATTAGCGTAATAGTAAGCTTCTCTTGGATTAAATGATTTTGAAGTACTTTTTCCAACACCTTTAGAACGATATTTTTTAAAGCCGCTTCTTATTGAATTTAGCCAATGCGCTATTTCATGTCTAAAAGTTAAAGGATGTATATTTTGAACAAAAGAAGAAACAGTTTTTGGCTGACTACTAACAAAGATTCTCATTTTGCCTTTATTAGACATATCAGCTGCTGCTCCTGGACGAACGTTTTGATTTGTTGCTTTTACTCCAAACTTAGACATTGCAACATAAAAGTCTGTATATGTTGACATAACTGTGTCATCACCAGTTAATTTTTGGTATCTTGCAAATTCTTCTTTAGTTATGACACGATTTTTCAAAGCAAGTTCAAAATAATCTTGAGAATTATCTGTAAATTTCCAAAAGTATTTTTCATGTTCTTGTAACAAACTATAAAAATAGTCTGCAATCTTTTCATAAAGAACGTCTGTTTTTCTTTCTAAAAGAAAGCTTCTCCAATCTTCAAATATTTTTTTCATTTTTATTTTTACCTGATCTATTAATAGTAATTATAGAATCAGGAGACTTTTTATTGATTAGTCAGCTTTGCCTTTGTGATTTCCATTTCCGCCGGCATAAGCAACATGACGCATCGGTCTATTTCCAATATTAGTCTGGACTCCACCAAGCTGACAGGACTTACCCTTATGATGCCCCGTAACTGCTTTCCATGCGCTTGAATAGGCTTCACGGTCGTCATCTGACTCGAATGCAACAATGCTTAATGCATTAGCCTTGCCATCTCCGGCCTGGAGTCCGAGATACTTAACTGCTGTTTCTGTTCCTAGCTCTTCAACGCAATCCGGGCATTCATTAATCTTTCCTCCAGCATACTTCTTTGCAGTAGAATTAAGATCGAATTCAATTTCACAATGAATGCAAACTTTTGTCTTTTTAATCAAAGTATACTCCTTCTTTATTTATATCATATATCTTTTTTTAGCAAGTTGCACTCTTTTCAATTATGTCTGAAGCCCAGTCTGACATAATTGATGGTCCATATTTTTGTTTAATGACTTTACTATATTTACCGATAAAGTAGATAGCATTTTCAGGACTAACCAACCCTGACGTGAAAATAAAATCTATTGACTTTTTAATATAAGGTTCAGCTAAACTAAAAGAATACTTTTTATCAAAAATTTTAGAAGCAGATCTTATCAAAAGTTCTTCAAGATTTTTTGAAGAACTTTTTGAGACTTTTTCTAGTCCTCGGTCATTAAGATATTTGACTATTCTTTGAAGAGTATACGGAGAATTTGCATGTTTAATGACAAGCTCTTTTGCAATATCTGCATCGTTAGCGGCTTCATCGTATGTGAGATAATATTTTCGATTAATTTGTACAATTGCGTAACAAGAATTTAAAAAATCAAAAGAATCGAATGTTTGTTTAATAGTGTCATAGTAAAATTTATTTACCAGCTGTACTTTAAGTGATAAGACGCCTTCGCGATTATGAAGCCACATGTTATGTGCAAAAGCAGACTGATGATAAGCTCCTTTCGTCACAGCACTTGCAAAATCATCATGATTACGAAAAAAGAAGTCTATGTCTCCTCTATTTTGAAAATAAAATTGAAAGAGTTTTGACTTGTTAGATGAAATACTATCAAGACGATGTGGTCTTAGAATTGTTCGTCCAACCAATCGAGGAAAACCTCCCGCTATCCATCCGCCGCTCCGAAAAGCATTTTGAACAACTGGATGTGAAAGCACCTGTAAAGTTTCTACATCTGTAATTTCAACAGTTTTAAAGTCTGATTGCATGAACTCTTACTCCTTTTTGTTGTACTTTTTTCATAAAGGCACTACTTTCTGCTGCCGTGAGACTGTATCTAGAATTAAAATCAGATAATATCAACAGAGTTTGTCCTGGGCTCATTTTGTCTAGAACTTGCCAATATGACCACCAAATTTCTGTTGGGCCTGCAGGACTAACTGTATTTGCGTTCGTACCGTCACTACAAGCAAGAGTGTAAGATAAGTGCAGCTTGCTTGCAGGTTTTTTATTTGCTGCAATTATATTAACCCAAAATGAATAATCTTGCACCGACCCTGAAGCATCTAAAAGATAATGATCGGCTACTAAATTAGGCGGAGGCACTTCCATTCTAAAGTCAAAAGAAGCGACTACATCTGTTCTCTTCGCAAGGTCTGAGTGTGTTGATGTTATCTCACTCATGCCTGCGGTTACAATTTTATTTCTAAAACCTAAACTTCTAATAAATCTAGAAACTACTAATGCTCTGTTTTTAGAAAGTACTGTATTGTAATTATAAGATCCACAACCATCTGTATATCCTATTACCAGAACAGCGTCAGCATTCATTCTGGCGCTCATAAAATCATTTATTCTACTCTTGTACCCATCTGCTAGATCGTACTCAGATTCTTGAAAAAAGACGCTGGTCCAAGATCTCCGAGTCTTTTCAACGTATTGTGGTCGATAAGGAGGAATTCTTACAGTACAAATACAGTCTTGATAAGAACATCTTTTTGGATCAATTCTTACTTCTTCAAAAAGCGTTTGCGAAGGTAAGACTCCTGGAACTTCTTTTATTTCACTTGCAGACTGTGGGTTGCAGGATAACAATATCAGCCATAGAATTATCGATCTAACTCTTGTCATTTCTAAAGCATACAAAAGTAGGAAATCTAAGAGACCCATCTGGCGTGACTTCTTGGTAACGAACCTCAATGATTCTGCCTAGAAAGCTTTCTTGATCTTTCCAGACAACTTCTCTAAGATCGTCTGTTAACCCAGAACCTACTTGAACTTCCACCCCCTGGTAATCTACCTGAAAAGATCCAAGTTTCCCTGCATGTTTTCCAGTTCCCTCTAGAAGCCCTGTAATAGGGAGGTCAACGTCATGAAAAGCCTTAAGCTTCATAACTTCATATCCTCGGCCAAACTTATAAGGTGCATCAAGAAACTTAATCATGGCACCTTCAAAACCTTCCTTGACATAAGAATCGTGTATTTCTTTAATTTCTTCATAGTCAGGGTAACACTCAATTCTTTCAACAGGTCTAATAAGCTCTAGATTTACTTCTGGATTGCTTAAACGATCGAAAAGCATTTCAAATCGTTTTTGACAAGAAGTTGTACTCTTTTTTGAGTTCCATTCTTGAATCGGTAGAAAATCAAAAAGTGCAAGATATGTTCCTAAAATATCAGTACCTTCTTTTCGATATGCCTGCTTCATAAGATCAATAAAGTCTTTACCCATAAGCTCGCCATCGTAGCAGCCATCACCCATCTTAATGATTTCTTTTAAAATAGTATCGTTAAAATTTGTAATTGGCTTTCCGGAGCGAGCAAGCATAATTGCTGATTTGCCCTCAACAATAGTGAAACACCGAATGCCGTCGAGCTTAGGTTCGACGGCAACTGTTTTCCTATTTCCGATTCGCTTCATGTCAAACTTTTGAGCTAAAGATACTTCAAAAGTAGGAATAAATCCTGGAAATGCCTTATTAATAGACTTGACAGATATACCAATTGCAAGATGCTTGTTAAGAACCTTTCGCATCCATGATTCTGTATTTTTATCTACAGTTTGAAAAAGAGAATGTAGCAAATCAATAGCAACATTTCCTGTCACGGATCTTGATGCACACTGATCTAGCAAAGAGTAAAAAGCAGGCCATGCAGTTTCTTCAGAAAGTAAATTTGCAGCTCTTTCAGTCGCCTTTACTCTTGGAACTTTTGCAACATGAAAAGGTTTAAATGGGTTACTTGAATAGTGTAGCGCTGATTTGAAGTAAATGTTGTTAGAATTTCTCTTCATAATTGCTAGTTTTTCAGTTGACTTAGAAGTTGATTTAATTTCTTCTAGAATTTCCACTACTTTCATAAAGTCTCCTATACGTATTTAGAAATGTATTTTCCGGGGCATACCTATCCCACTCAATATCTTCCAAAATAATATCGTAGTTTTCTCTTAAAAAACTCTCTGTTATCGGTTGAATTTTTTTGACATGTGATGCTTCTTCTGCTTCTTTAGTAGAAAGAATTCTTTTTATTTCCATAGAAGTATTTTAATTCCTTTTTTAACTTTATGCACTCAGCGCTATCCTAGTTTTTCTCCGATTATGCTGTAAAAGACTTGCCTACAATCTTGTGTATCTTTTGCGGCTTCGTGTGCTCCATCGTCTGATATGTCAAAATATTCTCTAAGTTCATTAAGATTTTGTCTTTCTGTTGGCAAGAAAAGATAAGCGAGGGCACATGTATCAATAATTGGATAACCTACTTTAAAACGTTTTTCTTTTTCTAGTTCAGCAACCCGATCGACTTCTGTCCACCCATATCTTTTAAAGACAGATCGAATATGAGAAAGATCAAAATTGATATTATGTGCTACAAGAGGGCCCCAAGTCAATCTTTTTGAAATTTCTGGGGCTACCTCTTGAAAGCTGGGTGCATCTTGCCATTCATCATCACTGTAGTTACAGATCTTTAATGCATCTTTTGATGCAAAGCTAAGCTCTATATCTTTTGGTTTGATCTTTGTGGACCAAACATCTTGTTGTCCTCCTTCCCAATCTGTAATAAAGCAGATCTGGAGGATTGCACTTTTCTTAGGGTCTAAATTCGTTGTTTCGATATCTAAAAAAGTTACAGACTTTGCAGTGGCAAGATTTCCCACGTATCACCCATTCTTCTTTAAAGTAATACCGACGCCATTCTTGATAATATTAAGACCCTTCGATGGTTTTACTGACTTTGAATTCTTGTAATTAATATTTTTATTATCAAAGAGGTTCATTTGAGGATTGGTGTCAACATCACTGCAGCAATCATTGTCATTTTGCATGTTTTGTTCATTCAAGAAAGTATTAATCTCACTCTCAATATCAGAAGAAATAATACTGTTCAACTCTTCTACAAATGCATACCCAGACGAAACATCGAACTCAAAACTAATGTTACCAAACTCATTCTGGATTCGGTAAAAATTACCGTCGTATTGAATTACAAAATTCTCAGTTTCGTTTTCACGGTTTCTCATCTCAATTTTACTCAATGTCTTCCAGTTCATTGCTTTTCTCCTTTAGTAAATAAGCAATTTTCTCGCTCTTCTTTAGAGACTTTATTTTATGTTCTAATCTTAGGGCTGTTGATTTATCTTTTACAAGACAATGTGCAACTAATTTTACAGGTCTTCTTGATCTAGTATATTTTGCACCACGCTTAGAATTATTATGCTCAGATACTCTCCGAGCAATATCATTAGTTATGCCTGTGTAGAGCGATTGGTCTTTGCATTCTACAATGTAAACATACCACATCTAAACTAGTCTTGTATTCTTGTCTTGAATATGCTGTGAATAAGATGCTAAAGATCTATCATTTAATATTTTAGACATCATCGCCGGCATATCAATTTCAGACTCAGATTCCCCTGTCAGTCTAGCAATCAACCTAACAAGGTGTTCTTTTGTATCTTCTTTACTAGTTGTTTCTAATGTAGCTCTTAAAATTCCTAAAAGAATTTTCTTATCTTCATCATTGTCGCCAATTCGACGATGACCTTCTTCTGATTCAAGAATTGCTACTATTCTAGTTCCAATAGCTTTGACTGAAAAAGTTACGCCCTCTCTTTTAGGGACGTCCATCGTGATATTAATATCATTATTTTTACTTAATGTATTTTCAAAAAGTGTTTTTTTGACGATACTTTTAAGTTGTTGTCTAGTTATTTTCATAGTATATATAAATATACTTCTGGAATTCTACTTGCCTTCTGCTTCTTTGCGGCGGCGCTTTTCAGCTGCCTTACGCTTTGCTTTTTTCTTTTCAGCATTTGTCATAAAATATCGACGAAGCTTAAGTTCCTTCATAATTCCTGATTGCTCGACTGCAAGCTGAAAACGTCTAATTAGAGAATCGGGTCTTTCATTTTTCTTAGCTTTAACGGTTGCCATTTTTTGCTCCTTTAAAATGGTTGCTTTTATTATACTTTGGATTTAATCAATGTACACGAATTCTTTCAAATACAGCTAACCAAAGATCTGATAGTTTGACCGGGTTGCTCTGATATGTGAAGTGGATATATTTTTTGTCTTCGACTTTCCCAACTAGATTATTTTCTTTGTCAAAGACACTGTCTTTTTTGAGTATTAAACCAAAAATATCACAATACATTTTCAGGTAATTCATTTTTTAAATACTCTACTTACTTTTACTTTTTTAAATTCTTGAGTTGTTTCTTTTGATTCTTCTTCTTCTGGTGCATAAGGAGTATCACCCAACATCTGCTTTCCAGCTCTTTCTTCCCAGTGAGGATGCCCAACACCGTAACCTCTTGATACCCTTAAGTGTGTAGCTTGTCCTTCCAGCTCTTCTAGAAGAAGCTTTATTATTTCTAATTCTGTCATATAAAAACTCAGATTTAATTGCTAACTTAATAACTTGATAATACACAATAGGCACTATAATCGCAATTATAAATAAGTATTCAAATAGGCTTGATTTATTTCCCATAATTTTGTATCAATAGTGTAAGAAAGCTTCCTACGGGTATTCCAAAAATCACAATAAGCAATATCAAATTTGAGCTATCTAAAAGCTTATTAAAGCTTTCAATAGCCTCCTTATCCCATTGTTCATCTACACCTGCTGGATAGTTGACCACGTAAACAAAGTCTTTAATTTTCTTTTTTAATTTCTTCATATTTTATAAACTCAACAAAATTACCAGAAGGGTCTTTGGCATAAAAAGACTTTGAACCATCTCTATGAAGCTTCCACCCGTGATTAGGAAACATTGTATTTAAAAAATCTTCTTGCTCTTTACTTTCTACTCTAAAAGCAACATGAGATGGGTGTTGTTTAGGAGTAACAAAAGCAATTTTAGAATCTTCAGACTCTAAAAACGCCCACGTATTATCCTGGTACAAGACTTTTGCGTCGTCCCACATTTTCTTATACCACTTAACAGACTCGTCAATGTCTGTTGAAATTACTGCGACATGATCAAGTTTCATTAGTTCCAACCAATACAAATAACTTTGCTAGAATCAATGCTAAATATTTCATTATTAATTGCAAAATAATTAGAGGTAGTATTTTGATCAATACTCACAGGAATTACTTCAATATTATTTTTAACTGGTACAAACGTCTTTCTATTAATGCTATAGAAGTATTCTATATCCTTTGACAAAGAGAGCATATAGGCCGGGCCGGCCATTTCATTTACAATATCATCATCCCAGTCTGTATCAAGTAACTTTTGCAACATTTCTTCTACATCTTCAGCATTTACTTTAAGTTCTTCAATTGACTCAAAGCTTTTTTCTAATTCTTCTATGGTAGATGTATCATCACTGCTTCCAGTAAGTGTTTCTAGAACTGGTTTATTTTTTTTCAAGTCACTTTCCTTTTGTAGATTTATGCTCTTTAATGTCTTGTTCAGATGCTTCACGAAGAAAACAAAAGCTATAACTAGTATAACCTTCGTGACGATCCACTTCGCTATATTTAATAAGGTACATCGTACCATTAATCTCTCTTAGTTCAATTCTCTCGCGAATCGCCACAAAAATCCTCTTTTATAAATATATCTCTATTAGAAATATAATTAAATTGATCTTCAATAATCTTTTTATCAATTCTCTCGACTAGATCTTTCTCAGATTCTTTAGACTCTCTATGCGGTAGATAATACTTTTTTAAAACTTCTTTCACTTAAATTCCTATGTTTCTTAAATGTATAATAACTTAAGTGAAATAAGTTTACATACTTTGATTTTTTAAAAAATCTTTGAAGCCGCAACTGCGGCAGCCATCAAGAACTGAACTACAGCAAATACTGTGACGGCTTTTGTCCTAAAAAGCTTTAATTCTTGTACTTCGTTAACAAGCGATTTAAGTTGTGTAGGAGAAGTCACATCGTCAATTTTAGACTTCCATTCTCTCAGTTCATGAATTTTGTCTTCTTTTGCTCTAATTGCTGCAAGTTCTTGCTTCACATCAAGAAGTTCAGATCTTAAAGATTCAATACCCGTTGCCAATGTTTCAAGCTCTTTTAAAACTAATCGAGAGTACTCGCCCCATCCATTTTGACTATCTGAACTCATGTTAACCTCAATTGACTTACTAAGCTATACATAGGATTTTTTTCTATAATTTGAGTTAAAGACTTTTTGCAATCTTCTGGCAATGTCTTTGACAAATCTAGAATTTCAATAATAGTTGTAACGTCCCAAGAACAGCCGTAAACAACTCTTTCATCATTTTCTTTTACAGGAATTAAAGTAGTTAAAAAAGTAGAATCTTCTTCATAACTAAGATAAGTTTGTTTAAATCCTTTAAGCGCAGATTTATGATATTGAATATTAATTTCATTCATGTCTTTGCATGAAAAAGCGTCTCTGAGTGTTCCGTTTTTTAAAACTTTTCCGCTGATATTACCTTTTAAAGATTTTTTATTTTTAACTCTTATTTTTAGATCTTTGTCTATAGACCAGACAAATGTTTTCACAGGAATTTCTTTAAAAAAAGACTGATAAAGAGAAAGTTCTTGTATTCTTTTTTCTTCTTCTCTGCTAATATTTTCGGTCAGAACTCTAAGTTTTTCTAGATTTTTCATCAACATACCTGATTTTAAGAGTTTAAAAGAAAACGCCTGACGATCTGTCTAAGTTTTTGTTCACTCAAGACAGCATGGTCAGGCGACTCAAGAAGACCCATATCTTCTAAGTATTTTGCAATTTGTTTGTAGACGGGTGTATCAGCGTCTCTATAGCTTCCACTATGACCGCTAGGCCAACCCCCGTGTGAAGTTGGACGATCTAAGTAAAGATCTTTCAGTTTACTGCTTTTTGTCTTCTTCTTTTTGCTCATGATAACGATACAACCGACTTAAAACTAACAGGCTTCCAGATAAAGCCGCAATTTTAAATAGGTTCCAATCGACTAAAATGACAGATAAAACCATCAGCAAAATGTTAGTAACGATGCATGCATCAGTCATGTCTCTGATGAATTTTCGTGTTATATCTCGTGTCTGACTGTTCACTCTATAATAAATATGTTGATTATTCTCTAATTACACGAAGATCTTGTGCTTTCATGTCATAAACTTTACCGTCAAGTTCACTTAAAAACTTAATTCTCCGCATCTTAGAAAATGAGCCTCCGCCATTTCCAGCAGTCACTGATACATAATAAATTTCTTGAACAACACCGCGGTTGCTCATATGATATAAAGCTTCTACTTTATCACCAACCCTGACGTTCATCTTCAATCTCCTTGAGGTATTTCTTTTTAATGGTCTTATGCAAACCAGGATTAATCTCAAGACAATCATACATCATTTTATTGCGGATTAAAACACGAGGCCGATCAGTCAAAAGATTGGTTTCGTCGATATAAAAAGGCAAATTATTATAGTTGCAATACTCCACTAGTTTTTCTTTTCTAGTCAAGAGAAGAGGCCTAAGATAGTTTCCACGAATTCGCGGGATAAGCTTTCCTTCCCCATGAAGCGATGAAAAGATCCACCACTCAACTGCATCATCAAGATGATGTGCAGTGGCCACAGGGCGCTCTGCCTGATCCAGGAAGTCATATCTTGAAGCTCTCCAGGTTGCCTCAAGGCCTTGTCCTTCCTGTTCAACAGAAGACAACGTGGTCATTCTAAGAGGAATATCTAGCTGCTTACAAAGCCTTGTTACAACATAAACAGACTCATCTGAGGTTTTTGTTCCGTGGTGCACAAAAGCCGCAGAGACATCTCTGCGACTCTTTGCAAGAAATCCAAGAAGCGCGACAGAATCAGGGCCTCCGCTCAACGCGACTTCAACTTTCTTTGGAATTTTGCATGCAAGTTTAAACATTTTTCCCCTACCTATTGTTGTATTATAATGTGTATTATTGAGGTTTGCACACCATGAAAATTAAGAAATCACAACTCAGAAAAATAATTTTAGAAAGCTTGCTTACTGAGGCGATATCAGTTGAGCAAGCTGAGGCTAAGCTTGAAAAAGAAAAAATGAAGATCTGGAAATCTTTGATTTTTGTTGTAAAAAGAGATGGCATCGGAGCGATTAGATCTGCGGCTCAAAAATATAATTACAAGCCTAGCCCATATACAAATCAATGGGATGAAAGCCCAACACATCTTGACGGAGCTTCTTACGGGATAGAACATCTTACTGCCGATGAGCTTTTTAGAAATATTGATAATTTTATACCCGTAGACGTAGATGATGCTGATCGATCAAACTCTATTTTATGGATAATAAAACAATTTAAGTCAGACTTAGGATTGTTTTTTGCAGTAACAGAAGAAGAAGAAGTAATAGAAAATAATTACGGAAACTTAGGAGAGGTTACTTTAGTTAATAAAATTAGAAATAGTTTAGAAAAATTTGGCCAGTTTAAACACTTAATTAGCCCGCCAGAAAAAAGAGACTTATTTAAAATAAAAGACATGCAAGAGCTTTTTTCAATAATAGAAGCACATGAAGAAGCAATAGATGCAGAAAACAAGAGATTAGGCTCTAGAATTTCTGGAGAAAATGTAATAAAAGGATTTATTCCGCTCCGAGGAGGATTAAATATAGCAGCCGAAAATATGACTCAGAAAAATCCTCAAACGGGCTTTTATACTATTCCTGATGAAAACGGTTTTGTTGTAGGCGAGATTCACAGCAAAGCAGCAGCTGTTAAATTAGGTATTGATACTGCCTGGTGCACGGCTGCGCCGGGACTTGATTTTTTTGATGATTACTACACCCCAGAAGATCCGCTTTATTATATTGAAGATAATGGAAAACGATACCAGTTTTCTTACGGTCACATGCATTTTATGGACGTTAATGACAATCCAGTGAGTGACAAACTGTTTCAAAAATACACAGATGTTCTTAAAAATTTGTTGATTAGAAGAGACGGTTCGATCCAAAACAAAAATATGGAAAAGTATCTTCTAGTTCGGGCAGCAAGTGATCTTAATACTGCACCCGAAGAACTTGATAAACTTTCAAGGCATGAAGACGCTGATGTGAAAGCCGCCGTAGCATTCAACAGAAGCGCATCTAAAAAAACTTTAGAAAATCTTGCTAATGACAAAGAAAGCCATGTTATACTGAATCTTGCCAAAAATCCAAGTATCTCACCTAAGACAATACGTAAGCTTGAAAAACTCAACTTGCCAAAAATGAATAGATGGTTAGCATCGAATCCTGGTATTTCACCTGACGTCTTAATTAAATATTCTAAAGACGAAGATAAGCACGTCCGAGCAGCAGTGGCAGATAACATAAGCACACCACTTGATGTATTACTTGATCTCGCGGATGATCCAGACATGACGGTCGCGATGGCATTGCTCAACCATGGAGAACGGATCTTTACCGATCAACCCAGACAGAGGAGTAGTACGCCGATAGAAGTCTTAGTAAAACTTTTAAATAAAGAAGATTTGTACATTAAGGGTAGTGCTGCAATTCGGCTAGCAAAAAGTCCTGACACGCCACTTGATATTTTGTTACAAATTTATAGAAGTGAAGATTCTTTATTGCGCAATAAGCGGTATAGAGAAGCAATTGAGCAAAATCCAGTATTTATCAAATACAATAAACAGCAAAATCAGCAGCTTCAAGAACGATGGTTAAAAATAGCAGGTTTACTTAACTAAGCACTCATGAAAACCAGCTGGGAATACATCTTTGTTCTGGCTGTAAAAATGTTTCCAGTCACTGTCAAGAATATAAGTAACGGCATTGTCGTCCATTGATCTAACACTTCTGCCGTATGCCTGAACAATCGTCATTGCAGTTTGCATAGGATACCACTTTTCGTTCTTGTTCATTCGCTTTCTGATAATTGGATCACCAAGATAAGGATAGGGCACCTTGACAATAATCTGGAATCGAGAAGCATCGCCTTTTAAGTCCACGCCTTCTGTCATTGAAGGTGTTAAAAGAACAGTAGGCTCTTTGGACGTGATATGTTTGTGCAGAATCTCATCTCGATTATCGCTATTATGTGTAAGAATTCGTTTCGATCGAAGCTCTTTCTTTAGATAATTAGCAATTTTATAAGTATGACAGTGGATCACACCTTTGACATCTTCGTGTTCTGCCAAAATTGCCTTGACAGCGTCTTTAGCTCTCGGTAGAGTAAAATCAATTACCTTGGCACTAAAACTTCCAATATTGGCATGAATAATGGGACGATTTTCCACAGGAAAGGGTGACGCGATGCTAATTGAATCATAGTCGTCTTCAGAAATACCCATTGACTTAGTAAAACCTTTCGCGTTAAGAATTGTTGCAGACATGAGCAGGACCTTTCGACCCATTCGGAAAAGATAAGTCTCAGCATACTTCGACACATCAATGGCGCGATAAGTTACACGAACATAGCCACGCTTTTCGGTCTCGCCCACTTCCATAACCCAATTGTCTGGAGAGTAATCTTCTAAGAAAAGAGTGAGCTTATTCGAATGCGACTTAAGCATGTCATACTTCAATGCAATTGAAGCCAAATCTTTTACACGAGATTTTAGACCAAGATTTTCTAGCTGCTGTTCAAAGTAAAGAATTTGCTTCTGAAGTTTTGGATTATAAACATCACGAAGCCACTTGTAGAAAGCAACAGGCGTGATCTTTTCAGGCCAGTTGCATTTGACGACCTTATCACAAAAGTACTGACTTACAGAAATCTCAACAAAATTTGTAAGAACAGACTCAGCATTGTGAGCCTCATCAACAACTAAAAAGTTGCGAGGAGTAATCTTTCCAGAATAAGTTGACTCCATAATAAAGTAAGGAAAGTTTGTTACTGATTCTGGAGATTCCAGAAAGAGCTTTTTCTCACGCTTGTAAAGACAATCAGCAGTGCACTTCTTAAAAAATCTCGAAGACTTATCTTCTGTTCTAAGCATCTGTTGACTAGTGCGACAGTCATTTTTCTTGTGATACTCGCACTGATAGTTTTTAGAAGAGTAAACTGACGTCATCTTTCCGTTCGGATGTCCGAAGTCATTTTCGTACTGCTCTTGAAGAACTCGCTGAGTTGTCAGGAAATAGGATCCTCTTGCAAACTCTTCAGAATGTGAAAGCTGTTCGTTTAAGATACGAGCCAGTGTTAAACCGATCGCCGATTTTCCGACACCTGTACCTGCTTCAAGAATAAAAAACTTCTTGTCATTTTTTAAGAAAGCTTTAAGTGCAGCTTCGATTGCCTGCTCCTGTTCTGGGCGTGGAACAGGATACGGAAAATGTTTACTAATATCCAAAGTGAATCTCCTATGCTACACTATTATAGTTTACATAAGTAAGATTTACACACTAAATTCTTTCTAGAAAACCTATTTTGTCTGTGGTTTGTCTTGCTCCGCAGTGGCGCAAATAAGTTACAAATTCACTACTTGTCGCTCCGCTAAATTTTATTTCTTTTAATGATATTCTAGAGTATCCAGCTTTCATTCTGTACTTAAGGTAGATGGAATTAATTCTAATAACGCCCTCTTCGTCTTTTTTAAAAGTAGTAATAAACTCTAAGCATTTAATCTGATCTGACTTTTTAATTCCTGTTTTGCTTTTGATGATCCCAAGCATAGATTCTTGAACTAGCTCTTCGATTGTAGATCTAGGTGAATGACCAAACATTGACGGTCCTCCTTATATTTACTTTGTATGATTATCTGCGATGGACGACGAAGCCCAAGAATCAGGTTTTACTTTCAAATCATAACCCATGCCAGTTACCCAACCTGATACAGAAGACAACATCATTCTGGTCTTGTTTTCTTTATTTCTTCCGATGTCTACATGTAGTTCGATAGGCGTCTTAGGTGAAAGTTCATTTATTTTTTGAGCGGCTTGAACTGATAGGTTAACTTCTTCGTTTATTTTATTTTTAAGATTCATGTATTCTTTGTTTATTATCTTAAATTTTTTATAATAGTACTTAGCTATTTTTCCTTCGTTGCTGTGAAAAGCAATAACCGTTACAAATATACAATTTTCTCCTCGGATCATAGAGTCTGTACCGACATAAACATTAGATCCTCTAGCAATTAAGCTTTTAGCTTCTTTTGCAAAGTCTTCACTATTCAGCTGGTTTCCACCCGGACATACCCAAAGCGGTTTATTTGATAGCAAGATCATAAAAAATCCTATTTAAAAGTTTTTAAAAAGTTTTTGACGTCTGAACGAGTAAACGTCTCACGGTCGATTTTTTCTTCCTTCAGTGTTGAACTATTAATCATTCTTCTGCTTTTGTTGCTCAGGTATTTCATTGCATTTATTGCTGCCTGTATTCTACCCGCCTCTTTTCTATGTACAGCACCCTCTCTCGATCTAGTCCGAAGAGAGCTTTTGACATTTTTTAAATCGCTAATAATTCTTTCAAGAACACTTGTATATTCATCAGTGCCTATTTCAAGCTGCATAACTTTTTTCTTTTCTAAAATCTGTCTAGCTTTTTTAAATTTTTCTTCAATTAATAATTTTTTCATGGACTTTCCAGTTTATGCGTATTGTACTTAATTTTTTTCTTCTTTACACCTTTGGTAAAGAATGTTGCGCATAATACCTGTCGCAGTATTCTTAAATATAAAAGGAATAAAGGAGTGAATAATGCATGCAATACTTGCAATGCTTAAAAGCAAACCACACCTAAGGGCGTGGTAAAGGTGCTCAAGATATGTTTCACCCTGTTCTCTTGGATGCTCTAAAAATTTTTCTATCAATCTCATTTTTCGTGTACCAACAAAATTAAATCTGTACTACCTTTAATTATTCTATGCCACTCGTTCTTTTCAACTATAATTTTATCGCCAGGTTTTATCGTTTCTGGTAAACAATTATCGTATTGAAACTTCCAATCTTTACCTGAGATAACTTCGACTTGACGATTCTGCACATCTCGATGCCACTCAAGCTCTGACGAGTCGCAATTGAGAGAAAACGTTCTTAAAAAAGAGTTTTCATCTAGCTGTTTATCCCAATAAGGTTTTTTACCACCATGTGACATAGGGTGCCCCTGTCACTTTTGGATATCTACCGATTCTACAAGACCAATAACCTGCTTTCGTCTTGTCGTTCTTGTCTTCACAATTGTGCCTATCCTTAAATGACTTTCTGCGCTTTGGATCTCGAAGACCTGTTGACATACCTTTCGCGCCAAATGCAACTTTCATTACCTTGCCTGTTTTGGGGTTTTTAACATAGACATAGAATTTTTTTGTTCCACCTCGGGATGGATTATTAAGTTTAACTTTGCGACCACGATATTCTGCTTCAAGCATGACATCTGCTTCTTCTGTGAGAGGAAAGTCAAGTGCCACTTCACAGCCCTCATATAATCCCCACTTGCCTAGATCACTGTTAATAAGCTCCATGTCAGTTTCAGATAGCGTTATCTCGTGCGCAAGACATCTTGCGCGCGCTTCATTTATAAGATCAAAAAATGCTTTAGACCCGGGTCTGTATACAGATTCTGATAAAGAAACGCCTTCTCTCAGGTGATAACGCAGACCTTCTGAAAAAAGAACTTCTTCTCTAATAATCTTTTTTAGGTGTTCCTTTGTAATTCTCACAGCCAACCTCTTTCTGCAAAGTAATTTTGATATTGATCATTAAACATATCTAATCTATCAAAATAACCTTCTCCAATCATTCCGTTGGCGGCAGCATAGTTGTAATTCATATTTGACAACAGCAGTATTCTGCCACTCCGGCCGTTTCCGTCTGAAAATGGATGAATTAACTCATAGACAGCGTGCCTTTCAAAAGGCGTTCCAAAATCACTAGATTCCCACCATGACATAGCTTCGGCTACAAACTCAGGAGAAACATAAATGGTTCCTCCTGCAGATCTCGCATCATTATCTCTAAGCATTCCTGGAACGCCAGAGTCTAAAACATCAGCACCCATCGCTCTATGTACCTCTAAAGCCTCTGCGAGTGTAGCGCCTTTTCTATCCTCAAACGTTGTTGTTGCTTGAATTCCAAGAATTTGTGCTTTTATATTTGCACTTCTTGTAACGTAGCTTGCTGGATATCCTTGCACAACACCTTCAAGCGCACTAAATATTTCTTTAGGATCGTCAATGTATTCTTCAATTTCATTTGATCGATATATAAAATTTGTAGCGGATTGCAATGCTTGTAAGTCTATAGCCTCTCTAATATTTTCTAATATTATTTTTCTAAGATTTTTCCTAGTTATACGCATACAAAAACTCCTCACTATAACTATACAGCGAGGAGTTCAAATTCTTAACAATTACTTGATTTTAATTGTTGTCTTTTTAGATTTAATTACGGGTGGGATTCGTACAGTAAGTAAACCATCTGTAAAATCGGCTTCTGCCTTTGACATATCCAACTGATTCTGGTGATCAACAAAGGTCTTGGTAAAAGCTCGACGCGCGATGCGTCTTGCGCTCCGCTTGTCATCTTCGTCTGTTTTGGCAGAAGAGATGGTGATACGGTTTTTGTCAGTTTCGACGCTTAAGCTATCTCGCGCAAAACCTGCGAGTGCCATCTGAATGACTTGGGTGTCATCGTCTTCACGCCAAATATCTGTCAGTGGATATCCTTCTGTTGAATTCTTGACCCAGTGGTCGGGTTCTGCAAAAAAGCCTTCAAAAAACTGGTCAAAAGCTCTGCTGCTCATAATTGCAGGTGTGGTTCTCATCATCAAACGTGTCATATCGTCCTCCTTATTTAAGCAAGTTTGATAGTATTTTGCGACCCATTAGGCGTCGCAAATATAACATAGACACGATTTTTAGAGTGTACACTTTTATTTTGACTTAATTTTAATAGTCATCATAATCAGCGTCGGCATCTCTCATGAATCTTGAAGGTAATACATCAACTCCTTGCGATGCAAGATCTTCGGCGCGTCTTTTTTCTTTTTCATATCGTTGTGCAAGCAATTCAATCATTTCATCTAGATCGTCATCATCAGGAAGATTAGACAGTCTAGCAGTGGTCAGCTTTCTTTGAAGATTTTCTTCTTCCTCCGGTGTCGGAGGCAAGTGGTGAACAGGCGCCAGCCCGGCAGCTCTTAAATCGTCAGGTGTTATATCACCATCTAAATCTGGAAGTGCTCTTTGACGCTGACGAAACGGAATCATATCTCCTTCGTTTAGTTCTTGACTGGTTCCAGGAACTCCTGCATCTCCTGCAACTCCCATTGCGGAAACAAAAGCTGCACGCTCTGAGTTTGTAAGTTGATCGTACACTGAGGTATTTGACAAATCTTTGAGGTCAGGAATGGGTTGGTCAATCATGGGCCTTGACGTATCAAGAAACTCATTTATAATTTTACGAAGTTGTCTTCTGTTTATTTTCATTACATTGCCCCTATAGCAATTGATGTCTGTTCACCCGGCAAAAGAATTTTGTCTCCTGCTTTGACACTATCAGCTGATTCTATTCTTGTCAACCCACTGTCTCCGGCGTCGACTCTGTCGTTTTGCATTTGTACTAGTTGATTAATCTGATCTGATGATAACGATACACCCATGTGTCTGCTGTATATTTGAGAAAGTGTCTCTCCTTTTTTAACTGTATGCATCTTGACTGTGTCTTCATTTAAAACAGTTTCTACTATTAATCTTCTTAATTCTTTACGTGTGATTTTCATTTAATTTCCTTTAGTATCTCTTCTATATCTAGACCTGCGCAATCAATCTTTTTCTCACTGCAGTGAAAATGGTTCATAAATCCTTTAAATCTCCCGCTAGCAGCATGAGAGTCATAAGCCCATTTTTCTGCAGGTGCTTCTAGAGGAATACCGCACCCTTCGTGCATTGCTTTGTAAAGAGCTTTGAGAGCTTCTATTTGAACCGGGTAGAACCAAGTAAAGTCTTCTACTTTTCTATTTTGTGCAAGAGCGCCGCTCATGATTGGCCTTTCTCCAAATCCATTTCTTTTATACCAGCTTTGATGCTTTAAGTAAAAAGCATTTGCAATCTCTACACCGACTCCCGTGCTATTGACCTTAGAGTTTCCGGCGTGCCAGCATGCATCATTCAAGTCATGAAGCTGAATAATTGTGCCGTCGTTGTCAATACAAAAGTGAACTGATACGTTTCTTTTAGCAAGGACTTTTGCGCAAGACATGCTGTTAAGGCATACATCCCAATGCGTTACAAAAGACTTGATATCTCTTTGGCTGTTATATTTTGTCAGACCTTTACTAATGGGATAGGGAAAACCTGCATCCTTGAAGGTGTGAACTTTTTCTGATGGCCAATCGATCTTGATAGGCTTGTCGCCCCACCATAGAACATCAGAATTGTCTGTAATCCATTCTGAATTATGTGCAGCTTCTAAAGCTTCTCTTTCGGACAATATTATTCTATAGGTTCCTGGTCCGCACATACCGTCTGCTGATAATCCTCGTGCTGACTGAAATTCTCTAATTGCAGCTGTTAATACTGTATCAAAGTCTTTATGATCAGGTATGAACCAGTCAGGCTTCCATCCGAATCTTCTAGACTGGTTTTTATTGTAAGTTTCTGCGCTCATAGACTCCTCTTCGTTTCACTCATGCTATTAAGTATGCACCTGTATAAGTAATTTATTAAAAATAGTGGACCTGGCTGGAGTCGAACCAGCTTCCGCAGCAGTCTTAGTTTGAGTCATTCACAAGCTTGTCTAATTTACTATCACAAATTAGAAAAGATAGTCGGTTTTCCCTGCGCTTACCGACCTGTTGCGCTCCACCAATATTGATCTGACTGTCTTAGCAATTTCTTTCTAAGCGCCACCAGATTGTACGATTTAAGCCTGTCTGTCTAACCACCGCAGCAATATTGGGTAACCATTTCGATTTTTACAACTTATCTGTTGTTTTGCTTAAATTGGATAGATGGCTTTAAGCGGCCACCCGATTACGCCGCGAGTGCGACTGCGTCGAAGTGTGTGTTGTTGTTTGCAACTATTGTTTTTGAACTTTTAAGGATGTATCTTTCCTGCTTGCACTCTCCCTTGATTCTACCCCGTCGAAACCGTGTCAGGCCCTTATTTGTAAATATATTGCACTAATATAATCATAAACGCCAAAAATGTACAAATTAGCGTCTTTTGAGTAAACATTGACTCACCCAAATAAAACCACGTCATAATAGGAAATGTTAAATATGACAAAGAAAAAGCAATAAATCTACTAGTCCAAAGTTCACCTGTGACCGCCATAAAAAACTTAGTAGCATACCAATAGGCAAACCCGCAAGGTATGCCAAAAATTATATTAGAAAGTATGGGGCGAGTTTTCCAATACTCGTACACAAACTGTAGATTATGTGTATACCAAGCGAGAACATGACCTGTAACGACAAACATGACGCCGAAAACAATATTAGAATTAAGCATACCCACGCCACTTTAATTATTAGCTTGATCATTCAAAACTAACGTGTTCTTTTAAAATATTATCTATCTGAACAATTGTCCAATGAATTTTAGCTGCATGGTCAACTTCTTTGATCAATGCATTCTTATTTGACTTATAGTCTCTTAGTTTTTGATAATCATCAATAAGTGTTTTTCTTAAATTTAATAACTTGTCTAAATCTTCTTTATTCATTTTTAATCCCTTTTTTAAACCACATAGGCATAGAAGCTCGGGGCTCCCATTTTGCAAATCTTACTTTATCTTTAATATAGTAATTTCTATAAGACTCGACGATGTTTATTATACCATGTTCGTCTGCTACCTTATACTCATCTTTCATGCAAACAGGAAAGTCTGACAGATAACTATTTGAAATACCCACGGGCATGTTTTTTGCAAGCCATTTTGCTTCATGCTCAGTCTTGTGATTTCTTTGATAGCGAATAAAATATTCTGCTAACAAAGCCTGACAAAGTGATAATTGCCACTTATAATTTGAAATATTTTCTGCTGTCCATATTGTACACGGGTGTCGCAAATGAGACATTTTCCACGGAGGCTGCAATTCTTTTTCAGTGTGTTCGTATGCCCATTGCTGTGCATCACGAATTCTTTTGAAATCATTGACTGTCTTATTATGAGATTTTAAGAGATGAATCCAATGAGCAGCACATAGCATTTGCGCGCTTTCTAAGATCATTTTAACAACATGTTTGTTGCAGTGAAATCTTGCTGCTTCATTTGGATCTAGAGAAAGTATAAAAGTATTCATTAGACCTACGCAGAGTCTCCTAGAATTAATAGTTCAACAATCTTTGCAGTAACCAATGGGCCTGTTGTAGAGTAGCTCTGCGTGTCATCTCCGTCCTTTAAGAGGGTATAGATCTCATGGTCATTTCCACCTTCTTCGCAAGCATCCCCAATAAAAATTATCTCTTTAAACGCTTCTAGGTGTTTTAAGACGTATGTTTTGTCCCAGCCTTCTGGAAATATATCGAAGCTGGTAGCCCCACCGAGTGCAACTTGTAGCTTCATTTTTTTCTTATCAATAGCTTCTTTGATAAAATCTAAGTATTTTGTTCTAATTTTTGATTCATTATCAGCAGCAACCCAAGCTTCTCTTTCTCGGTCTTTAGCAGACCGACCGATTGGGCACCAGTTTAGCATAGACCCTCTGTAATGAAAAAATGTACCTGTGTAGGGTAGCTTGTGACGCAGAGAAATCAAAAGCTGACCTGAGAAAAGCGTCTGCAAGAGATATTGGTAGTTTTCTTCTCCGACTTCGCTAATCATATCAGCCGAATATTGGCATTTAAATTTGTTATTTTCCCATTTATAGTACTTGGTTCCGTTACAGGGAAAAATATGTAAAGTGCTTAATCGAATACCGCCAATATCTAATGCAGGCTTAATTTGCTGCCTAACGTATTCAAAATCGGACCCTGTAACAATTCCAATTTCGTATTCTTTTTCTAAAAACTTAAGAGCCCTAATCATATCTGGTTCAATTTGTTTTCTGGCCGGAGTTAATGTTCCGTCCATGTCAAATAAAACAATTTTACGCATGATCTTCTCCTTTTAAAAGCCAAGACGAAGATTGAATTTTATCACCCAAGCCATCAATTAACTTAATACCAAGTTCTTCACAGACAGGTCTTTCAGGGATAGTATCATTGTTTTGATCACCGCCATTTGCAAAAAAGATTTCATATTTGTCTTTAAAAATTGCTACTATTTCTCTAAGAGATTTGCAAACAGTTCTATCTTGATCGCAAGATAAAAATGTTATATCAACCCCTTTGATGTTTTTAACAATAAATACTCGCTCTTCTTCGTTCATAAAAGGCTTGGACCCTTTTAACGCTCTCTGAAGATCGCTGTTTACAATTACACAAAGTACGTCTCCTTGCAATTTTGCATTCTGCAAATACTCTACGTGACCTTTGTGTATTGGATTAAAATAACCAGACACAATAATCAATTTTTGCATAACTTCTCCTATGCAAGAATTATAATAATTTTATCAAGCTTTTACAAGCTTACTTTGCCCACCAAGCTTCAATATTACGCACGTCTACAAAACCTTCATCTTCGCTTGGGCTTTCGTAGCCACCAATCATTCTATCAAATGCAGCAGGAGGAATTGTCTTTTTCATACTTGTCTCTTCAAATTCTCTTTGCGACCTTTCGACTGAATTTTTTTAAGAAAATCAACATCGTCATTCCAACCAAAATTACGTTTAAGAACAAACGCCATTCTTCCATGATTTCTTTCATTTCAACCAACGCCCTCAAAAGCGACAGTTCCACCAATAGAGCCTGTTAAAACAGGAAATTCACTTGATTCGATTGTTGACAATCCAGCCATCAAGCTAAAACTACAATCTGAAGCACCATCACGTCTAAAAAATAATGACTTACATCTTATTTCCATTCTTGGCGTCATATCATTTCCTGACAGGACCATGTAATTAGCTGTGATGTCTGCATTTACTCCATCGGCTGTAAATCCTATTCTCATAGGGTTTGCTGAAGTATTCTGAACTACAAAAAATCTTGTTACATAAGGAAAAGATATTTCAATAGCACTTGCTTTTACTTCTCCGCCTGCTGAAGATGTTACAAAAGGAACAGCAGAAAGCTGATATGCGGGTACTGAATTAGGTCCCGCCTTCGGGTGGTTAATAGACATTAGTTTATCTCCTGATCATGATCAACTCTTTGAACTGTTGTCATTACAATATCCTTCATTGCTTTTAAAGATTTCTCAAATTCACTCATTACGAATGCAAACTCTTCCAAAGAAAGTGAAATTGTAATTCTATCAATTTGTAGAATTATTTCTTCGGATTCTGCATCATAAACAGCAACATCAGACAAAGTATACAAATTATTTAAGCTCATCTATACTATCTATGTACCACTCTTCTAAAGATCCTTCACATAGAATTACAAAAAAATCTTTATGTATCTTCGACGGTTGTATTAGAAGCCCTTTCTTCTTGTGAATTCTGTGTTGAACGAGAAACTTTTGATCTTCTCTTTCTTCTTTCTGGTTCGGGTTCGGGTTCGGGTTCGGGTTTTGAGACTTCTTCATTGACCAATTCTTCTTTTGCCTGCTTCATTTTAAGATCTTTGCTAGGCTTTTGTAAAATTGGTTTTTTAATAACTAAATTAAACTCTTTTTCATCTATAGGCTCGCAACCTCTTTTGTTACAATAATCAAGCAGCTGTTGATAATTTTTTATTCTTTTTAACTCTAAAAGTTTTTCTAGAGTAGATCTTTTTCTCTTAAGATAATCTTTTAGTTTAATTGACATCTTTACTCCTTTGAACATTTAGGTTTAGATAGAAATTTTCTATATTAAATATGCTCTCAAGAACTTCTTTTGAATCAGGACCCCAGAAATTATGAACAGACTCTAATAACAAGGTTATATCATTATATTTAATATCTTTTGAATTTTGAGCTTTATGATTTAAATAGTTCGTAACATGCTTTACTAGCTCTGTAAATTCTTTTTCATTCCAGCCTACAGACTCTAACAGCGCAGTTTGATGATGCATAGCTAATAATTGGCATGGATCGAGACTATTTTTCACTTATTTTCTCTCATGTATTGTATGATTGCATCTTGAAAGCGTGGGTCTTTTGCAATTCGAATAATTTCTTTTTCATCACAATCTACGTCATATATAGAAGTAATGTCTTTTGCAATTTTTTTAAGAGCATTAATAAAAATATTTCTTGCTGTAGAGTGATTCATCTTATGACCCATTTCTGACATTTTGCTAGAGATAGAATGATAAGATTCGCCACCCAGACTTTTGCTTGTAGAGTACCCAGCTGACATCTTGTGACCTTTAGGCATCGGCATAATTATTTCTCCTCAATTTCATAAATATTTTTATCATCTTCGCTTACATCTTCGATTCCAAATCTAAGACGAAGAACTAGTTCTTCTCGTTTTGAAAGAGAAGATAGAGATTCAACAATTGCTTTCTTGATTTTTTGATCATCTAAAATTGAATCAATTGATTCTAGACTTTCATCTTCAATAGTTTCGCCAAGCGTTCTTCCGTATTCGTCATTAACGGGTGTATCAATAGAAATAATAAATTTACTTTTACTACTTCTAATTGCTTGTTCTACATGCCTGGTTGAAATATTTAAAATACTAGCAATTTCTTCAATGGTAGGTTCGCAATTAAAATTTTCTTTGTATTCTTTTTGAAGTGCCCATACTTTCCTGGCATTTTCGAGTGTATGAGAAGGGACCTTTAGCTGTGTACTTTCTTTGGTAAGGCTACGTGTTATGGATTGTTTAATCCACCAGGTTGCATAAGTAGAAAACTTAAACCCTTTTCGCCAATCAAACTTTTCAACTGCTTTAATAAGGCCAATATTTGACTCTTGAATAAGATCTTCGAGATTGCTACCATACTTAGAATATTTTTTTGCAATAGAAATTGCAAGTCTAAGATTTGATTCAATCATCATGTTTCTTGCAAGAATATCACCTTTTTCAATTCTTTTAGCAAGATCTACTTCTTCTTCTCTAGTAAGCAATTCAAAATTACTAGAATGGGTAAAATACCCACTTAGGGATGAGTTCATTATTTTTCTCCTACAATGTTTAGTTTTTAATGTTTAATTATTATTATTTATTTTTTTGCAAATTGCACACTTACATTAAGCCTCTGTGCTCGAGCTCTCTGAACACATAGCAATAGTAAGTCTCCAATTCTTGGAGTGTGTTTTCATCTTTGTTGTCTTCTTCTATTTCTTTGATTCTTGAACGCAAAGATAAAATCAGGCGCTTAAGATCATGTTCATTCATGACCATTAGTTGATCGCTATTTAAAATTTTCAATTTCAACCTCCTATAAGTTTATTATAATCAATTAATGAATAATTTACACACTAAAAAATAATTTTATTACCCCTTAGCGTTAATCGTTTTTTATCATAAGAATCAACTGTAATTGACTTTACACCAGGTAGTCTTTTAATCATCATAGATAGTTTCTTTACTGATGAATAAATTTCTGTTGATCTAGGAAGATATTTTATAGCAATTGAAAGTTGTGCATCGCCGTCCATAAATCTTGCAACTTTATCATTTTGAGCAACAACTGCCACAGAAGGAAGAATTCTTATTCTTGTCATTAAGTCAGGGACATGTGTATCAGACTCTAGTCTAAGAGTCAAAGAAACAGATGTAACTTTTTTTTCAAGCTTATATAATGACTCAAGCATAATTTTAATATCTTTTAAATCTGACATTATAATCCTCCTGCAAATAAATATTCGAATCGATATAAAATGTCAGATTTAATTTTATTCTTCATCTACCATAGCTGATCCAACTGACAATAGTGCAATTGCAGCTGAAGAAGCATTTTCTAGAGCACATCTTGTTACTTTGAATGGATCTACAATTCCTAAGTCAAACATGTCACCAAAATTGTCATTTCTAAAATCAAAACCAATATTATTTTCGTGTTCAAGTATTTTCTTTAGATAGCTGTCAGGATTTTTACCGCCATTGATAACAATCTGTCTAAAAGGCTCTTGACAAGCCTGCGAAACAATAAAAAGTCCTGATTTTATTGAAGGATCTTCCGTTTTGTTTTCTTCTTTGCGTATACATGTATAAGCTCTTACTAGTGCAACGCCACCGCCTGGAAGGATACCTTCAGCTAATGCAGCTTTTGTTGCATGCAAAGCATCATCTACTCTGTCGTATCTTTCAATAAGTTCAGCTTCGGTTGCAGCTCCTACTCTTAATATAGATATTGATCCACTTAGCTGCCTAAGCCTGTATGTATAAAGTTCTCTTTCGTCTGATGTCAAACTAGGATCTTCAAGTGAATCTTTTATTGCTGATATTCTTTCAAGCATTCTATTATTTTTTTTGTCTTCAGTCATAAAAAGAGTAGAAGCTCTTTGGATTATTGCACGCTTGGAGGTGCCAAACATTGTTTCATCAAAGTCTTCCATATCAAAAGATGCATCAATAACTTTTCCGCCTACAATTGCCTGCAAATCGTTTAAAAGTTCATGTCTTGTTGCCCCAAATCCGGGTGATTTAATTGCAGCAACTCTAAGAGAACCTTTTACCTTATTAAGCACCAAACCTTGTAACGCCTCGTCGTCTATTTCATTTGCAATAATTACAATAGGCTTGTTCATATCTAGTGCTTTTTCTAAGGGTTTCATAAGACCATGTATGGTTGAAAAGCTCTTATCAACCATCAATATAAGCGGGTCTTTGAAATCACATATAGACTTGTCTTTGTCTGTAATGAAATAAGGAGAAAGATATCCTCTTTCAAGCTGGTATCCGTCGACAACAGTCAAAGAAGATTTAAAACCTTTTGCTTCTTCGACAATAACTTCTCCATCAACTCCTGATGCTTTAATTGCACTTACAATTAAGTTTGCAACTTCTTCTTCACCATTTGCAGAAATTAAAGCAACTTTTCTTAGATCTTCATCATCTTCTACTTCACGTTTTTGTGAATGAAGTTCTTGAAGGGCAATCTGCACACCTTTTTCAATTCCAGCTTTGATACCTTCGGTTTCAAATCCAGCAGATCGCATTTGCAAACCTTTGTTAAAAATTATTTGTGCAAGTACAGTTGCTGTGGTTGTACCATCACCTGCTGTGTCAGCAGTTCTTGCCGCTGATTCTTTAATTACTCTTGCGCCTAAGTTTTCAACAGAATCTGTTAAATTAACAGCATTGGCAACTGTCACACCGTCTTTTGTTACAATTGGATGAAGACCCTCTCTTTGAATTAAAACTAACTTGCCTTTTGGCCCCATTGTAGTTTTAACAGTGTTAGCTAGTTTATCAACACCTCGGCGCAACCCAGAAGTTAACTCTTCTCCACTTATAATTCTTCTTTTTATCTCTTTATCTTGCATTAAAAAGTCAGCCTTTTAAAAGTTGTTTTTGATCTCTTCCTTCTAGGAGAGTTTTATCTATGTTGACTATTCTACGACTATTATTGATAACGTTAACAGCAACGTACAGATCTCCTTCTTTAGAAACAACTTCGTTTTCAGCAATAATACCTTGTGCTCTAAGCATTTCTTGAAGTCTATTATCTACGTACATTTTTACTCCTATAATTTTTGAAATGTGTTACAATATTTTTGCCAAGTTTTTTCTTTTGTCATTGAGGTAAATTCCATTTCTTCAAAGACACTTTTAAGTGTTTCAAAGTCAGAAGATCCAATATGAGACTCACCTTGGCTTAGATCATTAGAAAAGTCTACAAGCCTGATTAAGTTTACATTTCTTGTAAAAATTTCTCTCTTTTCTGGATTTTCTAAAGTTTCGGCAAGGAGGCTTGAATTTCTACAAATCTTATCTGCTGTCTTGTCTCCAAGACCTGGAATTCCAAAAATATTATCTGTTTTATCACCTCGAAGGGCTTTCCAAGTTACATAATCATAGTCAGGCTTTTCTATAAAAGATTTTCTTACCGGATGGTAAATTCTAAAATTATCTTCAAAAACATTAAGAAGCTGAATAAAATCAGAGTCAGAAGATACAATAGTTACATCATGTCCTTTCCTAGCATGCAGAGAAGCATAAGTGGCAATTGTATCGTCGCATTCTAAGTCTGGATGTTTCACTGTTTCAAAAGGAAAGCAATTTTTAATTAGATTAATAATTGTTGCTTTTTGCTCATGGAAAGATCTTCCTTGCTTTGGTCGATTACTTTTATAATCGCCTGAAGATAATTGCTTTCTAAATTTTGGGTTTCCTTCTAAGACGAAGTAGACTTTATCCGGATCAAATTTTTCTATTAAAGGACGAATTCCTCTAAAGAAATTATACACAACCGGGTATTCTCCTTTTGTGAAACCTGATTTTGAACGATAAATTAAATTATACCCATCTAAAAGAAGAACTTTCATATTTGTGTCACCTTATCCAAGTCTTTTAGGCTCATCTTGGCAATAAGACCATTACCCATATCTACATTTATTTTATCATCTTCTTTAATGTTTTGCACACTTTCTTTATTATTTTTTTCTTCAGAATCATCATGATCAAGAGTCTGCTTTTTAATAATATTTTCTTTTACATAATACACAGAGTTTGCTAAAAGTTCTGCTTCGTCAATCATTCCATCAATAGCATTTCTAGCGTTATCAAGCATATGCTTTCTTAATTGATCTAGATCTTTAAAGACGTCACCTTTTAATCTAGAAACATCAACTTTTGTTCTTTTAGCGTCAGGAAGCTCAACAACGTATGACTTTTCTTGTCCTTCAAGTGTAGTTCTAGTAACTTCTTCTACAACTCTAAAAGGAATTACTTTAGCAGTTTCTGCGCCTACCAAATAAAAAATTTGACCTACTTTATATTCCATTTTAACCTCTTGTTAGAGATTATAACATAAAATAGATCAAATTTTTAATTTTTTATTTTAAAGCTTTCTGAAGCAAACTAGTCAAAACAAGTACTTCTTTTCCTGAATTTTTCTGAGCATACATTGTCAAGTCTAACTTTGCCAATTCATGTGAAAGTCTCCATTCTTCACGATGACCTCCGTGAATCTGAAAGATTCTTACAAGCTCTTTTATAGTGGATTCGTGTAACTTCATTTAGACTTTTTGAAACCTACGCCTGGAAAAGCTGTATTCACTGCGCCACGATGTCTATTCTGTGGCTTCTTGCTTCCATAAACCCAGCCGCTCGTAAGATTTAAATCTTTAAAAACATCAGCAATTTCTTCTGAAATCATTTTTCTTAACTGAGTTTCTTGCAAGTTTTCTTGCTGTTGGGATTTGCGCTCACGTGCCTCAGCCATCATCTTCTTGGCTCTGCGAATCTCTTGAACAAGCATGACTTCATCAATTTCGATCATCTCGTTCATGTCTTCCGCGTCTTCTTCGTCTTCTTCGTCTTCTTCGTCTTCTTCGTGCATGGCATCCATGTCTCCGCCTTCAGAAAGCTGTCCAGCACCAAAGCGATGATCACCCTCTCCTGAAAGTGTTGGATCTTCATGCATGCTTCTATTAGAAGCTTCGCTTAAAAGGTTTTCTCCAGATGTTTCAACACCTGCTAACTTGCATAATCTATCTAAGTTAATTTTCATAATACTTCTCCACAAAGAGCTATAATTTAATTATCATCTCGTGGACGTTTTTTCTTCAATATTTTTTTTAATGTTACTAGAAATCTTTCTGCCTGCATCTACTGCTTCATTTAAAGGTTTAAGTCCCAGACATACTCTAACTTGATCGTATAGGTCTGCTGTCAACCCTTCTTTTAGAATTTTCATGTCAGCATATTGATGCAAGTCCATTTCTAAGATAGGGACCGGGTTTCCATCTAAACCAGGCTCGTATTCCCCTGATTCTCTACTTTCAAATATAAAAATAACTTCAGGCATTTTTTGATCTTCGGGAACAAGAACAAAAGGAATTTTGGAACTCACTCCATCTTCGCTTTCTTCATACATAATTTCTGGATACCAATTAGAATTCATTATTTTCTCCTCTTAGAAAAGATATTAATATATTTTGAAAATAATTAAAATATTTTAGTAAGACAAATTATGCGTGTTTCGTAGAAAAACTAGTCCTTCTTCAGCAGATTCTTTAATAAATAATTTAATTAGTGCACCATTAGACTCTGTATTTTCTATTTTTCTTAAAAGATCTTGGAAAGGCTGAATTATTTCACTTTTTCCTGGTATGTTTAAGTAAACTCCTCTTTTTAATCTCTCTATAAATCTTTCAGGTGTAAAATTACTTTCTTCTAAAATTTGTAAAATTCGCCTGTACTCCAAAGAAAAATCAGCGACAGGATCTTTATTTTCTGATATGGTTATAAAAGTTCTAGGGAACATTACCATGTGATATGATTTAAGATCGGGCGTAAGCAACATACTTAAATCCTTTAATAACACAAGATTGTTACCTGAAAGCTTAAATGCTTTTTTAATCTTTTCTTTATTTTTATCTTCATCTTGATTTGCTACAGTACTTGTTGAAGATCCGGGAAGAAGAATTTCATTGACTAATTTACAGAGTAACTCGGCATTATAACCAAAAGTATGTGTAATTAAAAACTCTAGACTGTCAATTAATGCTTCTACAGTTTTACTACCAGATGTTTGTATCCATCTATCGACAAGGTCGTCATATTTTGCTTCTTCTTCAGAAGTGAGAGGATTGTCTCTCATACTAAAAAGCATTGATCTTGTAAAAGTTGTACTTTTTCCATCTTTTACTTCTGTGAACTCTGGCTTGACTAAAATATATTTAACAAGTGTTCTCATCGCCTTAGTGTTTTTAAGATTTGATAAATCACACTTAAAGAGTTCTGTACTTCCCTCTGAATACGATCTTGTGTCTTTAAAAAGTCCTTCTTTTAAAATTTTTTTTTGAATAATTTTTCTAATTGTTTTTTCTGAAATGACAACAGACATTTTAACCTCGCAACATTACTCTTCTAACTTTTCTTCTTAAGTTCAAAATGTCTTGTGATTCATTGACCTTAATCGGAGGCGTAGTATCTTCTTCGGATGTTTCTTCAGGAGAATCTTCAGTAGTGTCTTCCTTGGTCTCTTCATCTTCTTCGCTAGGCTGAGAATCCTGAGAAGTTTCTACACTTTCTTCTCCTGATGTTATTTTAATAGACGAAGGAGGGTCGCTCGGATCTTGTGCGTCTTTACCGTCAACCTGCCCTGCAATAATATTAGAAAGAGCATCTAAAAATACAAGAAGCGTAGTTCTCTCATCTTCAGATAATTTGTCATAGTATACTTGTGCTTGCTGCTTGATAGAAGAATCTCTCAAAGACTTACCTGCACGTAAATTATTTACAGCCTGGACGACAGAATCAAAAGAAGCACCTACAGCTCCAGAATCTGACGAAGATTCTGGTTCTTCTGGCGCTTCTCCGGGTTGTTCTGCTGGTTCTTCTGCAGACTCTTCATCTTCTTGTTCAGATAAACTACCGTACATACTTTCATCTTTTTTATACTGTAGTTTAAATTTTTTAGCTGTTGGATCAGCATTTTCGTTTATTTTTCTAGAAAGACCTACAGCTTCGCTAGAAATTACACGAAGAATGTTTAAAAGGTCTTGTTCGTTTTTTGCTTTAATCATTTTAATTCCTCAACAATCTATTCATCAATAACTATCTTTAACAAATAGCAACTTCTTTCGTTTTGTTTGATCAACTCGAAGTTGTCAATAGTTATGTGCACATTGAAAATACTATTTAAATTATTTTTTAAGTTAATTCTGACTTCTGATCCAATAATTTGATGCACGTATTTATAAGTCAAAGGTATTTCTATACTTAAGATTGTATTTGATTTTTGTTTTTTTAAACTTATAAATTCAAATTGATGAAAAGATTTGTCTAGAGTTTGAATTGCTACAACTAAATTTGTATTTTCATCTTCAACTTCGATATAAGCACTGTCATCTTTTAAAAGAGTTTTCTCAGTTACTCTTTCTTTAAGCGCATCACTTACAAAAAACGACACTAAAACTCCTGAATAAACTTTATGTCATCAAAGATTTCGTCAATAAATTTTGCCATCTTTAAGTCTTGCTCAGAGACTTCGTTGATGTCATATGTATAAAGTTCAACCTGTACTTTCATTTTTTCAATGCTTAGTCTTGGATGGTGCATCATTTCTTCTGATGTTTTTAAAATTTCGTTAACAAAAAAGCGAAGATGCTTGTCTCGATTAAAAGTAAATGTTCTAACAAGTGATGTCTTGTAAAAGTCTGATACTTCTTCCCATTCTGTTGTCAAAGCTTCAATGGGTAGTTCAGGAATGTCTCTAATTCCTTGAAAATCGGCAGAAAAAAGTCGATTCATATCTGAAGAAAAATCAAAATTTTCTTTGACAAGTTTACTTTTGCTATTTATGATATCGTAAAGACTTTTCATTCTTCTTTTACCGGTAACATATTAATATCTTGTATGTGCATTCCAACTGCTTGAATTATTGCATTTCTCATTTGATCTTTATTTTTAGATAATGATCTTACAGCTTTGCTGGTAAATTCTTCCATGGCCTCTAAATCAGTCTTAACTTTGCTCATTATTTCTGCTAAGTTGTCGTCAATCTCTTCTGTAAACTTTTTAGTATCCTCGCTAGCTTTTCCTAGCATGCGGTCGCCTATTGATAAAAGTTTGTCAAATATTTTCTTTGCAGTTTTCTTTTTTTCTTCCATTGTTGCTGCACCATCATGATTAGCATCAGCAATAGCTGTACACCAGCATACAAAGTTTTTAGCTGCAGGATTCATTTTTTCAAAATCAGGCATTGTTTTAACCCGGGCGACAAAAGGATAAATCGTCTTTATTTGTAAGTCTTTCATATTCTTTTCTAAGAAATTTGCTTTTGTCTCTTTGATTCCTAGCTCAGCTGCAGTTTCAAAAGAAGAGTTTTGAGCTTCACTCATATCAACGCTTCCAAATTCTGATTTAAATAACCTAAGCATTTCTTTTTCTACTTGAACAGCATTTCTAACAGCGTTAGTTGCAATTGACTGATTAACTCTATTAAAGTCAATATCAGGTATTTTAGAAAGCCCGCCGCCGCGGAGAGTCTTGCCCATTAAACTACCTACAATGTTTCTAACGATGCTTGGCGCAGCAGCACCGGTATCTAACAAAAAGTCAAGATCTTGTTCAGCAATATTTTGCATAAAAATCTCTCCACCTCTTGTTGCAGGTCTTTCGACAGCGTCTGTTTCTCCTGCTAGTTCAACTACTTCATCTTTTCCATATACCATTCTTTCAATAGCAGCAATACCTACTGAATCACTAGCTGCAGCTTTAATTACATCCATTGCAATAGATTTTACTTCTTGATCATCAAGCGCTGGCACCATTTTAGAAATTTGAGCAACTTCTTCCGGTGTAAGTCCTTTCTCAATTTCTTTTATTGACTGAACAGCCTGGGGAGCAATTTCAGAAATTGTATCATTAAATATCGTCAAATAAGTCAAAGTGTCCGGATCTACATCTTCTTTTCTAATAGCATCAAAAGCCATCTTTTGCTTTTTAGATAAAACTCGATAATCATAGTCTCTAAAAGAGGCCTGAGAATTGTCTATAGTTTGCATAATTCTGGTTGCGATCGCATCTGTCATCATAAGCTTTTTCTGATCTTCTGAAATTGATGGATCTTCAAGCTTACCCATGATGTCATCTATTACTTCTTCTGACATTTCTTCAGTATCATCTTCTTTTTTACCTGCTTCTTTTAAAAGATCGATGTACATGTCAGCAGAGAAATTCAGGTCTTGCTTTTTAACAACTGCGTCTTTATTAGAACCCGAAACTGAATATTCGATATCAGTAGAATCTTTTACGTTTTCGTTAAAGATTTTCATAATTTCTCTTCTAGCACTAGCAGGATCTGAAGCCATATTGCTGTACAGAGGAGCAATTAGTTTTGCTTGTCTAAAAAGCTGAAATATAAATTCTCTTCTAAACGCTTCTTCTAGACTTATTGATTCTCCAAAGTACTCAATATCTTGATCTAAGTCTATTCCTTTTGATATGAGTATTTTATTTTGCGTAGGAATTCCAAGTGTATCGTCTAGTTTTCGAAGAGTATCAATTGTTCTTTTATGTGCTGTTTCTGGTATTGCATTTGGGCTTTCAGATTTGATTTCAAAATTTGTTATATTTAAAAGCTCGCCCGGAGAAATATTTTCTAAGTCTCTTTCAATATCGCTTCCGTGCCCGGAGGCACTAATTTTACCAACTGTATTGGCAACAATGTAGGCAGCAATTTTTTTAACTGCCGATTCAGGATCTCCGTCAAAATCTGCAAAGTTCTTACTAAACCAAAGTGCAGCGCCCTGCAATGTTCTTTTATATTTGCTGACGTGTGGTTGAAGAACGCCACCGGGGCCTTCTAAAAATCGCTCTATAAAAGCTTCAGTTGTCTTTTTCCATTTTTCTTCTTTTCTATTCTTTGCAGCTTTTGAAAGAACTTCTTCATTAAAGTTAACATTATTAGAAAGTACACCACTCCATGCTTGCTGCTCGTTTGAGAACGTGCTTTCGGACGAACCGGCACCTAAAAAGTTATTTTTTCCTACGTCTGTACCAATAAGCCTGGATACATCTCTGGCACTGTCAAAGGTAACTTGAGCAAATGCCGCAACAGGATCTTGTCCTTTTGACAAGAGATTACCTTTCCAGTATTTTTCTCTTCGATCGTCAGTCGCGCTCGCCGCAACAGGTTTTTGTTCTTCTGAGTCTAATTTGATATTACCAATTGTTGAACCCAGTCTAAATCCTGAAAGGAATTTTTCTTTTCGACCAGGATCTTTTGCAATTGCAGCAAAAGCTTGATTGAGCTCAAAAACACCTTCAGGTGTAATATCTTCTTCTAAAAGTCCTATTTCCATTCCCATTTCAAAATCAGGATCGCCTAGTTCAATCTTGTCTTCTTCGGAAGTGTTTAAAGTAGGCTTTGGTTTAGGTGAAGGCAAAGCAGTCGGAGTCGACCTGACGCCACCGGTAGCAATCGGTCTGGCTTCAAGACCAGGCTTTTTCCCTTCAAGCTCATTTTTAAGTGCTACTTCAATAGTAGAAGCACTCATGCCTGGTAATTCCATTTCTAAAGATTGTGCATAAAAAGCTAGCGCCTCGTCGCGATCTCTTCCTGACATGTTTTTTAAGACTTCAACTGCGTCTTTAAAGTTTTGATCATCCTCTATCGATTGATCTCTTTCTTCAAAGTCTTCTAGTGAGTACTCGTCGTACTCACTATCGTCGGCATCATCATAGCGACCATCATAATCAGAATCATCAAACATTCCGCGCATAGAGAAAGCTCTGCCTGATTCGGCGAGCATACCTTCTTGACTTTTATCAATTGCAGAGTCAAGAAGCTTGTGCAGAGCACGATAGTAATACTCAATCTGACCAGGAGGAACTTCTTCAGCAATTCTTGATGCAGCAGATCGAAGCTCACCAATTGAAGCAGGCACATAATTTTCATCAGCTACAGGAGGCTCTTCAACAGAAAGTTGTGTTGCCATGTGTGCTGAGGGTTGAATTGGTGCTTCTTGTCTATCAAAAGAGTGAATAAAATTACCGCTAGGATTATCAAAAGTTCTATTTTCATTTAGTGCTTTTTTTAGCAAATTAAAAAGAACTTCTTTTTTAACTTTAACTTCCATTTAAAATCTCCAAATTCTTTAGTAAGTATTATGATAAAAACGAATATTTAGTTAAAGTTTTGATTAACTGCATACGTTATTCCAACTGTTGTACCTACACCTAAAATAAAAGCGCCGTATGTTGACCAACGTTGCCACACATCGCGCTTCTTATCTTTTTTTATTTGATCGTCTCTTATTGCAATCATATCTTGATACATTTGTATTTCTGATCTGTATCTTACATCAAGAAGATCATATTGCAAAGTTTGCTGAGCTTTATATTCTTCAAAAGCATATTCTGCATCAATTTTGCATTGCTCAACTTCTCTTTCATTTTGAGCAATAATTTTTGCAAGCGCTTCTTCTGTAAGCAGAATTCCACTAATTGGGGCGTCATCTCCTTCTGTTACACGAACATAGTCAGGCTCAGATGCTAGCGCCACACTCATTAAAAAAATAATAATTTTCAAAACTACTCTCCATCAAGGCCGTATTTGTCCTTTAATACTTTATCTAGTTTTGAAGAATTATTTAATAGATCTTCTTTTCTCTGCTTTTCTTTTTTATCTGCTTCTTGCTCTTTTTCAAGCTTTACACTTGCATTTTCTTCTCTTGCATCGTGATAATCTTCAATAGCACGATCAGTGCCTTTTTGAATTGACTTTGCTGCTTTTTTTCTAGCGTCTGCATCTTTCTGAGATACTTTTTCTCTACCTCCAGATGTTCCTATTATTACACCTAGAAGCAATATAAATGCTGCAACAAAAATTTCCCAGTATTCTACTATAGCTTTTTTAGCTTTTTTAAGATACTTCATTGTCTACCATGACGCCAAATTTGAATTGTATCAATAGCAGATTGACCACCAATATAAAACATAGCAATCATACCCCACGTATCTGGATCAAGACCTGCGCCAATTAAAAGTCCAGTAGCAGTTAAGAACACCAAAAGCTTTCTAGACACAAGTTTTTCTTGAACAGAGTCAAGTGCACCTTTTGTTTTGCTTTCTAAATAAAGGCTCTTTTTAACCTTTTCTGTCAAACCTTCTTCGACTTTGTCTTTGACAGTATCAACAACTTTATCGAGTTTTTCTTTAACATCTTCCATTTTGATCTCCTTTTTATCAATCTTTAATTCTATTATTATTTTCAATTAAATCAAAGATTGACTCTACATCTTGTTTAGAAAATTTCTTTTCTACCTTGTTTTTCTTATCATCTGATAATTGATCTAACATTCTTATAATTTTAGGATCTTCAGCCAATATATGTTGAACAAAATCTTCAAAAACCTCTTGCATAGATAGTTGTCTTTGAAAGCATGCAATTCTAAAAGCTGCATGTGCATCTTTTGAAATATTAAAATGAACAGACTTCTTATTGAAATTTTCTGACCTTAGTGTCAATTTTTATGCTCCGCCGCCCAGGCCTCCGGTGCCTCCTGCAAATGCACCTACAGCAAAATTATCATCAGAAACTTCTGGAATGTCTGTAAATTCATTCATATCTAAGCCATATTTTGAGCTAAGATTATTTAAAAACTCTTCTACAAAAACTTCTCCGTAATTTTCATCTAAAAATGTTTTTGCTCTGTTAATAATTGATTCTTCTATGTTGAGAAGATTTTTATAATTATTGACTAGTCTGACGACTCTCATTGTAAATTTATCTACATCTAAGTCAGGTATGTTTTGTTCATCTGCAGGAGCTGTTACGGTCATGTCATCGCTCCCAGAAGGATCAGGTGCTTCTTCTTCTGGTGTTTCTTCTTCTGGTGCTTCTTCTTCTGGTGCTTCTTCTTCTGGTGCTTCATCTGCAGGAGGTTCTTCTTCTTGTTCAAGAAGAAATCTTAAGTTCATATTTTTTAAAGACTCGTTTAACGAAGCTTCTTTTCTAATTGAAACTGATTCATATCTTAAAATCAATGCATCTATTTGATCATCTACAGAATCAGCAGCAGGTCTGGCTTTTGCTTTAGGCGCTCTTAATGCAAGTGGGCTTTCTGGAGTGTTTACGCCTGCTTCTTTTGCTTGCTCAACAATCATTGACATTTCTTTAAGTATTGACATTATTTTTCTGTCCATTATACACCTCTTACAATGTTTATTATTTTATCAGCTTTTTCAAATCTTTTTTCTATTACAGGCCAGCGAAGCTGTTTCATCATTGCCGACATATAAGAATTGACATCTTTTAAATAATCTCTATAGTAAGCATGTTGCCACACATCCATTACAATAACTGGGTACATTCCAACAGGAACATTCTCTGAGTGAAGATCTATTGCACAATTCATATAGGACTGAGTAAACATATTAAGATAGGTTACAACCCACCCGCAGCGAGAAGCCATTCCGCAGGCAATAAAGTCTCTTTGCCAATCATCAAAAGATCCGAAGTCTCTATTAAGCCTCATATACGAAAGAGAATCCATTGTAATTCTTGACTGTGAATCTCCAATGTTAGCAAAATATAGCTCATGAAGGTAAGCACCGTTCATGTTGAAAGTCTCGTCAATCTTATAAGCTCTGTAGGGAGAGTTATTAGAATTTACGTTCGATCGGTCAGCAGAATCAAGCTGGATGCTTGTCTTGTTAAAGTTTTCTACATAACCTTCGTAAAGATCAATATGGTTTTGAACGTTTCCAGGAGATAGAAAATCTGTTTTTACGGTAAATTGCTTAGGTTGCGCCATAAAAGACTCGCTAAGAGGCTTTTTGCCAACATCTAGTGTATCTTTTATGACCTTCTTAGCTTCTTCTGTTAAAAAATCATCAATTCTCATTATGCTGCCTCATATTTTGGAAAATCTTTTTCTTGTAGTTTGATATAGACAACATCTGATTCTGTTGGGCCATAGTGTCTATAGCAAATAACGCTTGGCTTTCCTTTGTTATCAAAATCGACTCTGTCTACTGTATATTTATGACCGGTATCTTTGCATTGAATAACCAATCCAGACGCTAGAAGGTTAATAGAATTTTCTTTATCTTTTTTTCCTCCTATGGCCAGTAAAGATTCAATAACTTTATGTTTCAAGTCTATCTCCTAAAAGTTTAGGTGTCTAACTACAATTCCTGCATCTATAAGTATATCTATACCGTTCGACTGTTCGTATCTTTCTAAATATAATACTTCATCTATACCTGCATTGACAATTTTTTTTGCACACATTTTGCAAGGAGAAAGCGTCACATACATCTTTTTATATTTTGGGTTGTTGTAGTCTAGTTTAATTAAAGCATTTTCTTCTGCATGTATAAAACCACTGTTACCCATGGACAAAGATTCTCTTTTATTTGATCCTCCTTTTTGATCTCCATTATAACCGATTGACAAAACCTGTGTATTTTCATCATTTACTACAACAGCGCCTACTTTGTATTTTGGGTCTACACTTCTTCTAGCAATCTGCTTAGCAAAATTTGCCCATATTTCATCCCAGGATGGTCTGCTCAATTTCTTCTTCCTTGTCAAAAAGTGTATCAATTATAAAATCACCGGGGAGAACGAATCCTGCTGCTTTTTTATGTCCGCCGCCGCCGTATTTCTTTGAAATTTCTGAAACATCGACTGCTTCATGAAAAGCTCTTAAGCTTACTTTGTTAATATTGTCATTATGATCGTAATACCAGATCATTGCAAAATCGCAATCGGGTGCCAAGCGAGCACCGATTTCAGACATCCAGTGTGATGCATTAACGACTAAAACTTCTTTTCCGTCGAGTTTTCTACTTGCAGCTTTTTCACAAACCTTCTTAACAACAGTTTTTGAATAAGCAAGAATGTAGCTTCCGCGTTTTACAGCATCGTCAAAGACAGAATCATCTTCAAATTTTTCAAATTCTTCAAATTCAAAAGGTATCATATCAAAAGCTGCACTAAATTCTTTTGAATACTCTAGCTCCCATTTCCAAAGATCTCGATCTTGAATATATCTAATAAACTTTGGAGGTTCTTTACCCGGATGAAAAAACTCCCATGAAAGCATTGCACCACTTTTTGTCATATCAAAATGAGTATTTGATATATCATGTAGTTCAACCATCGCAGATTTATGATGATCAATAACAAGAAGTGTATTTGATTTCTTAATCATTTCTTTAGTTACGTCGTTTTTAAACGAAAAATCTAAAATAACAACATTTTTTCCTGTCACGTCTGGTGGTACTTGACCGTGCTTACACGGATAATATTCAGCTCTATTTCCTAAACACTTCCATGCAGAATAAGCAGCTCCAAAACCGTCTGTGCAGTCAGCATGAAAAATTACGCAATTTACACTTGTGGGTTCAATCAATTTTCTCTCCTAAAATACAATTCCAGCGTGATGCTTAAGGCACCTTGCTTCATATATATCATCGCCTCCGACATGAATCAAGCTTGTGTCTCTAAATTCTTCTTTTCGCATAGTATAAGTTGCATCTTGACCACAAACTGTGCAAACAGCTTTGCATTTTTTTACATGCGTTGCATGACTCAAAAGACTTGAAACTTCTTCAAAAGTTGTCAAAGAAGAAGAAAGATCTAGAGTAGATATAATCACGTCTATCCTTTTATTATACAAAAAATACAAACAAGCATTACATACGTCGTCAATCATGAAGGCTTCATCAATGGCGATAACATCAGGCACGTCTTTGTTGCTTAAATATTCTATTATATCTTGGCCGCTATTTACAAGTATGCAAGGTACTTGCATCCCACCGTGAGTCACAATCAAGCCCTCTTTAGTATACCTATTGTCCATAGCGGGCTTGAAGCAAATTACTTCTTTGTTTGCATATTTATATCTTTCAACTTGCTGTAAAAGCTTGGTAGACTTTCCGCTAAACATCGGGCCTACATACATTTTTAATTTAGGAACCATTTTTTTTATAATATCCTCAATATGTTTTGAAACTTTAATTGTTTTTCTTCCATAATCGTCATGTATTCTATTGATGCCTTTTTGTCCTCGTGAAGAGGAAGAGACTTCTAAAATTATTGAATCTTCTATTGCTTCTAGACGATAAGGACACCCAGATTGTACTGAAAAGTGCCATTTTTTCTTTTAAGACAGCTGTTTTTAAGTCACCTATGTCGTTTTTAATAAGCTCTTCATCAGCAAAATATGCTTTAATAGTGCCTAATGCACATATCAAGAGTTCACTCTTGATATCATTATACTTAAAACTGTTGCACTGTCCTTTTTTTTAATGTAATTGTTTTTACAGTAACTTCACCTTGTGAGTTCCAACAAGTTTCTTCTCTCCAAGGTTTGTTGACAGAAGCAGACGATGTTACCCATGCAGATTTCATGTTTCTAGTCAATCTAGTTTCCACCAGTTTATAGTTTTCTCTAATCCTTCCCAGAATGCTACAAGAGGTTTATAGCCTAATTCTGATTCTGCTCGAGATATATCAGCAAGAGTATGCTTTACATCACCTGCTCTTTCTGGAGCATGTTTAACGACTGCATCAAAATTAGCTCTAAAATGGTCTAAGATTTGATTATTAGATACACTCGAACCACATGCAATATTGTAAGCTCGACCTCTAAAAGACATTTTAGAATTTGCTGCTAAGATATTTGCATCAACTGTGTTATCTATATAGCACATATCTCTTGACTGTGTTCCATCACCATCTGACCTTAGAGGAAGACCATTTTTAACAGCGTGACACCAAGCAGCTACAGCAGTTGAATAAGGAGAATCTCCTAACTGACCAGGACCAAATACATTAAAATAACGCAAGCAAACAATATCTAAATTGTATAAGTCAGCAGCTAGCTTTGCATAATCTTCAATTGTAAATTTTTGCCATGCATAAGGTGATTTAGGTAAATTTTTTCCTCTTTCTGACTCATGAGTAGGCATAGACTCAGCGCCGCCGTATACAGATGAAGAAGAAGCCCAAACAACTCGGTCGACATTTCCTGCACAAGCTTCAAATAGTCGAACAGTTGAAAAAACGTTTGTGTAAGTTGTTTCTGCTGGATTTTCTACTGAATATGAAACTCTAGGAATGGCAGCCTGATGGAAAACTACATCATAAAAACCTCGCTGGATATACGCAAGCATATGATCAGAAGCAAAGTCATCTGATATTACTAAAACAAGATCTTTTTCTCTTTGTAATTGTACAGTCGGTGAAGTTACGGCTTGACCTTCTACCCTATTAAGAGATTGATAGTAGGGTTCAAGAAAAGAGCTTGCTGGCAAGACTCGTTTCTTTACGTCTTCTAAAGCTTCTAAGCTTCCTCCAGACATATCATCAACTACATCTACTTGCCATCCTTCATGAACTAATTTTTTTGTTAGATTTGAACCAACGAAACCACAACCGCCTGTTACTAAAGCTCTACGCATATAATTCTCCTTTTCATAACCATTTAATTCTACTTCATGTTAAAAAAAAATATAATATCAATTTACTATGTGACCTGACCCAATTTTTAAATCTATTTTGCACATTTTTATTTCAGAGAACTCAGAAAGCCTAGAAAAAACATCACGAGTTAAAGATTTAATAAAATTCATATCATACTGCAATGTCTGCTTTGTTTCTGAAGACCTTAAATAGAATTCTCCGTATAGAAACTCATTTCTTAGCATAAAGTGGCACAGAGACAAACAGGAATCATCTGTGTATATAAACCGGCGTGACTCATAAGTCTCTTCTCTTCCATATTCATTGGCACCTTCTAATTCATCATTAATTTTCTTTAAGAGTTTTCTTCTGATCTTGTCATAATAGACTTTTTCTTTTTCATAACGTAACATTTCTTCTGACACATCATCAAACATTCCGTCGTCATAATGCACTAAGTTTAGCCCAATTTTTTCTAGACTTTTAGAAGAAGCTGCTGCTATTTTAAAAAAGTCTGCATATTCATGGTAAGACTTTCTTTCAAAATGAGATCGAAGTTGATGAACAATGTAGTTTACCATGATGTCGTCAACTTCTGATTTTATTAGAATTACATTTGGGTAATTCTCAAACTCGACAGCTGCTTCTGAAAAAAGATCATACACTTTTTTAAGAGATGCTAGGTTTTGAATTTCGTCGCCGCGCTTTTGGAACCTTTCAGCAATAACTTGCCAGTCAGGAAGAAGCAGTATCATAATATTATTAAGATTTGAAATTTCTCGCTTCAGAGATTCTACATGAAAATAGTCACTCCTGCCATAAAGGCGAGCATATATAATCATAGATAATGAAGAACGATCTTGAATATTCCAGTAATACCCAGACTTTTCATGTAGTTTTTGATAAAGCGTAGTTTTACCACTTAGGTCAGGACCCTCTAGCGTAATTTGATTTATTGGTGTTCTTCTCATTTTACAAACACTCCGTTAAATTGCTGTGTTACTCTAACAAATGTAGCACATTTACTAAGCTGCTTAAGTGAAGAAGCTCCCACATATGTACATGTAGATCTTAAACCGCCTAGCAAATCTTTTACAGTGTCATCAACACTTCCCTTAAAAGGTACTTCAACTGTTCTACCCTCAGAAGCACGGTACTCAGCTACACCTCCGGAGTGTTTGTTCATAGCGGTGTCTGAAGACATACCATAAAAAGTCACGTACTTCTTGTCTTCGAAGACGGGGTCACCTGTTTCTCCATCATCATAAACTTCTCTTTCAGAAGTCTTAAATCTTTTTGTGATAACTTCGCCGCCGCCCTCGATGTGACCTGCAAACATTCCACCCATCATGACAAAATCTGCTCCTGCTGCAAATGCCTTTGCAACGTCTCCTGGGCAAGTGCACCCACCGTCGGCAATGATGTGGCCGCCCAATCCGTGTGCTGCATCAGCACATTCTATGATTGCCGAAAGCTGCGGGTAGCCCACACCTGTCTTAATTCGCGTAATGCAAACACTTCCTGGTCCAATACCTACTTTCACAATGTCAGCACCTGCAAGAATTAGTTCTTGAGTCATATCAGCAGTGACAACATTACCTGCGATAAGTGTTATGTGTGGATTTCTTTCTTTAAAACGCCTCACAAAATCAACAAAATATTCTGAGTAACCATTTGCTACGTCTATACAAACAAACTCTATGTTTGCTTTAAAAGCATCGACAATGTTTTGAGTTTTTTCTAGATCTGTTAAAGATATTCCTGTGGACAAAATAGTAGTTGATGGAACCAGTTTAGAAAGATTTTCAACGTAGTCATCATACTCGTATGACTTTACTAAGCATGTCATAAGACCGTGTCTGTTTAAGACTCTTGACATCTCAAATGTTCCTACACCATCCATATTGGCAGCAATAATAGGAATTCCTTCCCACGTTGTGCCATTTCTAAATGTATATTTTCTATCAAGGACTACATCTTTTCTACTCTTTGCTTCTGACCGCTTAGGTCGTATTAAAACATCTTTAAAATCTAACTTTAAATCTTCTTCAATTCTCATTTACTTTACCTTTTCTATTCTGTAGTTTTTTTCTAAATCCTTGTGGCATGGTTCCCAAAGAATATGCTCAGTAAGTATCTTATACTTTCTTAACCATTTCTTCTTTCCCTTGCTAACATCTATGACAATTGCATACTTAACATCTTTTTCAGCATCTGGCCCATAATAATAGTAATAAGAAATTACGTCTCCAGGATAAAGATTTTCAAGAACAAAACTTTTATTTTGTGAAAAAGCTTTCTTAGTAATCTTTTTACTTGACAAGTGGGCGGATTTTTGCAGAGTTTGTCGAAGCTCCCCAGTTGGGGTCATTTGAGGCATTGGCTAACCATATTGTATAAGGCTCCATAGAGCTTGGAACTTCTCCCCAGACACGAAGCCAGCCAGAATTGCTTTCTTCATCTGTAATCTTAACACGATAGAAGACCTTTTTATTTTTTGTAGTCTTTTTAATTGTTTCGACAACACAAAACCAAGAGATACCTTTCTCTCCTGGATCCATTTGCAAGACTGATTTTACATTAGCACTTCGAATTTTGGTCATCAGTTCTTCTGGAAATGCCAAGTCATCACGAGTTGCAGAACACATATCTTGATACAACTGAAGTTTTTCGATGCGTGTCCAGTCTTCTGTGCCTGACGTCTGCATAATAAGCTGAGGTAGGATAGGATCAGCATCTTGCTTTTCTGCTTGTTTAAGTGTCATACCAAATTTGCTTTTCTTGAGAGTGTTATAATTTTCAATAATAATATCATGAAGCTGTCGGTGGTTTTGGATTTCACCTTTCCACATTTCCTCAAGAGCATCAAGTGACTCTGTCATACAAAGTGCGGCAAAACCTGTTTTGTTAAGCTTAGAGTGATACCATTTGCCGTTTTCGTCATACAGCATCTGACTAAGAGAAGTATAAGGACGATTTTGAAGAATTTCCTTAACAGCATTCTTGCCTAAACCCTTGATTGATGTAAGAGGTGGAATAAACGACTTCTTGTTTTTAGACCATACCCACTCAAGACCTGACTCGTTAACATCAGGAGTACTAACACTATAGCCCATTGCTTTGATTTCAGAAATTGCCTTTGCCAAGTTTTTAGGATTGCCGTTTTCAGACTGAAGGATTGTAGCAAGCCAGTCAGTCTCATAATATGTGTGAAGCCAAGCTGAATAATATGAACCAATTGCATATGCAACTGCATGGGAAAGGTTAAATCCATATACCGAGAAGAACTCAATTCTTTCCCAAAGTTCTTGGGAAACAGACTCGGGTACTCCATTGATTTCCCAAGAACCTTTTACAAACTTGAGTCTTGCCTCTTCGCGCTCATCACCTTTCTTTCCGATTGTATCAAGTGATTTTTTGACAAGTGTCTTTCTAAGCTTATCAGATTCTCCTGGAGAAAATCCTGCAAGTTTCTGTGCAAGAATCATGAACTGCTCTTGGAAAGTTACATGTCCAAAAGTAGGCCCTAGAACTTCTTTGATAATAGGATGTGCATATTCAATTTGATCTGCTCTTTGTTTGTCATTGACATATTTTTTATGGACGTTAGCTTTCAAAGGGCCTGGGCGATAAATCGCTGTCAAAGCAGCAAGCTCAATAATAGATGTAGGCTTTGCATCCTCACAGAAGCGTCGTGCGCCTTCAGCAGTAAACTGGAAAACGCCAACTTTTCGTCTTTGATGATAAACATGTGCCCAGACCTTTGGGTCGTCCTGTTCAACAAAACGACAGTTTAAGTGCTTGTCAAACCAGTCTCTGATTTCAAGGAATGAAGGAACTTTTCCTGTTTCTCTTGTAAGAATTCTAGAAATACAGTTTTCTACATCTTTAAGGAGCGTCAAACCCAAGAAGTCAAACTTAATAAACCCGTTATCTTCCAAGTTTCTAAAGTTCATTCCTTCTGTCCAAGGAGTTTGCAATTCACCTCGAACACCGATAATAGGCATCGAAGATGCCAAAGCATCTGCTGGTCCGATAATAACTCCACCTGCATGTCGACCAATAGAGCGGTTTTGCATAAATAGCTCTTCGATATGGTCTTTTACCTTTGGATATTTTTCCATAAAGGTTCGATAACCCTTGGAGTACTGCATACAATCTTCATGTTTAAGAACGAACACAGACTTCTCAGTGTTTTCATCACGTGCTTGCGCCATGACTTCGTCTTGAAGCGGCCCAGTCATCTTGTTGACCTCAGCAAAGTCAATTTGATAGAACTTAGCAATGTCTTTAACGAGTGACTTAAGTTTCAGGGTATTGAAATTCGAAACAGGGATTACACTTTCAAAACCGTAAAGTTCACGGGCTGCATTGATAAGCGCATCGCGGTCGCCTGCATCAGAATCAATATCTGGCCAGCTTGTATTGTGTGTCAATACAAAATCGCTTTCTTCATCCTGCGCAACAAAAAAAGTATGGTCATCTTCTACCTCGATATCGATCATACTTTTTGCGTAAGGAATAAACTCAATTTCTTCAATTTCAATTAATTCTTGAGGCAATTTATCTCCTTTAAGAGTAATAGTATATTAACTTTTTTTTATATTTACACTCAAATCTCATAAACAAGTCACTTCAGTGTATAAGTATTGCAAACAAAGTAAGATCATAACAAGAGGTTTTAATGAGTATTCAGTGTCCAGTTTGTAGTAAATGTTTTAAGTCAAGCAGAGGTCTTTCTATACACACTAAAAAAGAACACAATCTAGAAGCTTCTGATATCTTCCTCTTAATTAATCCGGCTGCATCAAGATTATGCAATTGCGGAGAACCACTTAAGTTTATTAGTATGAAAAAAGGTTTTAAAAATTTGTGTGGCAAGTGCAGTAGAAAAAAGGCCTACAAAGAGAACAATCATATTCCCTGGAATAAAGGAAAAACAAAAGAAAACTCAGTTAGTATTAAAAAAGCAAGTGACTCAATGAAAAAATTCTACAAAGAAAGCGGTCACCACGCGTCAGGAAAGACAAAAGAAAATACTGATTATATAAAAGAAAACAGCAAGAAAATCTCACAATCATTGAAAACATTTTATAAAGAAAATTCGCATTGGTCAGTTGGAAAGACTTCTGAGACAAGCGAAGTGATAGCAAAAAGATCTAAAAAGTCTAGTTTGACACAAAAAGGAAAAACTTTATCAAAAGAGCATAAGATCGCGTTATCGAATGCAAAAATTCTAAAAAGTGAAGACGTTGAAGAAAGACTTAGAAAGTATAACTTCAGACTTTTGTCTAAGTACGGCGGCAATCAAGACAGTATTATTATTGAATGTTTAGAATGTAATCATCAAACAAAAAAGACACTTCATTCGATTACGTACGGTAGTAAATGTCATAAATGTTTCCCGCCCTGGGAGGCGTGTGCTAGCAAGTGGCAACTTGAAATTAATGACTTTATAAAAACACTTGGATTTGACATTTTAGTTGATGATAGATTAGCACTGAGTGGTAAGGAAATAGACATACTCGTACCAGAGAAAAACTTTGGCATTGAGTGTGATGGTTTGTACTGGCATAGCGAAGCTTCTGGTAGGTGCAAGCCTAATAAATCTGAACTGAAGCGACAACTTGCAAAGCAAAAAAATATTGAACTTTGGTTTCTATTTCAAGATGAGTGGGAGTTTAAACAAAATATTGTTAAGTCCATGATTGCACACAAGCTGGCTAGTAAAAATATCAAAAAAATTCACGGTAGAAAATGCAAAGTTGAATATTGCATGCCAATTGAACTAAAAGACTTTATCGATAAAACGCATATTGACGGTTACGTTCCGGCAAGCTTTGGAATTAAGATTATACACGAAGATGAAATAGTAGGGGCATGTACGCTTAGATGGAAAAGGAATTCTAAAAGAAAGGTCTTAGAGATCGCTAGAATGTCTTTTGCTTTAAATACACACGTTAACGGAGGAGTATCAAAAATAATCTCTGGGGCAAAAAAAATTGCTAAAGAAAATCATGCCAATTCTCTTTTCACATACTCAGACAATAGAATTGGTGGGTATTGTTACAAATCATTTATGAAGTTTAAAGGCGAAACTGCTAAAAGATTTTGGTGGACAAACTTCAGTGAAAGATTTGATAGATTTAAATTTAAAGCAGACAAAGCTAGAGGTCTAACAGAAAAAGACGTTGCTAAAAAAGCTAACGTCTCTAAGATCTATGGATGTACAAATTCAATTTTTGAAATTATACTTTGATGACTTTCACAATTGCATATTATTTTTTTACACACAATATATACAATCAACTTTCTTACGCAAGATCAAACAATAGAATGTGAATGAAATAGTTATTAGCAAAGAATGGGGAATAAAATAAGAATAACGCAGAAAGAACTTCTACTAATAATTAAAGAAGGATTAATCTTAGCAGGACAAGCAGATTCACGCATCGAATTCTACCTTCACTCTCTTTACTCTTTAGAAAAAGTTCTTTTAATAATCGTAATTTCTTCTTCTTTTTCTAGATTAAGAAAATATGCATCGCTTACCCATTCAATCTCTTCTGGGTTTCCATGTTTCCCACCGCCATACCAATATGTCCAACCAATGTACCCGTTGTATTCCGGGATGTTCACTTTTACGCCAACGCTATAAGATTCATAATGTCGAGAATAGACTGCGAATATTGGTTTGAAAATGACCTTTACGATTTTCGTACATAAACTCATCAAGTGCATCCTCGAAGTCGTCTTCACTAAGACTGACAGTACTCGGATCAATGCGCTTAAGTTTTTCTTCGAAATAACGTACCAAAATTTTTGATGCTTTCATTTTTCCTCTCTTTTCAAGATTTCTTTTAGTTCTATGACGTGATGATTTAAATCTGCAAGATTAAGAATGACATACTTTTCTGACGTTAGTAAACTGTGAATTAACTCAAGTTGAGACACAGCCCACTCTGTTGCATTTCTTGATCCGGGAACAAACCCCAACTTCTCAATTCGACGCTGCAATGAAGGATTCATTATTACCTTTCTTTGTGTTTTTATTTTATGCAATTTTTACCACTCATTTTCCCTTCAATTGGCCGGAAGATCCGGGAACATATTTTTGCCCCTTCTTAACCAGCCCTGTATAAACTATAATTTCGCCCGTTTCAGACTCTTTAATAATGGGTTCAGAATATTCATCCTCATTCATTGCTTTGACCAACGAATAAAGTGGGTGACCTTTTTTAATAGTGATCATTCTTCGCTCTCCTTCTCTTCTAGTCCAGACAAAAGCCTTTCTACTCGTTCTCTTGGTTCTGTTTTTGTAATCTTTTTTCTAAATCTCGAAGAGAAGATAATGCGACTATCACACCTACCGAGAGGTTTTGTGATTGACAGGATCCCCACTCCAAGTTGAATCGAGATCTTATCAAGATCTATCTCTTTTAGAAATTCGTGGATAGGATCGTGGTTCTCTGTAAAGAGTTGATCGTCAATTCTTGCGAAGAGATAATCAATCATTCTGTGTTTAGTTTCTGGCTTATCAAGCGCAAGAAGTTTGTCTAGGTCGATCATTTTATAAATGTAATTTAAATTATTAGGAGTAATTATTACTTAATGTATTTTTTCAACATGATATTATGTGCCTCTTTGTTAAAGAGACTGGCGTAGCAAACTTTATCGAATCCATCCTCGATATCGCATGTTCTCATAGTGAGGAGAAGTTACCCATCCCTCCCAGATGTGATTACATTTATTGCATCGAAGTGTAACATTCATATTATCATCACATGTGTCTGGATTGTGAGCTTCGACAATATTGTCATCATACTGTATTTCTCCACATTTTGGGCATGTATTAAATCTTTCACTCATAGACACTTTCCATTAGAATACTTAATTAGTTTATCACCTTTTAGAAGATGACAAGCCATGACTTCGATCTGTTTTCCACCCCTGTCAATGACCCATCTATGATTAGGTGAACACAAGATTTCTTGTCCTTTGAATTTAATCTTGATAGCCATGTCATGGACAGCTTCTTCTTTGTCAACTACTGGCTTGAATTCACCTGTATGCGTAAGAACCTTTTCTCCAAGCTCAACGTCTTTGATCATCTTCTTGCCGCTTTTAGAGATGATATATGTGGTCGGATCTACACATCTGTGCCTTCCAAGAAATCGTTCCCAAAGAAGGTCATATTTGAGTGGATCGATTTGAGTAATGCCAAGAAGATAGTTGACTAGAGAACCTCCGCCACTTCCTCTGGCGCTTCCGAACAATGTATGATCAGCTGCCTTGTGGAAGACTTCGTTCATAACCAAGAAGTAGTTTTCAAAGCCAAGAAACTTGATATCAGCCAACTCCATTTTGGCGCGTTCAACGTATTCTTCTTTAGTATGAAGACCTTCTTTTACCAAAGCCGTCTTAACTTTTTGCGCCAGCTGCTGAAAAGCCGTCTGATCTGGTTTGTTAAAATCAGGTAGCTTAACACTAGTATCAATCCAACAGTCAGTGCACTTCTCCCAAGCAATGTCATGGGTTCTTTCAATTGAGTCTTTAACGACTTGCTCATATCCTTCATACGTTTCTTTATATTCATCGTAATGCCTTGTAAATTCATCCCACATTTGCTGTGCATTTTTAGGATAGAGTTCACACTTCAAGTCTTCAAATTCAGGAAGTGGCGAAGGATCATTCCCCATCCAGCCTAGCTTTTTATATAGCTCTCTTGCTTCCCATTTATCTGGATTATAATAGTGAGAATCAGGAGTTGCGATAAGATTAATTCCTGTTTCATCAGCATGACGAAGAAGATGATGATTGACAAGATGCTGCTGCTTAAGTCGATTAAACTGCAGCTCAAGATAGAAGTTTTCTTCACCTACAGCATCAACAAAGCGATCAGACAGCTGCATAAGTTCAGCTTGAATTTCGGCGTCCGATTTGCCTAATGCATTTCCGCGCATGATTCGATTAGAGAAGATACCGCCTAAGCAAGCAGTTGAGACGTTGAGGCCTCTGCCGTGTTGCTTGAGAAGATCGAAGTCAATTCGGGGATACCGATAGAATCCCTCTGTGTACGCACGTTTGATCAGAGTAAACAAATTGCCTAAACCTTCACGGTTTTGTGCAGTGATCACCAGGTGATAACGTCGTTTCCATTCGTCTTTTGTAATATCAACAGTCTTGGTTTCATCTTCGTTCTCAATAACGTGACCTGCGTCATCATCTTCTTTAAGTGCCTTTTGCTTTTCAAGTGATCGATCGATTTTTGCCTGATCGTATTCTTCTTTCCAGCCCGAAAGCGAAGGAACAAAATAAAACTCGCAACCGTAAATCTGTCGATACTTGCGACCACTCTTTTGAATCTTGGTTGCATGCTTGTGAGCGTGTGCCAAACCGCTACCGTTTCCGTGATCTGTTAAACCCCAAGCATCCATGCCATTTTCTAGCACGAAATCAATGTGATCCTTAGGGTAACCTAGTCCATCGAATACAGATTATTAGGAGAACCCTGTGTGCCCATGAAGCCCAACGAAACGAGTCGGAGGAGCAATCATAGACACAGGGTTCTCGGAACTCCTTTTTGTCATTATTTACCTTCCCAGTTAATTAAGTTTTTATATTTACTTCTTAGTAGCTGATATATTTTACCATCTACTAACTCAATTTTGCACTCTTTATTTTCTAATTTAAAATTTTGAAACTTTTCAAAAGCTTCACCGAGCCAGCTTCCTTTTATTTCGTAGTACACATTGTCTATTTTAAAATCAGGCGTGTATGTTTTTCCACTTTTAAGAAAAAACGTATCAGGTTCATATTGCCAATTTAAATTTTCATAATTGCATATTCTAGCAAAATTTGCTTCCCAGTTGCTTCTAAAATAGCAGTTTAAGTCTTTTCTAAAATATCCGTTGCCATTTGAATTAAGTTTGCATTTTCCTGTTCGAATTCTTTCGGCTGCAGATTTTGACATTTTCTTTCTTGTCTCTATAGAAAACTTTCTACCTGTAAAAATATCAGAAAATTTTAGTTTTGCTTCACCGGTCTTCATCCAATGATCAGTTCCATATTTTTGGAGACATGTTTCTTTAGACTTTCTTTTAAAATCACCAGAAGCCCAAGCATTTTTCATTATCTTTGAAAGTTTTTCTTTATGTTCTTTAGTATTAGGGTTCCATCCATCTTCATACTTCTTTTTTAATGTTTCAGATAATTTTTTATTTTGTTCTTCAGTTCTCGTATAAGAACCTTTGTTTTTTCTTGTTGAAACCATTTTTTTGCGAACACATTCAGCGCATGTATCAACTAATTTTTTCTTAGACGTATCTTGAAAAACTTGATTGCAAATTTTGCATGTTTTGCATGTTTTTTCAAGTGGTTCGTGCTTTGTGTATCTAGTCTTGTTTCTAAGCTTGTAACTACATTTTTTGGAACATGTTTTTTTCGATCTTTTCTTGTATAGTATTTCGAATTCAGACTCACATATTACACATTTGTTTTTGACATAATTTGGCATATTTTCTCCGAGCTTAACTAATATTAGGTATTCACGAAGATACTAAATAACCTGTGTGGCCGTGAAGACCTACGAAGCGAGTTGGCGCTTTAATGTCAAAAATACTCATTATACTCCTAAAAATAAAACCTCACACTTATTATAAAATGTGAGGCTTAAGTTTACACTCTGTAAATTTTTAATAAAAGTCTGTCAAGTCCACACCTTTGTCTTTTGCCTCATCAAGGTGGACAAGTGGGTCATAACCTTCGCTTTCTCTAATTTCTCTAATTGTTCTACGAATACCTTCTTCAAGAGAGATTTTTGGTTCCCAGCCAGAGATTGCCCTGAACTTTCTTGAAGATAAACGGTGATTACCCAGATAATCAGTTTCTGGGTGCCAAGTCAATACATTTGAAGAAACGCCTAGTTCTTCCTCCAGCATGTTAGAAAGTAGAGTCATGATTTCGCCAGTATTCATAGGCGTTTCAGCGGACACATTCCAGTCATCATTCCACAGCTTCATCTTAATAGCAGTTAAGACTGCGTCGCAGTAATCATCAACATGCATGTAATCTTTTATCTTTTCTTTATCTAAGAACATGTCAATATCACTGCGGTTATTTAAACTGCCATACACAGTCTTTGCGATAAGAGAGTTCATGTCGCCATCGCCGCCGTAAGCAAAGAGAGGACGCACAATCATCCATCGGTTTCCTGACTGGCTTTTAACAATATCTTCAGCACATAACTTTTGGCATCCGTAAAGAGTTGTTGGGCCCGTAATAGAAGTCTCTGTTATATCAACTTCTTGATACTTGGCGACGTCATAGATGACAGTTGTGCCCATATAGCAAACAGGAATCCCCATGCCTTTAGCTGCACGACAAATATTGTAAGTACCAGCAACATTGGTTAATGTTGCTTCACTTGCGTTAAGTGCGACCACATCAGTTCCAACGACAGCAGCATTGTGTATTACAACATCAACTTTGGTACGATAAAAAAACTCTTTCCAGGTATAAATATCATTTTGGTGAACACAAAGCTCACCGGGTTTATGAAAAATTAGATTGATTTCATTTGGTGTTTTAAATTCTGCATTTGAAGATACGTGATTAAATCCAAACTCTTGTAATTTTTTGACAAGGTTTCTTCCGATAAACCCTTTTTCGCCTGTAATAAAAACATTCATATTTACTCCTTAAAGTTTTATTATATGAATGTTTTTTATATTTTACAATTTCAATCTTCTTTTAAGGAACTACGAAGCTCATCTGTCATAATTGAGTCTAACGCTGTCTTTAAGGCTTCTTCAAATGCTTCTGGATCATCAGGACCTTTTGCATAGGCATCTATTAGATTTATAGGTGCTCTAAAAGCTCCGGCCTTTCTTGGGTTGTCTTTTACATAAATGGCAGCTTCTTGCTGTCCTTCCATATCTTTTCTAATTATTTCAGCATCATTTGAAAACCAATCTAAAACTCTTTTTTTTGCATTTGTGGCAAATATTGGCCAATTATCAAAGATATTTTTTTGATTTGGATTTAAAAATTCTCTGTATTCTTCCATTGTCATATCTAAAACATTTTGTCTGGCAGAAACTTCTGTACCTCCTGCTTCTAAATTATTTGTATTAATAGACGGGGGAGGATCCATTGTAAAAAGCTTTCCTATTGTTTTTGGCTCTGGGCCAGAAATAACTCTGTATTTATTGCCTTCCTTGTTGTATGTAAAAGGATCGCCATTTCCATTTGTTAACTCGCCTACTGTGTATAGTTTTTCAGAAGCTCCTGCTTTTGAATCTTTCCATATGTATTGTGGTTTTGTTTTATACTTAGAAGTAACGCTCAAAGCCTTTATAAGTTTTTTAGTATCTTCTAGAGTAACCATAATTGCTTCTGGGTACTGTCTTGTTGGCATCATTCCTTTAACTGCTATGGTTCCTTGTCTGGTTGTTGCTATTGCTTCTAAAATTATCTGCCTAAGTATTTTTCTTTTTATACGCATAAAAGACTCTCCTAAATAAAAATCTCCTCAAGATAATTATCTTGAGGAGAAAGTTATTTCATAACTTAGTTTTAAGTTATTCTATTTTACCTTGATAACGTCTTTCAAGAATTGTGTTTCCTTCATCAATGCAACGCTGAAGATATACTTGTAAATCTTCTAGCGATGTACATACAGCTTCGCCGCTTGCAGCAAGCATTAGATTAAACTGTGCACCTGGAGGCAATCCTGCACAGAAGTAGACAATAGGCTTTCCTAGCTTGTGGAAATAACCTGCTTCAAAGATGCTTCCCATATCCTTGTTTCGTGTGTTGCAGAGCATCCAGTCACATTCTTCCATACCTCGAATATTTCCATTAAAGACTTCATCTTGAAAATTGACAGTAGAATCAGGTGAACAAAGATTTTCGTCTTTTGGTGAAAAGTAACCAAGATTAAGAGAATCTAGTGTAGTTTTAATATTTTCAAGTTCTTCAAGCCACTCAGGTGAAAACCAGCCGCTTGCAATGTAACATCTATTCATAGTCATCAGTTTCTCCCCATAAAGGTATTGTAGTTGTTGCGCATCTCATCAATTTCTTCCATTGATGAATTCCAAAGTTGTTCAAAAACAGTAGTCGTACCAGGGTTGTTTGTGCCGTTAATTTCTTCACGACGTGCCTGGTAAATTGTGTCATCTGGATGAAACTCAAAGATATCATTCTTAGGTTCGGGCCAGTAAAGGTTTGTGCCTCGTGAAGTAAGCTCATCACCTACCTGAACTCGGAATGTCTTGACATAATGCATGTCAGGTTTATTAAAGTCAATAGCAGTAGAAGCTTCTGGCAAAACACGAATTAGTTCACGTGCCATGTAAGCTGCAAGAATATTATCAGCAGCTGGCTGAATCTGTCGGTCTTGTCGCTGACGAATAAACCCAAGTAAATCCTTAAGATTCATACGCATAAGATAAAAAGAAGTTAAGCATTTTGGAAGAATCATGCGTGCATCCATCATTGATACGTCTTTTGAGTCAGTCATATCAGCATAGAGCTGCTTTGAATCACGTACAATTTGCATGTAACGCTCAAGAAACTCAGGTGAGTTTTCTACAGCTTCTGGAATAACAGCATCATCATTGCGAAGATCACGATCTCCGGTACACTGTGCAGCAAAAGAACCAGCGCGGTGGCGTATGATATGTGTTACTTCCTGAAAAGAAAGTCCGCTTAGCTTAAATGTGAAACCAAGACACTCCATTGGAGTTGGAAGTGCTCTAAAATTTAGAACATCCTCAAGATTCTGTGAAAGTTCTCGCATTGAAGTTGTTGATGGATTAGTCTCATCATGATGATCAGCCCAAGTTGCCTTTACATACTGCCATGCAACATTAAGAGCTTGTGATCGTGTTGGGTGGTCCACTAGTTCAACATTAAGTGCATGCAAGTTATTTGCAAAAGTTGTCTTTGGTGCTTGACCAAATTTTAGTTCCATTGGAAGATTAACAGGTACTAGATTTTTATTAACTGGCATTATTTTCCTCACTTAGTAGTTCGTTAAAGTTATTGTAGAAAGTGATATTTTCGCTTTCAATACTCTTATTATAACTCTTTAATGGTACTTTTACACTTATACCATGCCCTGCGTATTCCATAGCATGTTTAGGAGAATCATCAATTGCAAAAGCAATAGCCCCTGAGTCGTAGTACTCTGAATTCATGCACCATCTTAATTTTTCAGGTGAAAAATCAACTCTATCAAAAGGAATATTGCTTAATCCCAACCAGTAATAAGTGTCATAAAAGATTTTTAATTCTTCTTTTGGACGAGCTGTCAAAAGCTGAATCCAGTATCCTTTTGACTTCATTTCTTTGAGATACACGTCAGCATCTTCGACAAGCGGAAGCGTTCTAAAACTTCTTGTATTAACAAAAGAGTCAAATACTTTTTCTGGATTAAGATTTCCATTTTCTAGAATTTCATTGACAAAAAAGTATTGCTCACTTTCAATATCAGCATCTAATGAATATGTTTCTTTTAAGAAATTAGCAAAAGTAGATCTGAATTCTACAAGAACATCATCGATATCTACAATAATAACAGGTTGGCCTTCCCATTTTTTTGTATTAATTTTATGATCGACATCAAGAAAAATATCTTTTTCTAGAAAGGCTGTTGCGACATCCTGTGGGTTTACATTCCAAAGATTAAGTATAGACATGACATATCTTAATACGTCAATAGAAGAATACACTAGATCATCTTCGTGAGGCACGTCATTTGTAGCTCTCATTTTTTCGATCATTTTATTAATAGAATTATATGAGTTGAGTGCCAAGTCTCTACTGATATTACGTTTTTCTTCTTCGGATAATGAGTCACCAAACTTTTTATTATTATAATCAGCTTGTGACTTTATCATTTTGACAAAATTCACTAATAACCTTCCTTTAGTCTATTCATGATAACTTCATGTTTCTTTTCATAAGCTTCGCTCAAGTCTTTATCATTAAATCCTGATACAATCAGAAGAGAGAAGAAATAATTTAAGGCATCTACTATTTCTTCAAGAAACTCTTCTCTATCAGGAGCCTCATTAAACTCTGTCATTCTGTGAGGCTTCCAGTTTTTAAGGTGCTGAAGTGCTTCAAACATTTCTTCGACGCCTCTCAGGGCTAGATCTCTACAAAATTGCTGGGATTCTTTTTGACGAAGATCAAGAGGAAGTCTTTCTGGGTAAGAACCAGAATGATATTCTTTCATTTCATCTATAAACTGCTGTCTAAGCAGAAACATTTTTGTGAGATTGCAACTCATATTAGAGCTCTGTGCCCTGTGACTGTATGCTAGCTGCTTCTTGTAGCATTCTCTGAACATTATCGCTGGCTTGCTGCGCGTAGTCTTCATCTAGCTCAAGTGTGCCTTCGTTGTCTACTAGTCTTATCATTCTCATATTGTCAACAACGTCTGTTCCTGTCAAAATTGCTATCTGCACAAGCTGTGCTATGTGTCCAATTACTGTATCGCTAAGTGTCATGTTTTTCTCCTATTTTTGAACTTCTGGTACCCAATGAGTTGTTCTGCCATCAGGTGTTGCAGTTTTTATCACATTATTATTATAAGGGTCAACCTTTTGATTGTACACTAAAAATCTACTAGAATATGTACCTTTTGAACCATCAGCGCCGTAAAAGCTTTTAATAGTTGCACCGCCATTTTGATATGATGTCCTAATCACAGACTGAATGTTGTCTCTGATGTCAGTTATCTCTTTTTCTGTCAAAGAGTTTACTGTTCGCAAAGGTGATACCTTAGAAAGCCAAAGAACTTCTGCCTTAATGTAGTTTCCTACGCCGGCGATAGTTTTCTGGTTCATTAGTGCTTCACATATTGTTTTTTCGCCTTTCTTGTTTTTCTTAAAAAGCCGAGTTCTGAATTGATCGATTGGAATATCATGCGTTAGCGGATCAGGTCCAAGTTCAAGTAATTTTTTCTCAGTTTCTTCAAAGGTCATTGCAAACGTAAGTGTTCCAAAGTTTCTAGTGTCTGTATACCAAATAGAAGAACCGTCTTCAAAATCAAAACGAACACGCGAATGTTTTTGTGGGTTAAAAGACCAATACCCTGTCATGCCCAGTGTGTTCCAAATAAAACAGTGCTTACCTACTCGTTCTCCAAACATTCCGTAGATAAACTTTCCTTTAGTTGACCAGCCAGTACAATGAATCGGCATCATTGACTTAAATTTCTCAAATCCGGGTGGCGTTTTTTTAGTGTATCTTCCAGAAAGAATCTCTACGTTATAGACTTTTTTACCACGCATAAACTCATCAATTGATCTTGCAGTTGCTGCGCACTCAGGACCTTCTGGCAATGTAACCTCACTTTAAGACTTTAAAATTTATCTTATTGTGATTTTATCCTTTTCCTTATATAATTTACAGGCCTTGTGCCAGGTTTGCGCTTAATTCTTTTTACTTTTTCAACTACTTCTTCAATTACTTCTTTGTCAAAGATGTATCCAATTGACTTAAGATAATTTTCTAAAATAGTTCCGCGCTTATCTTCTGGCATTGTTTCCCACTGATATGGGAAAGTTGCCTTCTTTTTTCCTATTTCTTCGCTTAGAATTTTTACTTTAGGTCCAACATGCTCTTGAACCTTGTCATCTGGTACTTCTAAATCCAATTCATTTGCTACATATAATAACTCTGAAAAGTCGTCTGATGCGTATGCGTCTACAGCAATGTTATAAAATTTTAAAAGCTTTGTAGCAATCTGAGGTATTGGGATTGCTGACGTTTTATCTGGATGCGTCAATAAAACAATTTCTCTATATAACTTCTTTGCCCATTTTTCTTTTTTAGCAGCGGATACCGTTTCTTCTTCAATATCTTCTTTTAAAGCTTCAGCTTTTGCTTTTTCTGCTGCTTCTTCTATACTTGGAGGTTTATTAAAAAATTGTTCTTCAAATTTTTCAACTTGCCCATCTATTTTTTTTGAAAGTTTTCCTTTAAGCTCGTTCAAACAGTAGCCAAGATCTACTAAACCTTTTTTGCAAAGCTCTTCGACATCTTCTTTTTCTTCTGTAAGAAACTTAAACTCGATAAGAATTATTTTGCTACTTTTTTGTGAGCTCATTTTTGAGATTCTTTGCAACAAAAACAGGCCATGCTAAAGAAAGAAAAATTGTCTTCAAAGGATTATCTTGATCCTCCTTTAACTTATTTTTTCTTCTTGGAGACGACATGGCCTTGATTATTTCTGCTGTATTCTTTTTTAAACTTGCTTGCATGCTCCAGAAAATTAAGCTTAAAGAAATGTATTGCATTACAAATATAAAAATATTATATTTGTTTAAAAATAAGATTTCAATAATTTGATTCATTGATTACCTCTTGCAAGTGAATTAATCAACTCCATAATTTGTTTATCTGACAATTTTTGTGAGTTCGGCGGAGGCTCTGCTTTTACTGGTGAAATTGATTCATTTTTTATATTTTTCTGTATCTGTTTCTTTTTACTATTTACTTTGACTTGTGAAACAGAAGCTGCAGCCTGTACTCTTGGTTTTGCTACAACTTTTGACTCGGCAATGACTTCAACACTTTTTTCTAAGTAAGCTTTCATTGAAAGAGGTCTAAAATATTTATCTTCTACAATTACTTCTAGATTAAGGTCACATTCTCCTTCTTTAAAAATGTGTTTAAGTGCTGGAATTGTGACAGATACTTCATCGTTCTGGAAATAGTTTGGTTCGAACATTAGAGTCATATCATCTTTCTCAACTAAAAGTCTGCACTTCGCAGGTGAGTTTGTTGTTCCTTCGACTGTAAGTGCGAATGTAATTTCATTTTCTTCGTCAAGTAAAAGATTAATCTTTGACATTTATTTTCCTCTTTGCAGTTATTTTGAGATCCTTTTTTACTTCAACATTTTTGTGTGAGGCAGTCACTTTAAAGTTTTCTGTTTTTTTATGTTCGACGTAAACATTTTTAACTTCAACTGCTGGGCGCTTTGTTCTCTTCCAAATTAGTTCTTTTGCATAGGACTTCTTAATATTTATGTTGTTCTCTAAGAATATTCTACTCAATTTATTAGATATGGGATTTAGTATTTCTCTGCCGTTGTTAGTCATAATCATTGCTGATATTTTAAATCTTTCTTCGTATTCACTTATCAGCTTTTTATACGCAGCTCGGCCGCCGCGTAATACTCTAGCAGCTTTTACAATTAAAGGGGTAAATCCACCCGTAACAAGTCTTGGGCTAGGGCCCATTCCAAGCATAATTAAAGGAACAGGAGAACCAACTCCAAAGCCAGCCAACTTATCCTCTCACGCGTTCAAAAACTTCTGTAAAGGACGGGCTTTCGTTTCTATCGAGAAGAGAATAACGAGCCAGTTCAGTTACACCGTCTTCTTCGTAAAAAACCATTTCTTTTGTATCAGCCATGATTTTCCATCTTCCGACAGTCATATGCCTAACCATTTTCTGGTCTAGTGTAACAGTTTCTATTGCGCTGACACCCGGGTGCTCTGTAGAAGTCCATACGATAGACCCGCTAAATTGGTGACTTAGGTCAAACTCTACTCCGTAACAGCCCGTACTTGATCCTACTTCGTAAACTCCAGTGTTCGATGCTGTTGTATATGCAACTCCTTTGGTGTCAAAAAGTTGATATCTTATTGAGCCAGAGATTCCTGAGAGAGAAGATCCAAAATTTACATTTTGATTAATTTTCATGATACTTGCGAGACCTTATGACATTTATTGGTCTTTCTCCTGCTCTTGTTCTAGATCTAAGTTTTTTTTAGAATTTGATTCTAGCGATGCTGCATTGAGCTCTTTAAATCGCTTAAGATCTTCTTCCATTTTTAATAAATTTTTGCTATGATTATTGATGCTTAGCTCGTAAACCAAAGAGTCACGAAGTTTTAAAATTGTAGCATGCATGCTTTTTAGTCTATCATCAGTATTGCCAGCGGCTGACTCTTGCAAAGATAAATCAATAAACATTTTGAGCCTTGCAATAAGTTCGTATAACTCTTCTTGCGTTTTTAATTTAAAATAATCTTTATACTTTTGTTCTAAAGACATGTCAACCTCCTATTTTAATTTAATTATATCTTTGAAATTGCTCTTATAAAACAAATGCCCCTCGTGAATTGCTTCACGAGGGGCAAGATTAAATTAAATTAATCTATTAGCGAACGATGACTGAAAGAACGTCGTCAACTTCGATGTCAAACTGGAAAACCAACTTGTCATTGTCACCATCGTAAGCATAGTCGGCAGTCTTTCTAAGCAACTGACCATTGACGAATACGTCAATTCTAGAATCAGCGCTGGCGATGCTATGATCGAAGCTTGCGTTGACCTGAATTGGTGTACCGCTGGACTGTGCACCCGGCTCGAAGACGTACTTGGCGAAGGTTGTAGCTGTGCTCTTGAGCTCGTTGAGCGCGCCCATGATGTCTGTTGCTGTGAAACCTACGAGGTCGTCTGTACCCAAGCTGATGCTCTTTCCGTTATCGTATTCAAACTTAATTGAATCACCGGCGAGAGAAGCGTGAAGTACGAGACCGCCAGCATCAGAATCAACATAGTTATCTGCACCGTCGAGCTGTAGTCTATCAAATTGAACTGTTGCTGAAGATCTTATATCCTGAGCTAGATCAAGATGAGCCTTGAAACCATCTTGGGTGAGTTCGAGACCGACGTCAGCTTCGATTGAAACAAACTCATCCCAAGCTGCTGGTACAACAGCTCCGTCAGCACCGACCTTGTAAGCCTTGCCGGCATCGGCGCTGAAATCAGCAAGCTTAACACTGTCAGCAGAGATATCAGCAAAGGTAACGTTGTCAGTTGTACCGACAGGCTGGCCAATTGAAGCAGTGAAAGCGCTGATTGTGACACCAGTACCAGCAACGTAAGGTGTGGCATCAATCTGACCATTAGCAACTGAATCGATACCGGCGCCAGCGCTAAGGTATCCACCGAATTGAGCAGCAGAGATTTCAACAAGGTTACCGCTAGCATCAGCCCAGACAATAGCTTCGCTAAGGTCAAGTGCTTGAAGTGTATCAGCAGCAAGTTTGTCTGAAGCAATCCACTTGGTGTCAGCAGCATTCCAACGGATGTTTTCACCAGCATCTTCGTCGCCAAGATAAATACCGGCACCATCAACAAGAGAACCTGAGGAGATGACGATTTTTGCATCAGAAACAAGAAGGTTAGTGGTGTTAACATAAGTTAATGAACCATTAACTCTGAAGTCTCCAGTAACAGTAAGGTCACCAGTAATGGTGGCATCTTCTGCAACTGACAAATCACCGCGAATTTGAGTGTCAGCTGAACCACCAGCTGCACCGAGTGCAACAGCGCCAGCAACATCAAGTGAGCTGTTAAGATCAGCAGCACCTTCTACCTGAAGAGCACCGTCCATTGCAAGTGTACCGTCTGCACCGAGATTCATACCGGTTGAGCCGAAGCCTCCGCCGACTAGAACTTTGAGACCGTCCCACTTAAGGTCGGCAGAACCTTCAACGGCACCACCAGTTCCGGCAAACATAACGTGCTTTGCAGATATGTCAGAAATAATAGCAGAAGCAAGTGTTGCTTCGCCATCTACGTTGAGAGTGCTTCTTAAGTCAGCAGCGCCCTCAGCTGTAAATGTTCCTGAGCCGTGAAGGTGAACAGAAACAATGGCACCTTGATCTACCTGGAGACCGTTTGCCATATGAATATCTTGTGAAAACAGACCAGCTTCCTGCGAGTGGTAAGCGGATCCACCGTGGAGACGCTTAATACCGGATGCAAGGTGATCCATTACATCCTGAAGTGATTCTGCATCAAGTGATGCAACGTGATTTTCTGCTGAAGATAGAGACCCAGTAAGGGCGTCTAATCTCATTTGTGTACGAGCCATAATATACTCCTTTGTTTAATTAATTGGCTTTAGACTTCTACGCTAACTTAACAAAGGACATAAACTTAACTCAAAATTAAATATGCCTTTCAAATCGTTTTTTCAAGATTTAAACAAAATATTTTTTAAATTTTTTATGTGCGAATCAAATTTTGCTGCTTCACTGTTTGCAAATTCAATAACGTATCTAAAACAGTTATTTTCTGTATCTTCAAATACAAAACTAAACTTGCCTCCTTTTTCTACTTTTGCATCTACAAGCTTTTTACCTTTCATCATTAAAAAAGCTGCAATCGCCAAATCTGACGTTTTAAAAACATTGTCCATATATTGATCCTTAGAGTTTTTGTTGCATTAACTAAAACTTTAACACGAACGTACTTACACGTACTAAATATCGAGAAAGAATCGTTAAATCTAGAATTAAATTATTTTTTCGTAAATAGACAAAAGTACGCTTCGTTCTTCAGGAATAGATGAAGAATGAAAGAAAATATTGCTGCCTGACACCCAATAGTCATAAAAATCTAAACCAAGATAATCAGGAGTCTGCAATTGACCATTGACAAATATAGATACACTGCCTGTACTAAAAGGCGTATTTTTTAAAGAAAACTGTGTATTTATTCCATCAACAGTCCCGTTTAAGACTTCGTTAAAAACAGTTTCTTTTGTTAAACTTATTACGACATTTTGACTTGATCCTGAGTCTATTATTTTTATTCCGTTAGATCCTGTCAAAACTCTATGATGAGGCAAAGAACCTGTTGCAGAAAGAACAACATACTGACCGTTAATATCAGCTGCATTTAAAAAAGTCGAATATTGCTGTTTATTAATAATTGTATCAATAATATCATCTGCAAAAACCTGAAAAGAAAAGACTAAATGATCAGATCCACTAATGAAATAGTCTCTTTCAGCGTTTGTCACCTGAGTCAAAGATCCGGTATGTAAAAGCTGTCCATTATAAACAATGTCTATTCTTTCATCATCATATCCTACTTCATTAAAAGAAGATGAAATAACTCTTACAGGTGTTCCTGCTAATATCGAACCTGTCATAAAAAAAGTTAATTTTTTTCTTGAGCTTTCAAAAGCAGGAGCAGACACCACAACTGTGTTTGATGTCTTTTGTATTTCTACACCTGCACCCGCTACAAGTAATTTTCCTCCGGGTACGTTTGGAGAGTTTGCTGTTAAAACAACTTCATCAGTTGCAGATAGAGATCCTCCGGCGCCGCCAGAGCTAACAACATCCCCGGCCATTTTGCCAACATAAGCAAAGGCTCTAGCAAAAGAAGGTATCTTTGAAGGGTTATAGTCTTGGACAAAGAGCATTCCATTATAATAGTCTACGTTCCAGTCAATATTATCAAGCAAAGGTATTTCACTACCAACTCCACCGTTTCCATCATCTTTGTAGATCTTTACGATATAAGGATTGGGCGCATCTTGAGAAAAATAGGGTGGAACAATCTGAAGTCTACCCAAAGTTTCATGGACAATTTTTGAATTGTTAAATGTTCCAAGCCCTGCTTTGTCATTATCAGTATTTTCCTCATAATCTGCAGGTAAAACAAACTTATAAGCGTGCGGGCCTGCAGTTTGAGAT